TCATTTCATGAGGTGTTCTACGCATTGAACCAGTAACATCAAGAGCAATGATAATCGGAGTAGTCTCTGGGTGTTCACTGCTATCCCTACTCTCTCTAACACCAGTATCAACCATTTCAGGTTTAATCTGAGTGTTATAAGTTCTTGCATCTACATTAGACAATTTAATGTCGGATTTAGCTGATAGAGAATGATTAGTGAAGACAGCATCGGCTGACTTAGTTGCATATCCTCTATCACTAGCTAAGCTTGCATAAACTGCAAAAGAATAACTTCCACTTCCCATAGATTAATTCAATTTAGCATCGTCTTCTAGCACTGCTGCTACGTTAATTTGTTCCTCAGTTTCGTCAGCTGGAAATTCTTCTCCGTCAACTTTAAGAGCCAAAGCATACTCAATGTTAGCAACTCTTAGGTCACGTTCCAATTGATGTCTTTTAGCTACCCAAGCCTTCGGGTCAAAGCCGTTACCAACCTCTAACGAAGTAGTGGACTTTACAGATAGGTCTCTGTGTTTGTTCAACTCATTCTTGATACGAAGAACCTTCATTTTACATTCCTGAATGAAACGTTCCTCTTCAATTTTAGTCATTTCATACAAGTTCTGTGCCCTTGCATCTAACACACTCTGACCACTTCTTCTCAATCCGTCTTTAAAGCTATTCATAAATCATTTTACATAAAACATTTGCAAATGCTAATCTTTGTAATACTAACTGAGAATCTTGTTGTTTAGAAAGAATAAGTCCCACTGTTATTACTAACAATAGGACTATTTGAGCCTCTACTCGGATTCGAACCGAGGTTTCAAGATTACAAATCTAGCGTTCTAGACCAACTGAACTATAGAGGCAAATTAGCGTACATACTTAGATGTACGCTCAGAAGACTAGCCTGTTTCTAATACATCCTACCACTAGACGACTATACCCATCAGGACTTTGGCGGTATAGGTAGGGATTCGAACCCTACGTCTTTCATTTACCGATTGAATTTTTAGAATTTTGGTTTGCTGTGAGTCTTCTTGTAATAAGTGATTTTTACTATGTTTAGCCGAGAACGTGGGATTCGAACCCCTACCTCCGTGACAGGGAGGCGTGCTAACCATTACACTACGCCCTCGATTTGTACTCCCAACGGGATTCGAACCCGTATTTTCGGCTTGAGAGACCGATTACCTAACCATTAGTAGATAGGAGCATTTAACTGTTCTAACTCCCCGTCGGAATTTAACTAGTATTATAAGAACAGTTAAGGTGGGTGCTAGCCGTTCCTATCCCACCATTGTGTACTACGTTGCTAGCCAACGTGTGAACTCCTCTCCTCTGTTCGTTCACAGTGTAGCCTAACTATCCTATTAAGGATTAAGGAGGACTACAAGGTACTGGGTAGGGGAATCGAACCCCTATATTCACATCGAAAGTGTGACGAACTAGCCGTTATTCGAACCCAGCATTTAAATCAATTTAAATTCTAAGTATTTGTCACCACTTCTGTCTGCCTCGACTACTTTATATCCATAGCCTTGATACAGAGCCTTAGCAGCTTCTACCCAGTTACTTCCCATAATGACTTCAATGGGATAATTAGTAACCAAGCCAACAAATGCTAGAATATCATTTACACGAATAGTACTACAACTACCATTCCAATTCTTCCTTATAAGCTGATTGATTACAGCTACCACTACATTAGGAACTGTAGTCTTTTGTTCCAATGTTTTAGGATTCAACGGTTGAACTTCATTCATAACATAGAGTTTTTAAGTTATAATAAAAGCTCCAAACATTCGCGGAGAGCAGTGGAATCGAACCACATACACTTTCATGTACGAAACTACTTAGCAGGTAGCCCCTATCACCATCAAGGTTTACTCTCCATTCAGAGTTTCTTTACCCTGTAACTCTGTAAAACAGCAGAAGGTCATTGTGATGTTAAAAGCCTGTGTCCTACCACTAGACGAAACCCAAATAATGGCGCTAAGGGATTTGAACCACCTGTCTCAGGCTGGGATTATTAACAAAGTAGACAATTTGCTGATAACCTTCTTATAGATAACTAATCGCTTGTGGGGCAGGGAGGAATTGAACCTCCAACGCCAGGTTCTTCAGACCTGCGCTCTACCATTGAGCTACTGCCCCATTTGAAGGATTATTTTTACGTGTAGTCCTTCTAAATCACGTTAAGGCAATAGTAAACAAACAGGAAGATTTTATTTTAAAACCTACTGCCATAAGGGTGTTTAGTGGTAGTCGAAACCACATCTACTGAACCACAATCAGTTATTCTAACCGTTGAACTATAAACACCATGTTAGACCTACACTCGTACCCACTTCCATTTATGATTAGTGATGCATCACCAATAAGGTACGACCTCATCCACATAAGGCACTACCCCTACCACAACCTCGGTCTAGATTTTATTATAAAAAGACTAACTACTTAGCTATCCATACTTAGAACCACTTCCCCATTTTAACCTTTAGGTGTATGGAATTGGGTACTTGAGTTTAGTTAGTCTTTAAAGGACACCAATTAGGAATTGCTACTTTCTCGTAGGGTCTTAACATATCCTCAATCACCTTATCCCCCGTCTCTTTACATAGAGCTTTCTCATCATCGTCATTAAACCAGTCATCAGGGTCTGGGTCAGGAACAATCCTGCAATTAGGACATTCTCTGCACTGTGTAATCTTCTTTTTAAATTCAACCATAAAATTTTAGTTTTAGTACCCCAACTAGGAATCGAACCTAAATCCTCGGTTTAGAAGACCGATGCTCTATCCGTTGAGCTATTGGGGCATCATCAGAAGTCATTTGTTTGCATATACTGTGCTATCCGTTACACCACAACCTATGAAGTACTAATAATTTGGGAGGTTGCTGGGAGTCGAACCCAGTCCAGTCGAACCATAATCGAATTGCTAATGTTGTTGCTGTAAGACTTCTTATAAATTAAATAACTTAAAACATTTCTATTTCAAGTCTAGTAATATACTTCTGGCGTAACTTGCATTTGCGCCATTGTTTGTTCCTGTGTGTTGTCCACTTCTCTAATTGTTTCCATATTGCTTCTTTCAGTTAAAGGGCTAAGGAAAGTCCAATCAAATACTATATCTACTATAATTGATTCTATCATGTTATTTTAATGCTTTAAAGTCATCCCAATGTTGTAATACAATCAGACAAAGATTATATCTTGCTGATAGTTCTCTTATAAATGCCTTCTTCATTTTACGAGGCATCTTCTTAAAGTGCCCATTCATTATGAGGGATTCAAGATACTGAAATCTCTTTAATAATGTCTGGTTGTTATCATCAGTAAAGCCATCTTGGATAGCTTTAACTACAGCGTGTTCCTTGTAGAAACAGGCTAATGCTCTGTCCCATAATAGGGACATCTTGTGTTTACTAATCTTGTTAACTGCTCTAAATCTTTCTTTCATAATACTTTGTTTATTAATAGTGAGGAGGCTGTAGGAGTCGAACCCACTCAACGGATGATTACGTTGCCTGAGATTTCAAGTCTCGCCCATTACCGTTCTGGCAAACCTCCATAAGTTGTGATTTACATATCCTTCAGCGTCATAGGAACTTACTCCTTTGTAATAGGGAAAGTTCCAGTAGGGTAAGCGTAAGAGTTTGCACTCTTCTCTAAATACCACTTAACAGCCTTCTTAATTAGTCTAATTGCTTTCATAATTAATAAGAGTTACTGAATAAATATGTTAATCTTGTTAGTTAAATAAACCTATCCATCTCCCCATATAGGGCTAAGGATAGGTTTAACAGAGGGCATGGGTTTTACATTTAATGTCTTTCATTCTCCCAATTTAGAATGATTAGACACTATACTTTAACCTAGTATAGTCAGGGCTAATTCTCATAGCTTAGTACATTTACTTCGAGCGTCCTACTCTAGTCTTGCCTGCACCCTTACGGGATTACTTCGGAGACAGTCATTGAATTTAATAATTAGTTGTATCAGACTTTGCTGTATGTCCTCTTACAGTAGTTGAAAAGGAGGTGTTATGAGCACCTTATATAAATTTATTTATATCTAATAGTCCTTCATGTACTTCTCCATGACAATTTGCACATAGTAAAACACACTTATCAAGCTCAGGTTTTAATTTTTCAAAGGATTTAGTAGTACCACTAATCCCAAAGTCCTTCTGGGTAGGGTCTAAATGATGAAATTGTAAAGCTCTAATAGATTTATTATATCCACATACTATACACTTTCCTCCTTTATATTCGATAGCCTTTAACTTAGTCTTTCTTGCACAAGATGCTTGAGAAGTTAATTCTTCTTTAGTCTTTTGAGGATTAAGAATTTCTATACCCGCTATTCTAAGTCGTTTGGCTGATATATGATATTCTTTCGCCACTTTCTTTAAACTCTTTAGTTCGTTATATCTCTCTTGGATTTCTTGTAATAAATCTGGTGTAATTTCATTAACCTTTCTAGGGTCTTTAGATACACCATACTGGGTGCAGTACTTAGATATTGTGCCTTTGCTGCATCCAGTTGCTTCTCTTATTTGGGTGTAATTCTTACCCTCTTTTCTAAGAGAAACAATTAAATCAATAGTCTCTTGAGATGTATAATGCATAGTGCACTGACAGGGACTCGAACCCTGGAACATCCGATTAAAAGTCGGAGGCTGACGGATTGCTCCTACCAACCCAGCTCTCAGTGCAAATAACCCACATTACTGCGTTAACAATAGATGTGGGTTCAGAAACCATTTTAAATACGTTGCTCTACCAGCTAAGCTAAGGCAGACGTATCCACCTATGGGACTCGAACCCATGACCTACGGCTTACAAGGCAGAAAGATATTGCTGTAAGGTTTCTTGTTGTTAAACTCAAAATAGAGTAGGGTAACGGAATTGAACCGTTCTAACTGATTTTGCAGACCAGCCCCTAACCGCTCGGGCAACCCTACATAAACACTACTTTACGTGTATTTATCTGGGTCTAATTTAAACAAAAGTTGTTGAAGCATGAATCTTAAAGATTCGTGGAGCAGGTGGGACTCGAACCCAATAATCCGCAGTGCAAATGCGGTGCATTAGCCAGTTATGCTACCTCCCCATTTAATTAATTAAATAGTAGCTTTATCACCATTTCTCTCTCTGGATAAAAATTATCTTTTGAACGTGTGTCTGGCTACTATTTAATTAAATCAGAATACTTCTTTTCGCCCTTCGGACTACCCCAACATTTCAACCTTCCCATTTAAATAGTCACACAATGGTGGGAAGGGTAGGAATCGAACCTACGTTTAAGACAAAATTACGATTTGTTTGAATTTGCTTTAAGTTTTGCTGTAAGTATTCTTATATAACTTAACCATAAATGTGTTGGGAGGACGAGATTCGAACTCGCAACCTCTACATCCCAAATGTAGTAGACTAGCCTATTGTCCTACCTCCCAATTTAACAGAAGACTATTATTGATATTTGCGGTCCAAAAATACTGCTATAATCATAATTGTTTGCTGTAAGTCTTCTTATTATAACTAATCGCTTGCACGCCCTCCACGATTCGAACATGGAACAGAAGATTTGGAGTCAACTGGTTTACCATTAAGCCTAAGGACGTATATAGTAGACTTGTTTCACAACAAATCTACGTAGAAGTTCTCTTTTGTGTACATATTAGTACGTGAAACCTCGCTAGGTTGAGGGCAGTGTCAGACTCGAACTGACAACCCTTGGATTAACAGTCCAATGCTCTAACCATTAAAGCTAACCACCCATTAATATTATATAAAAGTGCTCTAACCACTAAGCTACTAACCCACATTAGGGTTCTAAGAAAGGATTTGAACCAATATCTCTTTTATATAATATTGCGCATGGTACAGGATTCGAACCTGTGATGGGGCTTTCGCCACGGTAGATTAACAGTCTACTGTCGTCGACCACTTGACTAACCATACATTATTGTAGTCCCTGTAGGATTCGAACCTACGACCCTCTGGATGTAAGCCAGATACTCTCACCAACTGAGCTAAGGGACTATTTACAGAAGTCATTCTTTACTTATCCGTGTAAAATGGTACAGATTGTTGTTGAATTTGCTGTTAGACTTCTTATTCTATCATCAAGATGTTGGATGACTGGGACTTGAACCCAGAACCTCCTCCTTATCAGAGAGGTGCGCTAACCAATTGCGCCATCACCCAATCTAAACAGAAGACAGTTTTAGCGGTGTCAAATTAAAAGTTTGATGCTGAAATAGTTGCTGTATGTCTTCTTATAGTGAGTTATGAGTTTCATCCCTCATACTCTTCGTAACTACAACAGTCCTATGTAGTTTCCACTACATTACCTGGTGTAATATCTTTATTAATCCTGGTCTATCCTGTGGGTAGGAATATTTAACCAACCTTCTCCACTTAGAGGACTCCAACTGAGAGATGCAGCTGTTATTTCGTTGTTTTCATCAACTTCAAGTACTTCCACGCTAAAACCCCCATGACTCATATTCCAATCAAATGGATTCTCTGAATCATTTTTAGGATTCTTCAGAAAACTAATAAGAAGGTCTCTAGCAGTTTCTACCAATATCTCACGTGTTAGAGGTTTATGCCACCAAGTGCAAGAGGACATTACGTCATTAGGAACATTTAACCAGAATTTTGGACTTTCAGTATCACCAAATACTCCAAAAAATTTCAATACACAATCAAAGTTGAAATCATTTATACACCTATCAACTATGGTGTTTACATCTTCCTGCTTCATCTTTGTATAGTTTATAATAAGTAATAGGCGCGGGGGTTGGACTCGAACCAACGACCTCTAGGTTATGAGCCTAGTGAGCTACCAACTGCTACCACCCCACACGTTAATTATCTGCTACCAGTAAAACCTTGCATTAAGACATCGCCAGTAACATCACCTAATACATTTAGAAGATATTCAGATGCATTATTCTCAATAGATGGCTCTGTATCTTTATGAATGCGTTCTATCAATGCAAGAGCTTTATCTAATCTCTCCGTAATGGTATCCAGCTTTTGAATAATTAAGTCTAATTTCTCTTCCATATGCTTGAATTTAGTTGCGGATGCAAGATTCGAACTTGCGACACCTTATGAGTGTTCCAGCTTATGAGACTGGCGAGATAGACCACTTCTCTAATCCGCGATGTTAATAAAGGAACTTAATCAATAATGGGATAACTTCAATCCTCACTTCATTGGTTTCTGCGTACCATAATATCCTAAGTTCCTGTCATTAGATGATTGCTAGCCTCATCTAACCTCCACTAATAACATTAAGTAAGAGCCTATTAGCGAATGCTCCTCACACACTCAAGTTAGTGTGATACTAAGGTCTTCCTTACGTTGTGACCTCAACAACACGCTCCCATATTGACCCTCAGAGAGTATTGGGGAAGAATGCGGTGCATACGAGAATCGAACTCGTACCCCAAGATAGACAGTCTAGTATCCTAACCATTAGACCAATGCACCATTATAAAAGAGAACTTACTTTATATATTCACATCGTTCATGCACAATATAACATCCATTCTCTTATTCACCTATTACTAGGCTCTGCCCTCTTTACTGTAATGTCGAAAGAGTAATCTCAAAGACATACTGGACAATTAACATTCACCAGTCTTAGGACTCTGTAACGAGGTCAAACGAAGTTTCTGACTGTAAACTTACAACAGCTACATACTATCAACGCCTGATGTAGGAGGCTGAACGAGAGCAGGTAATGAGAATCGAACTCACATCCTCGGCATGGCAAGCCGATGCACTAACCGTTGTGCTATATCTGCAAATCTTTATTCATTTGATAGTGAACATCTCTATGACAATTAGCACATAGAACTATACACTTTTCAAGTTCTGATTTTAATTTGTTAGGAGCTTGAATCATGTGAGATACACTTCCCTCTTTCTCACTTGGATTAGTGTGATGGAAGTCTAAACACCATATTCTATCTTCTCCGCATATAGAGCATTTTAGTTGAGATTTGATTGAATTTAACCATTCTCTGTTGTGCTCCCTATATGACCTATTTCTATTAATGTAATCTTCCTTATGTGTAGCATAGTGTAATTTGCCATAGGCTCTAACACACTCTTTACACATTGTTTGAAGCCCATCTTTCTTTGATTTATTCTTACCAAATTCAGATATAGGCTTATCCTTTCCACACTTGTTACAATGTTTAATTTCCATGAGCAGGATAACAGAATCGAACTGTCAATTTGACATTGGAAGTGTCATGTGATAACCATTTCACCAATCCTGCAAGATGAAATATGCCCATCTTCACAGACGAGCATACTCTTTACCAAAGCACTTGACTTTAGCAGATATTGTTGTGGGAGTGGTAGGAGTGGTAGGATTCGAACCTACTCAGCCCGAAGGCACTGCATTTACAGTGCAGCCCACCTCTCCAACTGTGGCGCACTCCCCTCAACAATGGGATAAATAAAACACAAACACAATCACGTTCTCTCAACGTTTCTGAGTACAAAGATAGTGTAATCTTTAGACTCTACAAAGTGAATAATGTTAAATTTTGTAACAACCGGATATGCTACGATATCCCATAGTACTAACAAATCTTAAATGTCTGGCTCATGGTTGTCTATCTTCACAGACGGACAACTGCTAGTAAATGCAATTTATTACAAAGAATTGTAGGGAGAGAGGGATTCGAACCCCCAACATACCCACCTAGAATAGGTATTCCAGTCCAGCGACTACCGCTTTGCCATTTGCGTATCTCCCTGTGTAACTACCTATCTTCGCAGACCAGTAGTTCAATTATGCCTATAATTATTATTAATCCATCAGAAGTAGAGGGTGGAGGAATCGAACCTCCACTCCCAAGAAATGAAAGTTCTTGTGCTTTACCCGTTAAGCTAACCCCCTAAGGACTAACTCGAAAATCCTCGATGATAGCCCCTAGTTGTAAGATGACGTTCAGTAGTTTTATGCTAAAGCTTTTACTAAGTCTGATGTGTTAAGCCACTTCACCAACGCGCCATGTTAAAATAAGGTAGATATACTACATTTAGTAAATATACCTACCTCTAAACAAAGGATTATGTAGAGGCGCGCAAGGGATTCGAACCCTCGGATGTCAGATTTTAATCAATTGATTATTAAAGCTACTGGTCTCTTACGTTAAGGCTAAAGCTAAAGCTCTTGACTCAATGCTTATGCTAAATATCTAGGATTTAGTAATGCTGAGGCTTAAGCTAAAGCTTTAGTCAATATTTTATTTCTTACTTACCATGATGCAAGAAGTTAATGAGCTTCTCTACACTGAGGTTCGGACTCTGTGCTTCGTTATCATTAACAACCTTCAATGCTTCAATCACTGCTGCAAGAATCTTACTTCTTCTTTGCAGTAATTCAGCACGCTGTCTTTGTGTCCATGCACCAGTAAACTTCTGCAATGTATAATCGCCAGTCTCTACTGTTTTCTTCTTAACAGTAACCTTAGCGTTATAGTTAGCAGGTAACTTAGCTGGGTCAAGATTCGGATCTTTAAGGATAACTTCCTCAGATTCAGTAGTACGAGTTATACCTTTCAACATTTCTGTTTCATATACATCACGTCCCTGATATTCTGCATCAGTTCCTTCAAGCCAAACTTCAGAATCTGAACGCACTGGTATATTGGCGTACATATCTTCCAGCTGTTTACTAGTTAGGATAGTTTTAAGTCTCATGAGGTCAAGAGCAGTCAACTTACCAAATGAAACACCATCTACTATCAATTCAACTCTCGGTGCACCAGCAGAGTTAGTTGCCTCAACAGAGAATAGGTCTTTCAAATAAGGAATTGCATTCTGCTCAAACCATGTGAGCTTCTCCTCTACAGTTGTAGCTACTTTAGTAGTGCCCATATAACGAGCATCTTCTGCATAACCATCTCTCGGTTTGAAAGTCTTCTTGATACCCTCAAACATACCTTGCTTATTCTTAAAGAACATAGCATAGTCACCAATCATTCTATTGAATGTTGATGTACCATGTTCTACTTTAGCAAGTAAAGTGTTAAGCTTAATCATACTTATTTCTTATTCTTTTTAAAGTTTGTATTCTTCTTAGTCTTGTTGACCACCTTTCGTTCAGACACAACAAGGCGATTTAACAATTCTTGGTCCATAGCTGCATTGAACAACTCTGTTGCATTCTTAGGTGTAGCCTTGAATGGTTTAGTTCCCAAGATAAATGCTACAGCAGCAGGGTCATAGCCACTGATATAGAAATTGTTCGGAGCATCTGCAAAGTCTTCAAACTTAGGACGAAGACCTCCACCATAATAACCGTTAGGCAAGTCCCAAAGAATCAGCTTGAAGTTGTCTACATACTCCTTGCTGAAACCACCTCTAAGCAGCCTTTGTCTGAATGCAGTAAAGTTAGTAATAGATGCACCTGAACCACCCCAACTACGAGCTGCATCAAATTCACCATCACTAACCAACAATGCTCCTGTTGGGAACTCGTTCTCAGAAATCTTCATTGTGCTTCTCAGCTTAACGAACATATCTGCCACAGATAATAAATTGGTATTACCAAAGTTACCATCTGTGTCGTTAGCCCATTTCTCAATAGGAGTCTTACCCTTCCATGTACAGAGCTTACAAGTACTACTGAATGTAGCATAAGCATCTTTAAATGGACCATCCAATAGAGCAGAGAAATACAATGCCATTGCTTTACCAATAGCATAAGAAGACATATTAGTTCCAACTGCCTGAGAGGTCATAGAACCAGATATATCTCTAACTACTAACAGCTTACTATTCTGGTTAAGATTCTGTCTTCCAGTCTCAACTAATCCGTCAAACTGTGCATTAATAGTCTGTTCTCTGTACTCTTCGAGTCTGTTAGTACGATAGCTGTTACCAAGCGGTTGGAACAACTCAAACACAAATCCAGTGTATTTAGCCACTTTGCGACCACTTATCCACTTAGAATACTTCTCTACCAATCCTTGATTTTTCAAGAACTTAGAGCCTACTAATAGGCTTAAAGCGCGTCCATGAATGGTATCGAAGTCCAGTTCGAGCAACTTCTTCTGACTTATTAATTGCTGCCAAGTATGAGCAGTTCCACTCTGTTTAAGTTTCCTGTATCTACGTTGTGCAGCACGGCTATCCGCAGTCTCTTTATCGGATTTCTTATCCTTCTTCTTACCATAAATGCAAGAAGCCAGATACTGACCGATAATTGTACGAGCCTGTGATTCAACAGTTTTACATTCTTTCATTGAACGAATAGTCGGAAGGTATTTCTTTACCAATTCACTCGTATGACCATTAGCTAATCCAGCCAAGATAATCTTACGCATGAAATTCCAATCCAACTTTCTTCCTTCCCAGCCATGATATTGTAAATCAAGGCTCATCATTTCAAATACATCCTTCCAACTACCAGCAGCGATGAAGTAAGGCATATTAGCCATGAATGTAGGTTTATGATGCATTGCTAACCATAGCATACGCATAATACCTTCATTCTTCAAGCCTTGTCCTCTTTGAACATCCAGTGTGATAGTTTCATCAGGAAGAACAATTTGAGTCTCACGAGTAATCAACCTAATATACACTGCAAGTTGCAGACACTTCTTAGGATTAATACTCCACAACTTATACATATCTTTAGATACCTCAGCATAATCACGAGGTGCCTTAAAGTTTGCAATCATTGCAAAGTTATCCACAAATGCATCATTACTAGTACTATACTTCTTAGCACCATTTCCACTCACAGTCTCGGCTGACAGCTTCAATCCCTCCTTTACAAAGTTGTTCTCTTGTGTTGGAGGTTCAGTCTTGTACAGACTTTTCTTCTTTTTACTAAATTCCATTGTTTATCTCTTAATTTATAAATTAATTGAGATAATTATATAGCGTATTCTACCTACATAATCTACCTTTTAATAATTTCACTGACGACCTACTCTTGATGCGCTGACTATTAATCAAGTTATACATAGATGCTACAAGAGATATAAGGATTCTCTCCTTATATATTACATTGAGGAGTTGCACCTCATCCACCCGCAGAGGGCAGAATACAATCTATACGTAATAGGTTTCAACTTTTATTTATACACGTTTAAGTCACTACATAGTGCGCACTATGTAATCTAACTCATCAGGTCAGTTTCGTGTTATATAACTATCCTATGATTGTTATATTTATTAGCTTAGATGTTCCAGATACAGCTCCACAATACCTTGAATGGTGAGGCATCCCCGGAAATGTAGTCTCAACATCTACTCTTTTAAGTGTGTACCCAACATTAATTCCAACATACTGTCTAAGGACTTCGTCCATAGCTTGATGATATTCACTCGGATATTCATGGCACGCATTCACACACGTACCATTAAGTGGGTCAATGATTTGAATATATACTCTCTTCATACTATTTTACAGTTACTTCCTCATATATAAGGACAGGTTTAGAAACTCTATACCCATTCTCAGTAAGCAGCTTAATAGCCTTATTAATTGCCTTATCAACTGGTACAAGTTCCTTATGTTCATGAACTGGAACTTCTTCAAGTACCTGTTCAATCTCTGTAGTCTCTTTAGGTTGTTCAACCCATGTACCTTGTTGTACAGCTTTCTTCTTTTGGTTATACTTCCTTGCTTGCGCAGCTACTTTCTTACGAGTAATAGTCATAAGCTCAGCTACCTTATTCATATGAATAGGCTCTGTGTTAGACCAACTATATCCATCAAGATATGTCAATCCAGCTTGTACGAGAATACCTTGTTGTACTAATGTTGTAGCAAATTCGCTATACATAGGTACACCAAGTTGTTTAAATGCACTTCTAATGTCTTTAACTCCGAATACCCCAGAGTTCTCAGACTTTACTAAATTTACAGCAGCTGATAGCTCTTCAGCTGTCATCTTGCCATAATTACGCTTAGTCTTTTGTCCCATTTCAAATTGTCGATTAGTTAAACATATCTGTTAGAAGAAGCCAATCAAATCTGTGACTTCTATACAGTTTCTCCTAGTTGCAACTCTTACAGATACCTTAGAAATTGCAATAAGGATTTCATATTCCTTAGCTGTTATTTCCTTCCATCCGTCAAGTGTATACACTTCATATATTGGGGTAGTTGGTTTCAGAGTAAAAGCTCCCTGCCAATTATTCCCCGCATCGGTGATGCCGCCCCACTCATTAACATTACCATAGTATATACGGTCCTTAGTAAATATTCTAAGAGGTCTCCATACATCACTACTATGTAGCTCCCCACCCATTAAGTAACCAGGTTTTTTGCTAATTAGAACTTTGGTAATATCCTTTGGTAAATCAGTAGTAAGATATATCTTCCTACCAATGAATAATTCTTTAATAAAACCCATTTCCATCTTCCTTTGTTTATAGTTTAAAATGTGGACTTGGGCAGAATCGAACTGCCGTCTTTAGAACCCTTATTACAAGGATAACGTGTGTCTCATTTTTATTACATCAGCTAGTGAGTTCTAGCATATAGATAGTTTTATAAGTTAGGAACCCAACTACAAAGTAGTCCAAACCTATTACGAACCATATTACTATGGAAACCACTTATTTACAAACTATCAAACTGGTGCTGACCGAAGTTAGCTCTCCACCACTTCATTTACGTTGAAGAACGAGTAGCACTTTTAGGTAATAACCCTTGCGTCCCTACCATACACAGTTTAGAGAATCTCAGCTTTACTAACCTTTGGCTTTCAAGTTAAGTAGGCTGCTCTATAATGCTTCTTCCCACACCTCTTCTGTTTCTAGGTCTTCTCCATTAACCCGACTATATTAATACGTTAATATTAATAAGCCACAGCTTACGCTGCCATTCTTACTTCAGTGTTGCCACTTAAAATTTGTGTATCATTTTATAAGAGTTGGTACGAACTCTACACGTCCTTATAACTCGTAATCCCAAATCAAAACCATACAAGCCCAGTTAGTGCAGTTATACTCCTGCACTGTGAGTTATTTCCCTACTACTAATTCTAACTATTATACCATCTGGTGTACATTCTTCCCAATACCTTATGTTACCTCTCACATATGCTTTAACTGTAGTAATTGGCTCAATTCTTGGTAGTTTGTACGGTAAATATTTCTCTTTAGCTGTCTGACGTTCTTCTATAGGGTCATCAGCAATTACTTGTGTACTTAAAGGTACTAATAACATTAGAATGGTAAGTCGGTTATATATTTATATTCACAAAACTTGTAGATGCGCACATTAGTAATTCGTGCATCATATACAGCTTTGAGAGTTCTCTCGTAATCCCAACAAGTAGTTATTATTCTCTCAGGTTCACAGAAGAACCATTCTTTAATAATATCTTTGTCAGGTATTGGTTCATCAATAGTCCATTTCCATTCTTTCTGTAATCGTAAATCGTAGTGGTGTAATATCTTGTATTCACCTCTACCAAACAATTCATCAAGTAGGTAATGCATTAATAAACCACTTATAGCGTCACATCCACAGAAGATGATTTTCTCTTCTTTAGAGTGTAACTTTCTTAGTGCATAATCCTTTGGCATATTATTTATACTTTTTAGCAAGTTCCCAAGCAGCTGGAGATGTTAGTTTATTGATAGCAGATTTATATCCAGCCAATATGGACTCTCTTTGTTCTTCTGGAACTAAGAATGAGCAAGTCAATAATGGTTCAGTACCATTACCAAACTTCTTACATATTGGTGGTCTTCTATCATAAATATTGCATCTACAATTCTCAGTTAAGAATGGACATTTATTCTTGTCAGGGTTATGGTCTGTGATTGGATAACACATTACCTCACCTTTCATATTCTCATTATCAATAACGAGAATCTCCTTGACTGGATTAACTATCCTATTCTTTAATGCAAATATGTATTTCTTAGGCAATGGAGCATTGTAACAACAACTCGCATGGCATTTAGATATATCACACTTTATCATAGGAAATAGTAATCTCCACGTTCAAACGCCCAAACAACATGCTGTAGTTCCCAGTTCTCATGCCATCTTGTACCACTCTTATCACATATAACCTTCAGAGTATCACCTTCTATTGATTGTGGTTCAACTCTTCCAGTAAAAGCACCATTTCTACCAGAGAAAGGTTTGCCTTCTTCTAATTGCTTCAGTATATCCATTTCATTATTAGCTTTAAAAGTTGGCGGAGCTAGCTCACTTCACAGTGGACTAACTCCTTGATATTTGTCTTCAAAAACCTTCTTTAGTTGTTTCCTCCCTTGCGGAGTTTAGACACCATGATAGCTGCTCCAAGAAGAGGTTTGAGTTCTCTAGGTATATTCTCAAGGATTCCCTCAAGAGGATCTTCATCATTCTCTTCTTTACAGTTATGTAATGCTGTTAATGTATTAGTTACAGACTTAACATCTTCAGTGGAGATTGTGAATGTTTTACCTCCAAACACAGATGCTTCTGCCTTCTCAGTATCAACATGGGCAACATCCTTACCATTAATGCCAAATACATAAACACTCTCTCCGCTCTGCTTAACTGTAAGTTGCTCAACTTCAAGCCCAACATATACTGGAGGTAAGCCTACAGCATGTAGAGCGAAGGGTTCAATAATATCAGATAGTTTGTTTATTAATACTGGATACTGTTCTTTAGTTGAGTTGCTCAGGATTGCGTTAATCTTTTTCATAATTCTTTGTTTTTAAGTTGAATAATAAAAGTAAATAATAATATGCATAATATCAGAGGAATCCATAAGGATGCTCTGATACATTGTAGTCCTAAATATCCTGCTAATAGCAGGAATATTGTTTTAGTCGTTCTTGCTTTCCACATCTGTGTACTGTTTAAGTGAGGAACGAGACAGTAGAATACATACAGACCAGTCAAGGCCATTCTCGTCACAGAACTCTTTTGCTGAGCGAATATACTCCTTGCAGTCCTTAAAGACAGCTTTATCTTCTTCCTCTGTAATTTTACCTGCATTTCGTTCCTCTAGACTCTGAGCAGCAATAGATGCCATTTCAGCTACAGAGTATGCAATAATTCCCAGCTGAATGTCTTTGTTTAACACTTGTGCACGATTCACCAATTTGTTCTTTTCAATCTTCATATTACGATTAGTTTTAATTGTTAAAAGAACACTTAAAACCTATGTCATGTTTCACAGGGCTAGCACATGATTACTCTTTTCATAGGAAACTAGTGTTCAAACTAAGTTTTTACAAATATGGAAACTACAGACAAGGGTAGAGATTTGCCTCCAACCAATCATTGTTCTTAAAGTTCTGTTTCATCTCTTCTATTTTGGCTTCAAGCTCTTCTTCACTATTAGCCTCAACTAGTTGAGATGCAGGGCATCTTGTCTCTGAATATAAACTAAGAGCTACCAATGAATCAGTAGTTCTGACTATATTTCCGAGAACAAAGTCACTATCTTTTGGTCTTTCATCCATAACTTCAGACCAATGCCAAAATGGCATAAATGCATAATACTTCATATTGCGATTAGTTTTAATTAGTTATGACTAATTAGTTTCAGCTTATAGCTTACTTATAGCATCGCCACGTAAAGGCTTAGTCATGATGCCGACCCCATCACGGGGTATAGTAGAAATATCTACCTATATATAAAATTTTAATTTATGGAACGCAAGACCTTCCTGTGCCTACAGTCTCTTTAATAACCGCTGTTATTAAGGTGCGCATGACTGTCTTTGATTGCCAGTGCAATCTCACGATACTTTGCCTTATCTCTCGATAAGACATCTCTCCAGTATCAAGGTCATACTGTTTGGTATAAGAGATGCTCTGCATTAGTCTCAGGGCGTACCCATTATGGTCTCGGAATTTACCAAGTTAAATCTTAAATCAAGAATACACAAATGCATTTTACACCTAAAACTTTATAAGTCGCAACTCACATTCCAGTTGGAATAGTTTGCTTACATTTTATAATAAAGAAACTGGTGCCCTCAATGTCTTGGGAAGTTATTGAGTTTTTTAATTTTTACCTACAACCATACTTGGTGCTCTGAGTATCCACGCTTTTATGTACACTATTAAACGCTTCTTCTTATACCAAGTGAACCAAGCTCTACCCTATCGCTCCCCACTCCAGATGTTAATCTGAGGCGAATCAGGATTCCTCTCGCGAGATTGACTTGTTTAATTATGGATAAACGGTGCTAGCTATTAAACTAGCACCCATTACGTAGGTTTATTCAAATGTTCCAGACACATAGGTGATACATATTCTTACTTTTTCCTTGTTGGTCTTGAACTTATTCCATATATCACATATAGCTTTCTGCTTATCAAATCCTCTACAACTCTTAAGTTTCACCCTTCCAGTAGCATAGATACTTAATCCACTTGTAGCTAGTCTGTCTACAAACTCTTCCAGCTTTGAGAACTTATAGCCTTTTTGTATGTACAGATAAGCAATTATACCTCCGAGCATAGATGGAGTAATTATACCTTTCAAAGTAGCAGAATACTTACCAATAAGGCTAATTACTTTATCAAAGTCCCCCTCGTGCTCTCTATATAACTTTAACAGGTCTTCGCGAGTAATACTTGAACTACGAAGTCTGTGCAAACTACCAGTATCAGCAATACCATTCAGTCCTTGAACTAGGGCAGAGAACTTAGCAACTAAAGTAGCCTTAGCAATGCCATTCTTAATTCCATCTATCTGGAAGACATCTCCAGCACTACGAACCTTGCCAGTATCTACTGTAGTCCAAGTCTCGTGAGGTACTCCAGTTACTAATAAAGTTCTAAATGGAATTCCTGCTTCAATGCAGGCAGAAAGCCTATGGTAGCCATTCACACAACATCCCTGGTCATCAACGATGATTGGTTCACCGTTTAGTCTCCACTTCCCATCTTTCATCTGTTTGGCATACTTGCGTATATTATCGTTATAAGTACGTCTATTGTCCTGGAATGTGTTTCTGAGAGCTTCAGCTTCTCTAGGATTGATTTCTACAGTTTCAGCCTTAATATTAGTTTTGATTACTTTCATGTCGATTAGTTATTTAAATTGTTACTTATTTTATTAGTTGTCAAAGGTAAATAATACTACTTATTTAATAGAATCATAATATTCTTCTTTTAGAACATTAGCAATTCCATTTAATACATAGTGAGGAACGTTGCCAGATAGCTGGAACCAAGGTTCTCCCACTTCATTAGTAGTATATGTTATAGCCATCCTAACTTTATGAACTTTAATGACACGAGGACGTCTATCAGATGTCTTTAGGTCATTGTATTTGTTAAGATGAGCATAAAATGTATCAGTGTCATCTGGAATGTCATTCCATTTAGAGGTTTTAGACTCCTTTAAGAATGGCTGACAAGGGATGAGCTTAGCAGGTTTGTCTATCTCTATTGCATTGGGCAATGAGACAAACTTGTTGTTGTACTTTGCAACTATTGCCTTAGTATCAGGCAGATAAAATAATTTCATAATTTTAATCCTCCAATTATAGGTTTATACGATTAGTTAATTATGCCTGTCTATTCCAGGCTGCCAACTATTCTTACTAAGTAAAGACAGTAATGTTATGAAGATACTATAATTATATTTCAATTCCCAACTCTCTCAGAATATCACGAAGCTTTTTATTCTTTTGAGGAATTACCTCATTGCCTTTAACAAGGATAAATGCGAACTCACTGCCATCCTTATCAATCCATTTAGATGGACGATAGATAATTGAGATTCCTCTGAATGGGTCTTTTGCACAAGCTGCCATACAAGAGAAGAGTTCGACTATTCCGTTTTCTTTAGCCTGTCGGTCACCTTCCGCTTTAAAAGCTTGAACAGATGATTGTAAAGAAAAGGACATTTTAATCTCTACTCTCCAATATCTCTTACCATCCTTCTCGAAGGTAGCATATTTACGCAATAATGCTTTCAAGTCGTCCATGGTTGAAAACTCAGCACCCATAAAGCCTGTACCCAAGAAGAATTTATCGTCTGAAGTTAAGTTGGTTGTGGAGCTAATGCTAATGTTATACTTTTTCATAATGAATTACGGTTAACCTGCACCGCAAGGTTTTAATGTTGTAATATAGATTGTTGCCAGTCTTTACAGCACTGGCTTTCTGTATAGTTATTTGCATTCTCTAATAGATATTATATTAGTCTTTGCAATAGTGCATAAAGGTTTACCATTAGAATTAAGTGGTTGTATAAACTGCTCATCTTCATGGTATTCATTACAGTATACATAGTCTTTACCGTAACGATATTTAAATTCAACTTTGTATCTCATAGTTCTTGTTATATTATAAAGACACATTGGAAGGTTAAGCACATACTCCAGAAGCTGCGGCATTCCTGTAACTTTGCCAGGCGAACCCACCTTTTTATTGCCTTTAAACCAATGTGTCTATTATTAACTTATTTACCAAAATAGTATTGTAATGCCTGCATTAGATTGGCATCTTGTGAATCAAAATCATTAGTATGTTCAGCTACATATTCTAATGAATCTAATGTTTTAAATGCTTCTTCAATACTACTAAAAGTTGTATCATATATTGTTGATGGTATAACTATTCTATTAGCTATTGCTCTACCATAACGTAATGATAATGATGTTGCTTTACCATTGTCTAGTAAAGACTTCATAAACTCCTCTTGTTGAGGAGTAAGGAGCAAGTCATTACTCTTATTCGTAACTTGTCCGAATTTGTTTATTCTCATAGGTAGATTTATTTTATAATTAATCCTTGAATGCACATGAAAGTACACCTACTAAGAATATACAAAATAAAAAGAGATAGATGAATATATCCATATTATTGCGATTAGTCAATTTAGTTATTGTGACACCTATCTCTAGGTGTTTCGTCTTAATTTGCAAAGACTCATCAGACAATTTCCTAAATTTGGGTTTAAATTGATGTAAGAGAATACAACAAACCATTAAAAAGTGTATTCTCTTACTAAGTCCCTAACTAGGCCAATTTGAATGTTTGGAAATGACGGGAATTAGTTGGGGATTGGGCTACGCCAATCGCTCTTCTCCTTACTTTATTATCTCCTATTGTGCGAGTAGAGAACAACAAAGTTAAGAATTGCATATACATATCCAACTTTCTGTAATAGAAAGAAACATGTATCATACTTAGGAACGTCTGGGTTAGATAGAACAGAGTAGATGACAGTTCCTACTCTAAGGATTCTGTCACCTACCAATTCACCTTTAACAGTTTGCGTTACGCGAGGTCGATTGTAAATACCCACTGGTTACCAAGTGTTCTAGTACCATTAGCTCTTTGTCTCATGGTCTGAACTGATTGGATACGTGGAATTTTAACCTTCTTACCGGCAATGCTGTTCAAAGCTGACTCTGCATCTGCCGATTGTTTCCACAAATCAACAGCTGTACCTGATGCAATCACAGCTGGTAGGTTATTACCATCAGCATCCTTTGCACGAGTAGAATCATCATTGTAAGGTACAACAGCTTTTACGAATGAACTGAGATACAATTCTTTCGGTTGACCATTAACCTCAACAAAGATACCAGGAGCAGGATTGCCATTGAACTTACGTATAAACTTAGATGCTTGTAAATCTTCACCAGAAGGAATAATGAATTCATCTCCTTCAGCAAACATATTGCTACCATCATTTACACGTACTTCAATGTTAGCAAAACTAACACCACTACCAACTTGACCACCAGCAACTTTAACTCTCTGAATTGCAGTTGCAACATTTTGACTTAATGCCATAATACTTAATTTATTAAAAAGTTAATCTATTCCCAAGCTAGTTAATTATTCCTACATTGCCTCTTGGGACAGACAATGTAGAAGATAATGTTTACAAGTACATTATCTAAACTTAACAATATATACATATCGTCAACATACTGTAGGTGTTATACATTTAGGCTATATTATAAGTTTTATAGTTAGGCTATATTGGTATATTATATAATATAGTATAGATAGTGGGATTGCTCCCACTATCATTCCATTAGAGCAGGGTTATTGCTCTAGTGCTTTCTCAATCCGTTCAATCCTATCTTTTAGATTTCTGATGTATCCTTTAAGGGCATCTTCTATCCCTTTCTCGTCGTTTGAATATCTAAAGGTCTGTGCCAACCAAAGACTCAACTCCGATTTATCTATATAAATAAATTCTGGCTTCAAAACGCTAATAGAGTGTTTAAAAAAGTTATCCTTATTTATTTCCTCACTTGTCACATTTAATGTATATTTTCTTATTATTCGTTCCATTTTATTGACTGTTTGTGGGGCGTGCTGTCGCCCCTGTTAATAGTTAATATCTTAAACCTGTGCTATAATCGTCTTGAATTGATTGGAATGTTTCTAAAGCGTCTAAATCATAGCTAACAACACTTGCAAAATTTAAACTCTCATAAACTTCAATATCTTCTAAAGTTGCCATAATGGTACACGGTTTACCCACCAACCGTAAAGTTTTAAATTGTAAATTATTATTTATGTAAGCAGTTTAAAGACTTGCTTAGGTCTGTAATGTTATGCGAACTCAAACCCAATTAAAGCGGCTGGCACTTCAAAAGGTCTACCCGTTCTTGTCGATATAGAACGGGCATAAACTTGGCGATAGCAAATTATCTCCTTGCCTCTAACAAGGTTTGCAAATATTTCCCCCAGTTCTTTGTTTGTTGTATTGGGTGTAACTTTCGCCCTAACTTCTTTAGCAATGGTTGAGTTGTTGATAACTTCAACCGTCTTGCCGTCTTGTCTTTCAAATGCCTTTCTTAGAATGGTAGAAAGCCAAAGTTCTTGTTCTTGTCCGTCCTCGTCAATGAGTAGAGCAACCACACTAACCGTATTGCGTTCGTTTGATTGAGCAAAGCAATATTCAGCAGGTGCCAACTTAAACCGCTTACCGTTTTGGTATGGTGATAAGTCATCTTTAGGAATGGATGCTACTTTGTTAGCAAGTTGGTTGAACACTTGTGCATTGTCTTTGTTAATTCTTGTAAAACCTTCTAACATGGCTCTAATGTTTTGACACGCTGGGCTTCCTTCTAGTCCGTTAATGGTTTGTTTCGGGTTTGTGTCATTCACCCTAACGACTTGCCGTTTCCCTCTCGCACTGGGGCGTACGCCTTTGTCGCTAACTTTATGTAAGTGTTATAAATTTAGGCTTGATTTTTCTAACGAAACCCCCAGGGGGTGTTTCGTAGAACACTACCCTCCCTCTTGTAACTTACATAAAACCATAATCCTACACTGTAGCAAGACTTGCAATTCGCGAATCTAACAAATATCTACCAATAGAATTAAAATATTATATGACTAATTACCTCAATGGGGAGGGGGTGTAATTTTGGAGTACCTAGTATTTGAGTTCGCCTATATTAAATATATTTAAGCATATACCATTAGGTAGTGTATCTAAAATCCATTACCTTTGTATTACTTAGTAATAAGGAAGAAATAACATATTAATTATAAAATTTTAAACTATGGCTAAAGAAGTAAAAGAAACTGTAGCAACAGAAGAAGGTAACAAGAGCCAATGTGGTAGTTGTGAACCCAAGGAGGATTCTATCATATGGGGTAAGATTATAGTAGCTAAATTAACAGTATTAGACAAGATTATCTCTGGAATGGAGAATGGTTCTAATATTGAGCATTGTTTAACATTATCTAATATTTATAAGAATTTATGCAATTAAAATCTATACTTGATAAGTACGATGTTATAGAGGCACAAGTACTCTATAACAAAGCTGTAGAACTATTACAGCTAATTAGTGATGAAGAATTGGAAGAGATATTTACTAAGTATCCAGCATTGTTCTCTAAGATTACTAATGTTCATCTAACACATGAACAGCTACTAAGAGACAAACAAGCTATTAAAGATGCTATTGATGTATTTATAGAGACAATTGAATCACGTAATTTATCTAAAGATGAATTTGATGCAATGACTCTGGATGATATTAAAGATTACTTGGATAGCATTATTACAAGTAAGATTCCAAGTCTTCACAGAATTATTAATGAACTAGAGGATAAGTTTAACAATGATTCCAGAAATCAGACAAATTAAAATGAATCTAACTCTGTTTGAGCAGGGTGTAGAAGAGTTTATGAAGAAAGCAGAACAGGTTAAGAATGATAATATAGCACTAGCTAAGGAGAACTCCGAATTAAAGGCTAAGATTCTTGAACTAGAAAGTAAATTGAAGAACTAATGACTATTGATGAAATTGAATTATATGATGTAGAGGCTGTTGATGAAATATTATCACACCTATCCGATGAAGATGCTAATGTTGTACAAAGAGCAATATCATCTTTATGCGGGATGATTACTATTAGAGATAAATATATTAAAGAGCTAAGGGAAAAGATACTACAAGCTGGCAACATTCTAGGTGCTAAGACTATCACAGAATATGAAACTAAACGTATTCCAGGCTGCATTCAAGACATTGCTCCAAATAAGAAGTGGTCTAATATACTATGATATATTATAATGGTGGAGTGTGCTATATACTCCTTAAAGAGGGGAAGTATACTGTAAAAATCTCTCATGTGGTTCCAACTAATCCTCAGATTGCAGAGGAGTTATTACTTATGAATATAGCAAAAGCCCATGAAGAGATGGTCAGACTAATAAAGACAGGGAGAAGATGAGCATTAGAAATATAAGTATAAATATATGGTAAGAGTAACCGATGATAAAGAAGTGAAGGAAGCTGTATTAGCAGGCTTACAAAGGAACAAGGAGAAGTATGGTAAAAGATACTGTCCTTGCTCCTTAGTAAGGAATGATGATACAGTATGTATGTGTAAGGAGTTTAGAGAGATGGAAGAGGGTATGTGCCACTGTCAATTATATGTAAAGACTAAGGATGAAAGTATTCAGGGATAATACTATCAATAAAAATTAAAGGGGAACTTAGCTAAGTGCTAGGCTCCCCTTACTTGTTTACTTATGATATTCGTGTACGTTATTAAATTTAACACATATATCACTCTTCATGTATATTTCTACATCTTCATCTTTAGTAAACCAATGCCAACATTCCTTCTCAGTAGGGAAGTGGTCTTGTTCAAATCTAATAGTCTTTAATGGCTTAGAGTGTTTATCCTCTGTCCAAATCCAAACGTCCATCATAAAATGTCTCATAATTGTGTTGTGTTTAATTATTAGTTAGCATATCTCTCTTGCCCACCATAAAAAGGCTCTAATTTCTTCATCTTTGATATTCTCATAGAATTTGTCTGGGTCTTTCCAGTATTCTTCTTTAGATAAGTTAAATTTATCTAGCACTTCTTCTATTCTTCTTACCCAATCTTCCGCTGTTGCTGTCATAATTTATTTGGTTTTATTGTTTATAGTAATAGGAACTCCAGCTATGGTAGCATATTTAGAAAGCCATTTAGCAGCTTCCTTCCAATCAGTAATAGATTTGAAAAACAGCCCCATATTATTGTCTAGCTTAGTATCCTTTACATAATTCTCAGCTGCATATCGTAGCATATCCTCTGTTATCTCCTGATTAGGGTCATCTAAACCATAGTAATCCTTTAATTGGGACCCTCTTGCTGCTAATTCAGTTCCATTCTTATTACTAAAATATCCAGGCTGTGATATATGTTTATCTATATATCCTGTGTCAAATCCCCTAGGAGGCTCTGCTGGAATGTGAATAGCATGGTCTACTTCATGGCTTATAACTCTCCTGATATTTTTTGGATTTCCTCCATACTCATTAAATATCTTAAACATTCCATCCTTACCTATGTATATGTTACCAGAGCTTGCTGTGGCCTGTGCATCTGTGTCTTTAGCGTAGTTAGCTACCTTATATAGCAAATCGGCAGGATTCTCATCATTAACTACATGCATATCTTGTACCATATTATCTAAATACTGTTGCGGTTCTCTATCATAGTAATGAACATTGTAAAACTGGGATGGGCTTCTATAGTCCCATGCATTCCTCCCAACTCTGAATTTAGTCTTTCCATTTACAGTTGCAGGTATATTATCGAACCCTCCCTTTATTAATCTATCTGAATGTAAGTCCAAAGGCTCCTTTGGAGAATTGGGAGTAGCATAATCTGGCAATTTATAACTTTTGTTATCTGGCGTAATGTAGTCACTTTCACGAAGAATATCTCCTATCCTTGCTCTAGATAGATAGTCACTAGCTCGACCATTAATCTTCCTCTTTACTAATTGGTTAGCAACTTTCTTCCCACCCCATCTCAAACCTTTACCTACTACACTACCTACTCCAGTAGCAATAGTAGCTGCGTCTACAAAGTTAAGAAATCCATTTAGATTCTCCAAACCTTGTTGCATCTTTTTATCTTCTACATATTTCTTATATTCCTCGTCAGCTTTCTTACTACCTTGCTCTCTTTGCCACTCACTTCTATTGTCTTGACTAACGTAAGATTGAGTTGGAGTATAAGTTCTCTTTATTAGCTTTGGAGGAATAGTAGGTTTAGCAACATAGGTATTATCCTGCCTTGTTACTAAACCTTCATTCTGATATTTAGGTATTAGTTTCATAATATAAGTATTCCTAAAACTATTCCTAACAAATCAGCCAATATATCATCCCAACTCCAACCAGAGCCATTAGGTCTTACTTCATCATAGGCTTCTTTACCAAATGAAGCTATCAGAGCTAGAGTAATTCCACTAACTATATTTAAGACTAATCCAAATATTACTACAATAGCAAAGCAGCATATCATATGTAATATTTTATCATTCTTTAGAAACTTCTTTATTTGATTTATCATGTTTATCAAACCTCTTCCAAATGCCAGTTATTGAATCTATCCCAAGTAATGCCATGCAGCATACTAAGAATGTATCTATCATTAATGGGGCTTGGATAACATGGACAGTACAATATAGTAATACTACTATAGCTACTATCCATCCTAATACCCCACATACTCTCTTACTACTAATACCAGAGTGGGAAGTAACCATCCCCTTTATAAAGGTTATAAATTTCATACTCTTAGAAATTAAACATCTGTATTCTACTAGCTACATCCGTTCCACTTCCAGATTTACTCCAATGTTTATCAGATGGGTTGGCTAATCCTTGTAGATACTTCCTAACTCCACCATTACCAGCTAACCATGCTCCACCTAATAATCCGAATTTAGTATATCCTTTCTGTGCAGCTAGTTCTAAATCTTGCTTATTAAAACCTCTCTCAAATTGTTTGGCTAATTTAATAGCAGCTTTTATTTGTAATTTAGGATTATTCCTAAATGTCTCTACATCAGTTCCAGCATAGGCAGAAATATTATTATACTTCTTACCATCTTGCATGAATTGGAAATATCCATAAGCAGGAGCACCAGCTTTATTCTGAATTGCACTATTAAATCCAGATTCTTGTTCAGCCATTTTAGTAAGGAACTGTCTATAGTTCTTAGCTTCTGGGTCTTCTTGCTCTACTTCATCATACCATCTATTAAATTCATCTAATCCTTTGGACGGCTTAATATTGAATAGTTCTCTTTTCATGGGTTGTTCTTCTTTAATAACAGGTTGTTCAATTGGTTCCTCAACCTTAGATTGTACTACTATTGGTTCATCTCTAGTAATAGGAATATTATATGTACTAAATACATTTGGGGAACTTAACTCTAACCTTGGAATATCAATGCTTGGAGACTCTACTGGGATATATGATACAAACTGTAATCCTTCCTGACCTTTCCTAATCCTATTATTAGAGTATGTAGGTCTGTCCGATTTCATAAACTTCTTCCTCATATCTCTCTTATTATTAAGAGCTTTGGAGTTTCTTACTAATGGAGAGTCTTTGAATTTGAATCTTCTACCATCCGATACTAAACTTCCTCCCTTCTTAAGAGTTAGTAATGAACCTTGCATTAGGGGTTCCCTTCTTATATATGGGTTCTTAGGAATACTCTTAATACTGTCCCAAACTCTCCTACTACCTATATAAATAGGATTCTCTTGTTGTAGTATAAATGGAGTTCCAACCTTATCCATTAATGCTGCTTGTTTAGTAGCTCTTACTCCTTCCGCTACATTCTTTCCAGACCATCTTTTAGCATAGTCAGCTGGATTAAATTTCCATAAGTCTTGGGATATTTGAGTAAGTTTACCCTTATTATTGTAGTCAATCTTTATAACATGACCTCCTACATCATCTATTGGTCCAACATAGTTAGTACCAGGTTGTCTGAAGGTTTGGAATCCATCTGGCATTTCAATAACCATATCACCTTCCTTACCTTGCAACTTACCTATACCATTAGAGTATTCATTGAACTCTTCTATATCTCTAAACCTTAATGGTCTAGAATCCTTAACTACAGATTGCATTTGGTATCTTCTATTCTCAATACCAGGATATAGTTTATTATATCTTTCACCATGACTAAACCCTTGACCTTTAGCTGGCTTAAATGATTGAGCTACTCTTTGAAACCAAGGACTTCTACTTATTAACGGGTCATTCTTGAATAGATACATTCCTAGTAAATTTCTATCACCATTATTACCTTCTGGTGTTGCTGAACCAGTATATGTAGACTCATTACTTCTTATGTCTTTTAAGGACACAGAGGCATTACCTTTGGTTCTTCTTCCTACCTTATAAGCTGCAATTCTAGCTGGGATCTTCTCTACATTAGATAAGAACGGCATTACTCTATTGATAGTAGCCATAGCAACATTAGTAGGAGTACGTGCCTCCCTGTTAAATATCCAATGATTCTTATTAAGAGCATTCCAGCCCAAGTCAGCATCTCCCTTAATAAACTTAGTAGCTAATCCATTCTTAGTAATATTGAGTCCTTTACTCCCACCATATATTGCACCTGGGTTTAGATACTCCCCAACTTCAGATGGAATACCAGTTTTACCTTCGAGCCATTGTCCAAATCCACCAGTAGCATTATTAACAGTTTCACTACCCAGTAATCCTCCCAATACTGTAGCTGGAGTTGTTACTAATGCAGCTCCTGCCATTGCAGGCATTACTGTTCTTTCTAAGCCTACTAATGGGTTAGTTTCATTTCTCATTGAAGATTTAAACCTCTCCTTAGCTCCTTTAATAGGCTGCCAGTAGTCTTTATTTCTCTCGGCAGCAGTTCTAGTATCAGTAGATGGTGTTCCTCCTAAATCAATAAGCTGAGCTTGCCTGGGTTTAGCCTTAATAAACTCAAAAATAGTGGGCTTAACCACTCTAGCATTATCCTGCCTAGCTACTATATCACCTCTTTGCAACTTCTTTATCCTCATATCTAATAACGTTATTATGTAATTTCTTGTGACAGTTAGAGCATACTACTATGCACTTATTCATCTCCTTTATAAAAAGAGGAGTGGGGAGATTCTTAACTGCCCTAGATATAGTATAGAGTTTATTCCTTATATGATGTAACTCTAAACAGCAGTAGGTAGTCTCCCCACATATACAACATTCTTTCTTCCTCTCTCTTAGTAAGCTTTTGTTAATTTTAGCTGTTTCAGCATTCTCCGTCATAATTAATCATTAATGATGCCACTTAGCTGCATTCCTAGCGAAATTAGCTCTCTTCTTTTGTAATGGAGTAGCATTAGGATTGTTAAGTACAGAACGTGCATGTTCTTGAACACTTTGTCCAGCTTTCTTAGCTGATGCTGTAAACTTACCTCTATTCTCTTTCTTAATATGGATACCACTTCCATTCTTACATCTTGGTATTAACTTACTTCCCTGTCTAAACATAGGAATGCCATCACAATCTACATTACTACACATCTCCTTTAAAGAGATATACAATGCCTTCAATTCTCTCTGATTTAGTTCCATAATTAAATAAGTTTATGTTTCATTTTTTTATTTACAAAATTAAAGCTAAATTTGCACATTATCAAATGAAAGATGGTAAATTATAAATAATGGATTGATGAAAATGAATTAGAGTTTAATTTTAGACAGACTAACATTCAACAATTAAAGGAAATAGATTAATGTCGTTAAGTAGACTAGAAGCAATTTATGGCTGGATTAATAACTTAGGTCCAAACGTTAAGACTATCATTATTATAGTTTTATCAATAATAGTATTGGAAACAGGTTTTAGAGGTCATACGAAACTTATCTTACAAGATTATACTGAACAAGTCCAGCAGGAAAAGTACCTCGCTGAGGAATATACAAAGATAATCTCCCCTTCTATTAATGAATACATTGAAAGAATATTGGTACAGGACAAAGAGGCGTCTAATGTTATCCTAATGAATTACCACAATTCCTTGGTTAGTACTCATGGATTATCGTATAGGTATCTTACAGCACTAACTGAGAAGAAGAGAGGTCTAAACACTAGGAGCTGTCTGAGGATATGGAAGGAGTTAGAATATACAAACTATGGAGATGAGATTGAAAAAATAAATGAAAGTAAGTCTTTAAGGATGGATAGCATTCAACAGTATAGTACAAGTCTTCCAAATTTAACTGAGTTGTTACAACGTAGCAAAGCTAAGTCAGCTGCGTTCTACACATTATCAGGTGTAGATGGACCTGTAGGAATGTTAATAGTTATCTATCCTGTTAGGAAGGAGTACTACCTGGGATATTATCAATCTATAATAGCTCCATCTCTTCAACCTCTTACAACATGGTTAGATTATAATTCAGTAAAGGATAAATTTAAAAGGCTATATGAAAGTGGACAAGCAGAACCAGAACGTTTGCTACAACGATGAGAAGCATATGTACTGGGATGAAAATGGAGTATATGTATCAGTAACAACATTAATTGGCAAATTCTGCCAAGATTTTGATAAGGATTTCTGGTCAGGTTATAAGGCATTAGAGAAGTTATTATCAGCAGACGAATTTAAGGCTGAGAAGTCTCAGTTACTAAACACACATAAGATAGATGTTAAATACTTCTGTGATATGTATGGGTTTACTGTTAATGATTACAATAAAGCTCAGCAGGATATTTTAGATGAGTGGCAGAAGACTAATGCCGAATCTTGTGAAAGGGGTTCTAAAATTCATGCAGAACTAGAAGGTAAATACACTTCTAAGAAGCAATGCGAAATAAAGAAGTTTGGGCTTGGGGGTAAATTTGAAGTGAACACCAATGATTCTTTAATGAAGCATAACAAGGATTTACTTGACATTGATAAGGGTGTATTCCCTGAGTATATGATATATAGAAAGTCAGAAGATGGTAAATTTAGGTTGGCAGGTCAGATTGACTTGCTGATTAAGGATGGCAACGACATCTACATCATAGACTATAAGACCAATAAGAAATTGGATGATAAGTCATTCTTTGATAAGAGAACAAAGAAATGTCAAATGATGAAGTATCCCATGAATAATATTATGGATTGTAACAAGATGCACTATGCATTACAGTTATCAACCTATGCTTGGATGCTTCAGAAGCTAAACCCTAAGTTCGTTGTTAAGAAATTAATACTTATACATTACGACCATCAAGGCAATGTTACAGAACATGAGCTTGACTATCTGAAGGATGATGTGGAAAGAATGTGTAGGTTCTATAAGAAGGAAGCTATATTAGAAGCCAGAAAGAATAGCAGAAGACCTATAGAATTCTAATATTACCTATATGAGTATCTTTCAAACACCTAGGTTTGAGATATTAGCAACTTATGAATTAAAAAGAATAAATATGGGTCTTGGTGCTATTTTAAATGGACACACTAACGAGATGTTCGGGCTTAACAAGAATATATCAGAAGCCCGCATCCGTTTGTGTAAAGGATGTAAACTCTACAAGAAGAGTGTAGTATTGGGGGAGATATGTAACAGTAAGTTATGGGTAAACCCCGATAATGAAGATGTAAGTACAGAGAAGAAAGATGGTTATATTAATGGATGTGGGTGTAGGTTAAGAGCTAAAACAACTCTACCTAACGCAACGTGTCCTATAGGGAAATGGTAATTTAATTAAATGAGTATGGATAATTTAAGTACAGTAGAAGCAGTATTAAAAACAAAGAATCAATTAATCAAAGGAGATGGTAATGGTAAGAATAGTTTAATGGGTAATGGTGATGTATTTATTATGTCTCCTACTGTAGCTGAAATGGCTAAACAGGATGCTAAAGTAAAGTTCAATGAACAAGTTGAAGAGGCTAGAGCAGAATGGAATGCTAAAATTGAAGAGCAAGAGAAGCACGCTAAGATGATGGATGAGAAGATGAAGGACTTACAAATTGTTCCTATTAATAGCTATGTATTAGTGCAGCCCTATGCTAAGAACCCCTTCCAGAAGATGAAGGTAACAGAGTCAGGGTTGATACTTCCAGAATATACTGGCACATTTAAGAATCCTGATTCAGGAGAAATGGACCAAGAAGTGAACCTATCAGTTCAAGCTTTAGTAATAGAGGTCAGTCCTTTATGTAAATTTGTGAAGGAGGGCGATATTATTTACTATAGAAGAGCTTGTGGAGTTCCTATTCCATTCTTCGGGCAAGGATTTGAAGTTGTAGCTGAACCCCAAATTCAGGTAGTAGTTAATTCTGGATTAAAAGATAGATATACGAAGGAATTTAAAAGTGATAATGCATAATGGAAGAGAAAGTTTATTTTATGCCAGGTGAGGTAGTAACTCTTAAGCAAGATATACCTAACAAACCTGTAATGATTGTGGTTAAGAAAGAGACTATGAGCATTAGGACTCATGGTGTTTCAAATATGGCAGAAGATTATTTTAAAGGTATTAGGTGTAGATGGTTCTCTACAGAAGGAGTTTTGCAGGAAGCTATTTTTAATACCAAAGACCTTTTGAAGGTATAATTGATTTAGTTAAAGTATGATAAGTATGTTTCAACAGGGTGGGCAGATGAACGAAGAACAAAAAGCGTTCACTGCCTATCTTATTAAAGTCCTAAACCCTAAAGATGCAGCGGACTTTGAGAATAAAGTAGCACAGCTGTCAGAGAACGAATTAAAAGAGTTTTATAAACAATACAAAGCAATGGAAGGTAATCAAATTTCAATGGCTAAATTAGGAGCCAAATTAAGTTATGTTCAAACCCTTAGAGGTGAGTGCCCAGAAGGATACGAGGTTGAGAAGTATATGGCTGGAGGTTGTGTTAAGTGCAAGAAGAAAGCTGAGGGTGCTAAAGTAGTAGATATATTTAAGGATAAATGTGGAGGTAAAGCTAAGAAGAGAGTTAAGAAAGACCAGAAAGGTGCTGTAGTTAATAAGGCTGATACCGTACACACAAATAAGGGAGTGTATAATGTTAGTAATAAGAAGCTTCCTTATAAAAAGATGACTCCTGCTGATTATAGAAAACTATCTGATAAAGATAAAGTTAAGGTTGATATGAAAGACCAAGCTAATGGTAGAGGTGCTGGCGGGGCAGGAGCTGTAAAGAATAAAGGAATTGGTAAGAATTACTTCGGAGGAACAGTCCAAAGACGTATAATTAAACAGTAATTATTATGACAATATTTCTATATGATAATGTGAATCATGAATTGCGATTAAACGAGCCAGAGATTCTCCTTATTAAGGAGTTCGCTGAGCTATGGACTAATGATAGAAATATCAGTAAGGAAGACCCAAAAGGTACTAAGAAGCTAAGAGCATTCAAAGAGTTTACCTATATGTACCTAATGATTGATTGGCAATCACACTACTCACAATTTACTGAAGCAGAACGTAATGAGGCTGCTAAGCAGGATAGTGGTATTACAGAAGAGGAGTTTAACGACCCTCTGTTTAGGGCAGCATGTAGGAAATATAGAGAGATACAAGAATCAGCAAGAGACATTAAGTTAATAAGGGCAGCTCAGAATAAGGTAGACGAACTAATTGATTATTTCAATGAGGGTTCAGATTTACAAGAAAGAGACCCAATCACTGGTAAGCCAATCTTTAAGGCTAAAGATGTTATTGGTGAAATGTCATCTATATCTAAGGTATTAGATGAATTAGATGCCTTAGAAGCCCGTATTAAGAAGAAACAGAAGGCTGCTACAGGTCTTCGTGCTGGTGCTGTTGAGGGATATGTACCAAAACTAAAGTAATATGGCACGCGGAAGGAAACCTAAGAATAAATTACCAGAGTCCCCTACCGTCCAAGCCTTAGTTGAAAAGGTTACTGAGGTAGGGGAGAATGCTGGAGTACTAGAACAGAAGTCTACAGAATTTGAATGGGATGTTAAAATTGGGGACCCAATAGACTATTTTGACTCTAATCTGTCTTATGAACTTACTGGCTATAGACCTATTGATGGTACAAGAGGATTAGACTTTGACCCAGAATGGTTTATGGAAGCTAGACGAACTAAGGCTGCTACTGGTAAATATTGTAACGAACCAATGTTTGGTAAGGCTTATGGTGAGTTCTGGGACCAAGAATATGATAGATGTAGAAATGGCATGACTGTTAATGGTTATACTATTACTGGTGATAATTATTACTTTATAAATTACTACCAGTTACCTAATCTATCCTCTGCTACTAAAGCTGGTGGTGGTCGTTCGGTAGACTTCCCGAACTTCTTCGTAAAACAATATGAGTACTTCCATTACATAGAATTATGTAAAGTATTGAGAAAGAATGCCATTGGATTAAAAGCCAGAGGTGTTGGATTCTCAGAAATAGCTGCTGCTATCCTTATTAATGGTTATATAACAAGACCACACTTTAGAGGGGTAGTAGCTGCACAACAAGAAGGTTATGTTGATGACACTCTTAGTAAGTGCTGGATGCAATTATCATACTTAGATGATAATACAGAAGATGGTATGAGAAAGCTAAGACAGGTTCACAACACAGCTAAGTGGAAGAGAGCTTCTAGTAAGAATGTAGATGGTGTAGAATCTGGATGGATGTCAGAGATTGAAGGTATTACAGCTGATAAGCCTAATAAGATTAGAGGTGACCGTACTGATATTTTAATGTACGAAGAAAGCGGTTCATGGCCGAATTGGAAGAAAGCTTTCATTCAGGGTGATGCTTTGATTGATATTCAAGGACAGAGATTCGGTATTAAACTAGCTTGGGGTACAGGTGGTGATAGTGGTCCTGCATTAGAGGGTGTAGCTGCTGCATTCCATGACCCTAAAGGATATGATGTTCTTCCTTATAAACATAACTATACTAAGGAAGGTACTTACGTAGAGACTGCATATTTCATCCCTGCATATACTATTGTTACTGCCCCGGGATATGTTGATAATAGAGGATGGACTGACCCAGAGAAGGGTAAAGAGTTTTATATGGCTAAAAGAGCCACTAAGATAGCTGACCCTAAAGGATTAATGCTATACTCTGCTGAGTATTGCTTTACTCCTGATGAAGCATTAGCTTTGGAAGGTGATAACCAGTTTAATACTGTATTACTTACAGAACAGTTAGCTGCAATTAAATTACATAAAGTTACTCCTCCGGAGTTAAAACCTAAATGGGGACAGCTAGAGTATATATTCCAAAATAATGTACATTCTGAGGAAGCTAAGAACGGAGTAAGGTTCATCCCTAGTGATAAGGGCAAGGTCTGCATTATTGAACATCCCATTAAGAGTGAGAATGGTGTAGACTTTAGAAACCTATATGTAGCTGGTATCGACGGTATTGATATGGGTATGAATGATACATCAGATAATACAAGGGACCCATCAGACTTCTGTGTAGTAGTTAAAAAGAGATGCTTTGGTTTACAAGAGCCAATGTATGTTTGTGTCTATAAAGACAGACCTAACAACCTTGAAGAGGCATATAGAACTACCTTAAAGATATTGGAATATTATAACTGCAAGGCTTGTCTGGAATCTACTCGTATTAGTATCCTTACTTGGTTTAGAACTAAGCACAAGGAGGAGAGATTCTTAATGAGAAGACCAAGAGCTACTCAATCTGATATACAGGGTGGTAGGAGTAAACAGTTTGGTGCTCCTGCAACTGAAGCAGTTATTCAACATCAGTTAGACCTTATTGATTGCTACATCAATGACTATTGTCACAATATGTGGTTTGAACCAATGATTAACGAGCTTATCACTTACTCATACGAGAATAAGAGAAAGTTTGATATTGTAGCTGCAATGGGTATGGCTGAACTAGGAGATGAAGAATTAAGTGGAATTACACCACAGGAAGTTGATAATGGAGGTAGGAAGTTAAAGTTATTTGGTTACTGGACTGATGAGAATGGTATTAAGCATAAAGGAGTCATTCCAGATAAACAGTCTATAGTACCTAGGTTTAACCTATTCCCCACACAATATTATGACGACACAGGATATAGAACAAGCAATCCGAGATTTAATTAAATCTTTATATTGCGTAGAGTATCAAGGAGTCCTAAGGGTCTATGAAACCACTTATAAATTCCCAGGAGAGGAGCCTGAGCACGTGGGATATAGAATGGACCTTGGACTTAATAAAGATGAGAAGCCATTGTCCATTGCGTGTGATGGAACGGCTGAGGAATTTTTGAAGTTTATTGAGAAAGAACTAAAGGAGAGAAGTTTAGTAAGAACTAAGTACTTCACTGCTATACAATTATATGATTACGAAGATGAGTGCAAAGCAAAGAAGTGATGATTATTTGATAGAGAAGATTGACAAAGCTGTAAATGAGTTAGTCTTCAATAAATGGAAGTTACAGAAGGCATACAACTACTATAATGGTAAGAGAGACGCCGAACAGTTTAGGTATCTTGAAGAAAACTTTGGAATAGGTAATCCTACTTCTATTGAGTTCACTCCTCTTATAAAGAAACACGTTGATGCTTTAATTGGAGAGTATTTAGACATTCCAATTCTTCCAAAGGTATCTTGTAAAGATAAGGAAACAATCTCCAAGATTACTAGGCAGAAGGAGTTAGAAATAAGCCAGCAAGTCTATACATTCTTACAGAAGCATTTAAACAATCAAATTCTAGCCTTTATAGGAGGAGGTAATGTTAGTGATGCTTCAGTTGAGGCAGATATAGAGAAGCTAATTGAGGATATTAATAACAACTTCATCAGTGACTATGAGATAGCTGCACAGAACGTTATTGAGTACGTAATTCAATCAAGGAACACTGACTTGGCTAATAAGCTAAAGGCATTACTATTAGACTTACTTGTTACTGGATGCTCATTCTATAAGGTTAAACCATCAGCTAGTGGAACTAATATTAGTATTGATGTTCTTAATCCCTTAAATACATTTGTTGATAGAAACCCTGAATCTCCTTATGTAAAGGATAGTTATAGGGTTGTAATTAGGAAATGGATGACCAAACAGCAAATTCTTATTGAGTATGGTAAAGACCTAAATGATGAGAGTAGGGCTGAATTAGAAGATATGTATGAGCATTACTCTGATAGTTCTTATATGTATATTAGAGCTATGGAGAATCAAGTAGGATGTAGACCTATTATGGAAGGTGAGGGTGCTGGATTAGATGCAGGTAAAGGTATTGTTCCAGGTTTCCCTGCTGATACTTATGAGTCATTTAACTATAAGCTATTACCTGTTTATGAAACAGAATGGATTGACATAGACAAAGAAGGTGATGAGTATGTTCAGAATAGGTACGAGGGAGTTAGAATCGGACAGTCAATATATGTTCTTACTGGCAAATCAGAGAATGTAATTAGAACTAAGGATGCTCCTACTAAATGTGGACTATCTGTTAATGGTATATATCTGGTTAATAGAGACAATGTTCCACAATCTTTAGTATTACAATGTGCACACCTACAAGATAAGTATGACTTAATTACTTACTTTAGAGATAATATCTTAGCTAATAGTGGTACTGATGGAGACTGGCTAGACTTATCAATGCTTCCAACTATATTAGGTGATGACCTTACTGAAAGAATACAGAAGTGGATAGCATTTAAGAAGACTGGGGTAGCTTTAGTAGATACAAGTCAAGAAGGTAGAGCATTTAATAACAATACTTCATTTGCTGGATTTACTGACACTATTAAAGTACAAACAATCCAAGCATTTGACTTAGCACTACAAAGAGTGGAAGACCAAACATCATCTATCACTGGTGTATTTAGAGAAAGACTTAATGGTATTCAGCAAAAGGATGCAGTTAGTAATGTAGAGGCTGGAGCTAGAAACTCATATACTATTACTAAACCATTCTATCAGACTATGGATACATTATCAATAGACATTCTTAGAGATTGTCTTGATATAGCTAAGATAGTGTGGAAGAAAGGATTAACTGGAACTCTAATTCTTGGAGATAAACTACAGAAAGTATTTACTGCATTACCAGAGCATTTTACTCATACTGATTACGATGTGCATATTGTGCCGAGTACTCAGATTATGAAGGAGATGCAGAATGTTCAGCAAATCATTATTGAGCTTATAAAGAGTGGTCAATTAGACCCAGATATGATTGTTGATGCTTTAACTGCTAGAAGTCTTACTGAACTTAAGGCTAAGGTTACTAAAGCCTTTGCTAAGAAGAAGAAGGAGATGAATGAGGTAGGTCAAATGCAACAGCAGCTTGAACAATTACAGCAAGAGAATCAGAAGTTACAACAACAACTACAACAAGCTCAAGGCAAGATTGAAAGTCTTAATGAGGCTAAGTTGGACATTGAGAGACAGAAGGTTCAGAATGAGGCTGATATTAACTGGTATAATGCTAGGACTCAAAGAGACAAATCTCAGAGTGATGCTGAGAACGATACTAAGAGAACAGACATTGAATATGCTCAATTATTCGATGGTAATCAAATGAATAACGAAGTTAAAAACGCATAGAAATGATAAATCTCAATCAGAATGAAAGACCAACCTCCCTACAAGTAAGTAGATTATCTCTACTGCCCGCAGGTAACTTTGAGTTGCCTTATGGAAGTAATGCAGTTCTTGTTAAGAATATTACTGAAGATAATGTAACTGTAGAGGTGTTATTAAAAGATGCAGAGGGTCAGTATATATCTACCGTGTTCTATCCTGGATGGAACCCTGAGTTAGTTATAGGGATTAAGGCTGTACCTGAGAATACATTACAAGTAGGTAATTAATATGGGAATATTTGTAGGTATTGGTAATTATATAGGTAGAGTTAGGCAGATTGGTGATGGCGGAGGGCAGCCAATTGGACCTAACGATTACTATATAATTACAGAAGATGGAATCGCTGTACTTACTGAAAGAGGTAAGCATATATTATTAGATAAATATGTTACAGAAGATGAAATCGCTACCTGGGTGAAAGAACACATGGTGTTTTGGTATGATATGTCAAAGCCTGTGGATGTTTATGTTCCCGGCGTTACTTATGCAAATCCTTTTGTGAACCTAGGAGGAAAGATAACTTATGATAAGACTATAAATAAGTGTATAATAACCCATACACCTACAAATAACAATAATATTGCATTTTGGCAAATAATTGTAAAACCGTTACAATATGTAGAATCTTATAAAATACGTGTAACAGGATTGCCAACAGGTTTCACTATTAAAGGAAGGTTTGGATATGATGATATTCAGATAACGTCTGATGGAGAATATGACATACCTGAATACAGGAACAGTAGCACAACAAACACATCTTATCCCGGATTTTATTTGGCAGGTGATAATGTGAATGATGTGGATTGTAATATTGTGGTAGAAGAAATACCTACAAAACAATCCGTTCCCACAAACGAGATACTAAAAGCCAATCCATACTTGCAGGATTTCAGTGGAAACAACAGACCGCTGAAACTTAACAATTTCCTGTTCGCGGCAATGAGCGGTGTGGGTGGGTATGATATTTCTAGTACCAATATTCTACCCGATAGAGCAAATGTTACTGTTACAGATAACAGAATTATTCATATTACTAAAAAACTATCCACTACGGATAACATGGTAAACATAGTTCCGGCAAACTCTAACCCAACGCATAAATTTAAGGTTACAGGACTTTCTGATGGCAGACAAGTTAGTTTGGTAAACAGAAATGGTGGATTTTATACCTTTGACAACGGGGAACATGAGGTGACATTAACCTATCCCGAAGGAACCACTTCATTGTATAACGCCATAGGAGTTACAGGGGATATAGGAGATATGGACGTAACAATAGAGTTTATACCTAGATATCCCAACGCCCTAGTAACTGATGGGGTAGATGATTATGGGCAAATACAGAACTTACAGCATGGCGTTAAGGTGTTGTTTATGACAGCAAATCCATTAGGGTTATATAAGACTTGGTATGCTCAAGACAGCTTTTCTATATATGGACAACCTGGCATTACAGCCTACAATTTTAGAAATACAGGTGGTGTAACTTATTTGGATGGTATATTAAATGAAGCTGAGGTTTCAAATAATCTGCTTAACAAAAAGCAAACAGTAACAATCGTAAATCCTACTGATGGTGGTAATAACAGCATAATATTTTTTAATAGCTATGGTTCATCTTATATGAATATGGCCTTCTACAATTCTATTGGATTTGATGCAGTACCAGAAGGTAATGTTACACTACAGAGAGTAATTAATTATGTTATTAATAATATATTAAACAAAGCATGAGGTATACTATAGTTACAGTACAATGGTGTAAAGAACATGGAATTAGTGTTCCAATCCATGCAAGAAGGAGTTTAGATGGCTCAGAGGTGATTCTACATGAAGATTTCATTAAACCAGTTATTAATAATGATGAAGAGATTATATTCTACCCATACGACAGTGTAGAATTAAATGAAATATTAAATAGTGAAACATGGCAGCAACAGGAGTAAAAATATCTCAAATGGATGCTACTAACACCCTTGCTGGAGATGAGTTAGTTCCTATAGTACAGAATGGAAGTAATAAATCAGCTACCATCTCTAAAATCAAAGAAGGGTTAGCAACAGAGGCATGGGTTATAGAAGCAATTAATAATGCTGGCGGTAAGACAGTAGTTGTTACTGAATTACCTACAAAGGGAGATGTAAATAAAATCTACCTAATTCCTAACGAAAGCTCAAGAACCAATGACGTATATGATGAATACATTTATCTTATTACAGAACAAAAGACTGGCTGGGAGTTCTTAGGAAATAAACACGTAGACGTAAACTTAAAAGATTATTATACTAAGGCTGAAGTTGATGAAGCAATTGAAGGAGTAGAAGGTAGAACTACTAGTGCACTTGCTCTAAAGGTTGATAAGGTTGATGGTAAGCAATTATCTACCAATGATTATACAACAAGTGAGAAGAATAAATTGCAAGGTATTGCTGCCAATGCTAATAACTATACCCATCCAACTACAGCTGGAAATAAACATCTACCTGCTGGTGGTATAGTAGGGCAGGTGTTAGTCAACAGTGGCGATGGTACTGGAGAATGGAAAGATGTAAAGCCTGGTATTGATTTAACTGGATTGGAAGACATTTACTCCTACGGAGTTGAATGGGATTCTACAGTGGCAGACCCAACACTAACTAGAATTGGTAATCCTCTATTGCATAAGTCACTGCCAGTACAATCTCAATATAAAGGTTGTGTAGCTAACGGTGCTGCAATCAATTACTATCTAGACCCAAATGACTGGTCTAAGAAAGCTGATGGAGGTAACTCTGTCCTTGATGGAACTGATGGTACTGTAAGAGTACATATTCCTAAGTTCTATGGTAAGTCTGGAGTTGAAGGTACTAAGAGATGGGTTAGGATGTCTACTATTAAGATGGACAATACCTGGATTGAAATTCCAGAAATGCTAGTTGATGCTTACAGAAGTACTGTTGATACTACAGTTTCTGCAACTCCTAAAGCAGTTTCAGTAGTTAATACTACAGCACAGTTCAGAGGTGGAGGTAATAGAACTGCTAACGACACATATTTAGATACTGATGCATTTAGAAGTGACTTAGGTAAACCAAGAACTAATATCTCAAGAGCTAACATGAGAACTTATGCTACTAATGCTGGTTCAGAAATGTTGTGCTATGAGTATTACAAGTGGATATTCTACTGGGCTTGGGTCATTGAATATGCAACATTTAATTCACAAGCTACTTATAACGCTGAGTTAACAGCTGATGGTTATCATCAAGGAGGACTTGGTCCTGGAATTACTGATTGGAACAACAATGCTAATGGGTGGTCTGGATATAATGGAACTTATCCAATAACACCATGTGGATATTGTAATGATATTGGTAACTTCACTGGAATTAAGGAGTTAGTTATTCCAGAGACCGTAGTGGATGAATCTACAACAGTCCCCACTAAGACATTTAAAGTTCCAAGATGGAGGGGATTTGACAATCCATTCGGAGACATCTGGACAAACCTAGATGGTATTATCTTAGAAAGAACAGCAGCTAATCAACCAAGTAGTGTGTATACTACATCTAATCCGAGTGCATTTGGAGATGATAATACTGCTAAAGGTAAAATGACTGTTGCAGGTAAAGAAATAGCGTCTGATGGATATACAAAGGATTTTGACCTTGGAAGTAAGGGTGAAATTATACCTTCAGTAGTCGGTGGTTCAGCTACTACTTATATGTGTGACTATCATTGGTGCAATGCTGCTAGTACATCTTTAAGAACGCTCGTCGTTGGCGGCAGCGCTGCTACTGGTGGTGATGCCGGTCTTGGTTACTTCAATTCTGGCAATGGGGTCGGCGCTGTCGTTTCCTATGTGGGCTTCAGAACATTAAACAGAATAACTCAATAATACATAAATAGATAAAATACGAGATTAGGGGTGCTATTTACCTACACTTCTGTTGGTGCTGATTAATTCAAATTACTACAAACACTCATCGTTAGCAGCAACGCTAATAATGGTAGTAATGCCAGTCTTAGTAACTTCAATTCTAACAATGGAGTCAGCAATGTCAATTCCAATGTAGGCTTATTATATATTTCTTTATTTAGGTAATTTGGTTTCATTTTACAGTCTAAATAGTACCCTTGCCTCTTGGCAAAAGACAACGTAGTATTTAATAACTGGGTGTTAGTAGGTTAAGTCTCGAACGCTTCCATAATAAATATATAAGACTTGAAACGTATAGGTTATTTACATGAACAGGTTTATGATATAGAGAATATCGAAATAGCTGATGATAAGGCTAGAAAGAATAAATCAATTAGATGGGGAATCGTTAAGCACGATAGAAATAGACAAAATGAGAATGAGAGGTTATCTGAGCAGCTAAGGGACTTGGTATATGAAACCTCTGAATATAGTACCTTTAAAGTATATGAACCTAAAGAAAGGTTGATATTTAGACTACCATACTATCCAGATAGAATAACACATCACGCTATAATGAACGTGATGGAACCTATTTGGACTAAAATATTTATTAAACAGACTTACTCTTGTATTAAGAATAGAGGTATTCATAATGTAGCTCATGACTTAAAGACTGCATTAATTGAACATCCAGAAGAAACTACATATTGTTTGAAGATGGATGTTAGGAAGTTTTACCCATCTGTAAACCACGATATATTATGTGATATAATTAAAAAGAAGATAAAGGACAAATATCTTCTAACATTACTTATTGGGATTATCTATTCAGCCGATGGGGTTCCTATAGGTAATTACTTATCTCAGTTCTTTGCTAATCTATATTTAGCTTACTTTGACCATTGGGTCAAGGAGGAGTTAAAGTGTAAATTCTATTTCAGGTATGCTGATGATATTGTAATTCTCAGCAGTGATAAGAACTTCTTGAGAAACGTACTTATAGCAATTAAGATGTACTTAAAGGAGGTTCTAAATTTAAGGTTAAAATCAAATTACCAAATATTCCCAGTAGATGATAGAGGTGTAGACTTTGTAGGTTATAGGTTCTATCATACCCATGTATTATTAAGAAAGTCAATTAAGATTAGATTATTCAAGCTTATTAGAAGGTATCAATCAGGCAAGATTGATAAACAAGAATTAAGAAGGAGAATGCAATCATATTTTGGTTGGCTAAAGTTTTGTAATTCTAAGAATCTATTAAGGAAGATTCAAAGAGATACAGGTTTAAGATTCTCTAATTGGGATGGGAAGAAATCTAATATTTCAAGATTTTATAACAAGTACATTCATATTGTAGATATAGTTAGCTATAGTAAGTGTTTTAGAGTTAACTTTGTATACAATAATAAATCCTATTACTTTGAGAGTAAGAGTAGGAATCTATTCTACTCTCTAACCAGATATTCATTCCCAGTAAATTTTAAAATAAGACCTTATGTTAGAACCAAGAAGAATAGAAATGGATGTGCAGCCAGACTTAATAGAGAAATTAGGTAATGGTACATATTACTATAACTATGATATTAAATCAAAAGAGGTTAATGTTACAGACCCAGAAACAGAAGATGTAACACAAGAGACAAGGTGGACATATGTTCAGGTTCATCTACATGGTCAACCAGACCATAAAGAATGCATTAAAGCTATTATTAGGCAGTATGTAGACCAAGATGAAGAGTTTGATTTAATCAACAGCTCCAACAGTATTGTATTAGGATTATCTGATAATCAGACTGATAGACAGAAATACCTAGACTATCTTACACTAGTAGGAGAAATCAAAACTAAAGTTAGAGCTGACTTTAACGTATAATTATGGATTCAGTATTTAAAATATGTAAGAAGGGAGCCTGCGGTATTACAATCACTGGGCTAGAGAAAGACAATGATGAATACTTAAATGAGGATGGAGAAGTTGCAGTAAGTACTCGTAATTATACCTATAGTCAAACTGTAACTATTAATGCTATAACAAGTATTAAATCTTCTGGAGAAGAAATAACACAGAAGTATGACATTGTTGAACACGTTATAGATTGTATTGATGAATCTGAAATGGAAATGCCTATTGACGGTTTATATGAAGTTACACATATAATACTACCCACTGATGCATGGTTGGATTATGTGTTAGAGAGGAATGCAACTGCTTTAACAGCTTATAACTCTATTTACTACTATGATACCAAGTCTGAGGTATTTATGAAGTATGTTGATGAAGAGTCTGTTGAAGTAACTATAGAAGAGGTGTTAGAGGTGAATGCTATACCTCCATCTACTGTCACTGAGAAGACTACTACGATTATCAGAGGTGATAAGAATACGTTCTGTATATGCCATATTAACGAATGCTTCTACAGACTATGTAAGAATCTTTTGGGGGATTTACCTGGAAGATGTAAGAATAGGCTCGATGATGTTAAATCACTAATCTATAATAGAGATATTATATGGATGGCTATCAATATTATTAAATATCTAATTGAGCTGGGACAGTATTACGAAGCTCAAAGAGTGTTAGAGGATGTTACTCAGTGCGGAGGAATTTGTAGAGATGTTATGATTGATAAGAATACTATAGGAGGAGGTGGTTGTGGATGCAATAACTAACCTGAAGCTTAAAGTGATTAAGGACTTTAATAAGTTCCTTAACAGACTAAATAAAGGCTATATAGATAATTATGACATGATTCTACATCAAATAGCCTTTATACAAACCTGTCAACACTTTGACAAGATAGATGGGATATATGAATTCTTAATGAATAACTAACATGGCGATAGAGAGAGATACAAGACGTTATGCCTGTATTCATGATTTAAACAATTACTTCAAGAAGAAAGACCTACTAGGAGGTTTAACCGAACTAGAGCAAGAACAGTTAAGGAAGAATATAGGTATTATTGATTATGGCGGAGAAGGCGGACAAGCTAAGCCATTGGAAGTAACATATACGCTACTTAATGATTACATAAGTAAGAATAGCTTAATAACAGGAGCAAGGTATGTTATTACAGACTTTCAAACTATTTACTCTTCTAATGTTACTAATAATTCAGGTCAAAAGGTTACGTGGGGTACTGAAGACTCCACTAACCCTTCTCCTGTTTGGAAGTTAATTGTAACAGCTATTACCAATAACAGATTAGACCCGAGAGTTGTTATTGACGATATTAGAATGAAGGATTGGGTTATTGAATATGATCCAACTAAAGAGACTCTTGAGGATGGGATTACTACTAAGGGTAGAATAACATTTATGAGGGATAGCCACTTCAACTCAGCATACTATGATTTCAAGAATATTAAATTCAGAAGAACTGCGGAGGAGTTAGATAATACTAATCTTAATCTTGGGGCAGCATATGGAGATTTCTATACATTCTCAGACTTAACTGGAGGAATTATTACTGATAGTTCAGAATTACATAATACTAAGCACAATGAATTAAAACAAGGATGCACTAATAATATCTTTCTAGGTGATACTTACGATAATGTACTAGAAGCAGACTGTAGAGGTAATACTTTCCTAAGAGGTTGTCATGATACAACTTTAAGATGGAATTCCGTTAATAATATGTTCAATGAGAACGTATGTTATATGGAAGGTTCATTATATAATAAAGTATTTCCTATTGGAGATACTAGCTTATCAATGACCATTACTAAAACAATTCATAAGGTTAATGAGGCTACAATTATATCCTTCTTAGACCCTATGACATATGCTTATCAAATTATTCAAATCTAAATATGGCAGAGTTTATACGTCTTGATGAACAAGAACAGGATGCCCCCATTTTACCCGATTATCCTCATTCTATTTCTAATATAAAGCCCGATACTAAAATAATTGACGGAGTTATTGAGAAGGAAGAGGTAGAAGGAATCTGTGCTGACTATAGTGTTATTACAATAAATAAAATAGATAGTGCAGAGATAGAGGAAGAAGGAGTAGACCACATCTGTATCAAGGATGATTGTGATACTTCTAAGTACTATGGGTGTACTGGTGGAGATGACGGATTCCAAAAGGAGAATCTATTCTCAGAGTTAACTGATGAATATCAGAGAACAATAGCCAGAATTAATCTTGGTATAGCAGATGAATATGCTCTAAAGTGGGGAAACATCAAAGGTAACTTGTCTAATCAAAAAGATTTATATACCTTTGTGACTGATTCAATAGCCTTTGATATTAATAAGGTAATTGATGAAATAAATCTAAAACTTGCTCAATGGGCGTGTGAAATTGAAATAAGATTAAATAACAAAGCTGATATATATTCACCTAGCTTTACTGGAACTCCAACTACTACATTACCATTAATGACAGACAGTTCTAATAGAATTGCATCTACTGAATGGGTTAATGCTAGAATTGAAGCAGCAGCTATAGATGAAAATATCAAAGCCATATCAGTAGACCCAGAGTATATGAGTTATGGTGATGAGCCTACTGATGTAACTGTAACTTGGGAATACTACAAAGATGTAACTGAGCAGACAATCAACGGTGTAACTCTTAAGCCTGAAGCTAGGCAGTATACATTTGCTGGAATGACTACTTCTATGGTTATTACGTTACGATATAAATATGAGGATATTACTGCTGTAAAGGTAGTAACATTTGACATTAAATATCCTAACTACTATGGAACCTCACCAGACTATACTAAGTTAAACAAGACTATTGACAATATATTTACTACTACTGCAAATGGCAGTGAGTACATATACGTTATGATTCCAAATGGCTCCAGTGCAGTGTTGGCAGTTAGTAGTATTATTGGCGGATTTAGACTCTTAGGTACACAGGAAATATTTGGTAATATATACTATATATTCAAGAGTGCTAATGCAGGGCTTGGGGAAACAACAATAGAAATATTAAGTCAAGCTGGATTTGATTCTAAAGGGTTTGACACTACTACAATTAAAGAGCTTTTAGCATCTAAAGTTGATAAGTATACTGTCTACACTAAGGAAGAAATTGATAAGAAGTTGCAGGACATAGAATCAGGAGACATTCAGCTTAATAATTATTATACTAAGGATGAAGTTAAAGCACTAATTCCAGATGTATCAGGTAAAGCAGACATAGAAGACGTACCTACTAAGGTATCTCAACTAGAGAATGACTCTCACTACATTACAGATATTCCAGACGAATATGTTACAAAGCATGAACTTGATAGCCGAGGGTACTTAACAGAAGAGATTGAGCCAGCATTTATAGCTAGTGCAGCTGCAACTATAAATACTACTGATATACAAAATTGGAACAACAAGGTAGACAAAGTCCAAGGAATGGGCTTATCTGAGCAAAGCTTTACATTAGAAGAGAAGAATAAACTAAAGGGACTAACTAACTATAGTGATACCAGTGTTAGGGAACTGATTAAAGAAGTTGATGAGAAGGTTAACACAAAAGCAGATAGGAGTGAAATCCCTGATGTCAGTAATAAAGCCGATATAGAAGACATACCTACTAAAGTATCTCAATTAGAGAACGATAAACATTACTTAACAACAATTCCAGATAACTTAGTTACTGAAGAAGAATTAGATAGTAAAGGATTTCTAACTGGCTATATTGAAACTGACCCAACTGTCCCAGAATGGGCTAAACAACCTAATAAACCTACATATACCCTTGAGGAGTTAGGTGCAGAAAGGGCTGGGACAGCAGCAGAAATACTTGAGATAGCTAACAACTTTACTAGACAGCAGTTTGACATACTTACTCAAGATTCTGACCCTTCTTATAATACCTTTAAGGAAGTTGGAGATGCTATTATAGAGAGTAATAGGACAATTGCTACAATAAGTACTACATTAGAGAGTAAGGCAAATAAGAGCGAATTATTCTCTGGTAAATATCAAGACTTAGACGGAAAGCCTGAGATTCCTAGTATAGAAGGTCTGGCTACCGAGGATTATGTTAAACAGGCTATAGCCAATATTCCTGAAACTGATTTAAGCAACTATGCTTTAAAGAGCGAACTTCCAGACATTAGTACTAAGGTTGATAAGGTTGAAGGTAAAGGATTGTCCACTAATGACTTCACTAATGAGAACAAAGCTAAGTTACAATCACTCGAGAATTATAATGATACATACGTAAAAGAACAGATAGGACTACTTAATGTATTTAAGTCAGATGTGCAGGGCTATATCATGCATATTGAGAAGGCTCTTTATCTATCTGAGAATCTGTCTGACTATTACACTAACTCTGAAGAGGCGTATGATTTTATAGTAGCTCTATCCAGGGCTAGATTAGTAACACTAGAATATGCAACTTTGAAATTTGTAACAGCTTACAGAAAGACAGCTACAGATACTAAAGATACTGATGATGTTAGAACTGTAGAAGTGATAATGATGTTTCACTATGATGAACTTCAGGACTTGAAGTTAACATTTACATTAGTAGTAGGAACTAAAACGACGTATACATTTAATAAGGAATTTATAACATCTTCTTCCACGGGAACTGAAGCCTTAGTTGAAAGACTTACAGCATTAGAGAAGTTGGTGCAAGGTCTTGATTTAAGTAAAACGATAGTATTAGAATAGAATGGCAAATGAAATGGTAAATAACAAGCAGGTAAATTTCTGGAGGGGTGACCAAATCCCTCCAACCATTTACCACATTTGGATTAAAGATAACAGTAAGATGCTCTTATTTGATGGGGAACAATGGGTTGTATTCCTTGATAATAAAGAGATTATCGACATTGTGAATAAGATTCAAGAGAAGCTTGATAATATGCAAAAAGAAATCGAGAACCTGGGCAATAAGACTGTAAATAAGAAGGCTATTAAGAATAATCCAGTACTAGACGGTACTGACTTACTTATTGGGTGGTCAGGTAACTTTATAGATAAAGGTCTAACTGTTGCTCAAACAGCTCAGAGGTTTGATGAATTATTAACAACTCAAATCATATAGGAATGATAATAGATAAGAAGATTGTATATGCTAGAAAGAAAGAAGAGTTTGAGCCACTAATACCCACAATACCAGAAGGGCTTAACCCAGTAGTATTCATTGAGGATACTAGAGAGATGTGGACTTGTGGTACTTACTTTAGTATTGGCTATCCAAGTATAGAAGTATCAGAAGTAAGTGGTTCAGTAAAAGTTCAGATTGGTAACTCATTCTTCTTAATGTCTACCGCTGGTGAGAGTATTAGTATCAGAAAAGGTGATGGTAATAGAATTATTATTAGTAGTAATGCTCTTAGTAGAGTAGACACTGAACCTCCTCTTGAATGGGATGCAGCTAATAGAAAGCTATTACACAAAACCAGTGGAGTAGTCCCAGGTTCTTATGGGCAGTCTACTAATCTTGGAAATGCGAGTATCTTTGTAATTCCGAATATTATAGTAGATGCCACTGGGCACGTTACATTGGCTGAGAATCATAACATAGAAATCAGAGATTATGTTGAGCAATTAGCTCCGTCTACTTTAATGGGAGATAGAAACATATTACTATCTTATAATGAGGCTAGTAATACGGCAGATACTTCTCAGGTAAGAAAGGCTAATGGTCTTACATTCAACGATGCCACCCAGAAGATGACAATAGCTGGAGGTATGAACTCTAACGGACCAGTTAATGTTAATCATGGAGACTTATCAGTCTTAGATGGTTACATTATTGGTAACTTAAAGGGTGATGTACAAGGTCAAGCCACACCAAAGATTCACATATCTTTAAAGCCAGAATATGGTGGTGCTTCTACTAAATTATATGGTCATGTAAAGTTGCAGGATATTCTTAATACTAAACCTGACCCATCAAGTGATAACGAGAACATCAATGATACTAATGTAGTTGCAGCTATTGCAGCTTCACCTTTAATGGTATGGAATGCAATACAGACTGCTAAAGACTATGCTGATAGTATTCTTGGTTCTAATAATGCAATGCTATATAAAGGTGCAGTTGAGGCTGGTACTACAAGTCCAGGTTCATTTACACCCACAGCTGATGTTGGTCATACTTACGTGGTGACATTTGGTACTGGTACATATACTGATAGTGTTGGATATATCAATGGAGAGCCAGTAGAAATTGGTGATTTGCTAATATGTAAGGAGAGTACCCCTGCTGCCACTTCCTCTACTTGGTCACAAGTAAGAACTAAGTGGACGTTTGTGCAGACAAACACTACAGGAGTTGTTAGTGGACCTTCAAGAGCAGTAGTTGGGCAATTAGCTGTGTTTGATAGCACTACAGGTAAGTTGATTACAGGTCTTACTAATGGTAGTGTAGGACAAGTACTTACTATTAATAATAATGGTACTCCTTCATGGATTACTCCAGTATCTCAAACATGGCGTGCTATTAACTACCAAAACTCTGGTCAACCAGCAGCTCAAATTCTAAGTAACTCTACAGATTCTGGAGATTTAACTTTTGGAGCGGCAGGTAACATGAGATTGAGTTGGGATAATGCTACAAATACATTAACCTTTACTTCAATATCAGATAATAGCTGGCGTGATGTGTTAGCCTATACAACATCTTCTCTTTTACCCCAGAGTATTGGAGAGAATGCAGACTTAATATTCTCCAGTGATTTCTTATGGATAGAAGGAGAATTAGTAACGGGATGGGCTACTGTAGACTCAAGTGGAAATATAACATATTCAAGATAATTCAGGAGGACTCAGTTCCTCCTTTTTATTAACTTTGTGATAACACAATATGCTAATTAAAACAAAATACATTGACTGTGCTAGTAAGAGTGTGTTTAATACATGGAAGTTACCTACAAGTGCAGCAGATACCAGTGGAGATATATACTGGTCAGCCGTTGTCTATATAAAGGACACTGGCGAAGTGTGGACTCATGGTAAACTATATGGAGGATTCTTCTCAAATGCAGACAATAACAAAGTTAGTTTAACCATAGGAGGAACAACAAAGATATTAGCATTAGATGGACATGTCCAATCTTATACTACATTAACAGGTAGTGGAAGTACAGCTGACCAGGCTATCCTATCTACAGGAGAAGCTAATAGATGGACTCTGAAGACTTTGGGTAAAAATGCCTTTAGTAATGTTGATTACTTACCTGCCGATGCTACTGCTGTTGCAGCCGAGAAAGTTGTACATGCTTTAGCTTTCCAATATAACGGGAAGGCTATACATTCTTTTGATGGTTCAGTAGCTAGAGTCCTAAATATTATACAGGGTGATAATGTGTTTATTACTGGAGATAGTCAGGGTAATGTAACTATTGCTGCTGACCCAGGAAGTGATACAGTAAACACTGCTGGAGCTACTAATAAGGTTGATACAAAATTGTTCCTTATTGGTGCTGAATCTCAGACTACTGCGCCTCAAACTTACAGTAACCAGTATGTATACATTGGAACTGACAACTGTTTATATAGCTTAGGTAAGAAGGTATTAACTGAACATCAAGCTATTTATAATTTAGATTTACAAACTCAAGTAGGGGAAGTTGTTACTAAGGTTACTACATTTGACCCCAATGCAGCTAACAACTCATTTACTTTAGTTCAAGGCACCAATGTAACTCTAACCCCAGATGCAGCTAATAAGAAAGTAACTATTAGTAGTAAGGATACAACTTATGATTTCTATAATTTAGTTTTCAAACAAGGAGAATCTGTTATAGATACTTATAAGCCAACTACTTCACCTAGTAAAACTCTTAAAGCAGGAACTAACGTTACATTTACAGGTAGCAATAATGAAGTATTAATAACAACTCGAGACACGAGGAATACAGCTGGTGCCACTGAAAAGTTAACTACTAAGTTATTCCTAACTGGAGCATTAACTCAAACAGATAACCCTCAGACCTATACCAATTCCAAAGTGTATATAGGCGCGGATAACAAGTTGTATAGTGATGGTAAAGTAGTTTCTACTGGAGACCATACGCATAACTATGCGGGAGCTACTAGTCCTGGTGGTCCAGCTCTGAAAGTAGGTTTAAACCCATCTGGATTATTGGATGCTACTTATGGAAGCTACGGTGGAATATTACAAGACTCAAATAAAGGTCCTGTATCTGGTTCCTGGTCTAATAGGATTAAAATCTTACATAATAACTCAACTGGTTATTACACTGAATTAGCTCAGAATTTCACAGGTACAGCTGGATTGTGGCATAGAAGAAATGTAGCTGGCACAATAAGTGAGTGGACTCCAGTGATTGATAAGGCTAACTTCCGCACATACCTTGACAGTACTTATGTTATTAGAGGTAACGACCCAAATGTACTTACTAATTATGTGAGATATAGTATAAATACTGGTCTTACAATGAATTGGGAGTGGGGTAATGCTACTCCAACTCATATATGGGGAGCTAAGGCTAGTGATAGCTCTAAGGCTTATGTATTTAACGGAGACAATATTAGAGCTTTTGCTAATGCTGTAAATAGAGCTGGCGACACAATGACAGGTACTTTAAAAGTAACTGAAATTCAAGCTACTAATGGTAACGGACTTGTAATGTGGAATGGTACTACTTATACATATCTTGGTATGCAGGCTGGTACTACATATATTAGAAGTGGAGAAACTGATTTACAGCATAGGTATAATGGAACTGACTATAAGATATGGGATGCCAGAAACTTAGTAGGATTAAGAACTGAGCACTCTCATAATACTATAAACTTTATTGATAGTAGAGAAACAGCATCCACACCGCAAGAACATGCAGCAGGTGTTTGGTTGGACTTTAAAGCTAATGCTAAAGCTAATCTTAGTGATGGTGGAAACTATACTGGACTATTAACTGTCAGAAAGTATGGTGGTACTACAGACTGGTCAGGTGGTAAAAGTGCACAGCTTGGATTTACTGATAATTCTAATGTATGGGTTAGATTTGGTTCTGGTGCATCTTGGGAGGCGTGGAAACAATTAGCTACTACTGGATGGGCTGACGGTAAGTTCTTACCTTTAGCTGGAGGTACTGTAACTGGTAATATTATTTTAAAAGGTAGTACTAACACAGATATGACCAATGCTAACATCCACCCTAGACTTAGATTTGACAACAGTGATAGCTCACAGACAGTAAGCTTCATATTTACTGATTATGACTCTTATAGAGCACCTGCAGGTATAAAACTAGTAGGTAATCAGGGTAATGAATGGTTCGAAGCTCCTAAACTGATAAAGACAGGTTCTTCTGATAGTTATGTATTACTTGGTGGGGGTGGACATAAGGCACTAGCACAATTTGTATATGCAGCTGGTAACCTAGGAGTTCAAGAGTCTACTGGTACTTCTGATAATATTAGTAGAGCACAGTTCTGGAGGGATAACAACTTAGGTGCTTATGGTGTGACGTTGAGCCATTCTGATAATGCTGGATATAAGACTAAAATCTACCACGATTATGGTAGTGGTGGTAACTTATATATGAAAGCTTGCTCTAATGGAACTTGGGGAAGTGTTTATACTATATGGAACTCTGGTAACTTTGACCCTAACACTAAAGTAAATAAAGCTGGAGATACCATGACTGGAAAATTATCATGGACTATGAATGGTGTTACTTCATCTATCGGCAATGAGAATGGTTCGTATACACATCATAATACTAATGCTAGTGTAGGACACTGGTTCAACAAGAATGTGTATGTATCAGGAAATGTGTATGGTGGTTCTTCTTATAATAGGATATTAGCATTCAAGGATGAGATTAACTCACAGGTGGGTGGCTCTAAGAGTGCTCAAATGAATTGGGCATCATGGGGTACTGATACTTATGGTGGTGCTATACAAATTAGAGAGCAGGGATTAGTAACTAATAAACAATCAGCTTGGGGTTACTCTCCAGCATTAACATTCCATTGGGGTAACAGATATGCTAAGAGGTTTGGTATGAGAAGTGATGGTCAGTTTGCTGTAGATGATGTCCCAATTTCACTGAGTACACATAATCATAACTCCTTATATGTTACTGCATTAGGTACTAATGGTAACTATCTAACATGGACTAAGAATGGTACTACTAATAATATTACTGTTCCATATGCTTCTAACTCAGATAAACTTGATGGTGTTCATAATGGTGATGTAACTGCTAACTATTACAAAGTGAATGGTCAGCAAACACTAAACTTAAGTGCCCTTGATTCAAATAAGTGGTATCCATGTGTAATGACTGCACATCCGAGTAATACAACCCCAATTAGAGTTACATTTACTGATGCCCTATCTGGTCATAAACCATCATGGTCTACACATAGCTCTGGATTCTCATTCCAATTCGACTTTGAATGGATTGGAGGTGGTCGGGGAACTATTAGTTGGTACTTAAGAGTATATAGATATGCTGCGTCGTTCGGAGGAGAAACTGCTTGTTATGGACTAGAGCAGAGGAATAATAGAAGTGCCTTAGTACTATATATGAGAGGTGGTACATCATACTACTATAGAAGTACTGATGGTCGTTCCTTTACAGTATATACATCAACAACTAATATTGGAGATAGCACATATCCAGATAATGTATCACCAAGAACTAGTAAGTTGAATGATTGCTATTTACAAGAAGCAGGAAGCAGATATGGAACTTGCTATAGAGCTACAAATGCGGACAACGTATCAAATGCTGATACTGTAGATGGATATCATGCAAGTGGATTATTCACTAATCTATCAAATTCTGGAAATAATATCTCTATTACGGTTGGTGGTACTAACAAGACTTTAACCCCAGCTTATGCTACAAGTGCAGGTTCTGCATCATATGCCCATAAGGTGAGAGGTGAGTACACAGGTAATGGAGGTCAACAAAATCCTAATCACTTCGGAACTAACTGGGTTGGATTTAGAATGATGAATACTACAGTTGGTACTGATAGTCAATATAAAGACTGGATTATAAGTGACTGTTATTCGGGCAACGACGTTGGTGGAGCTGTGGCATTTGGTATGAACAGGCAGTCCTTAGGTGCATATCTAATGGGTTCAGACTCTAATAGAAGCTCATGGACTAGAAAAGGTACATTCTGGGGAGATTGGAATCTAGACCCAGTTACAAAATCTCAACTCAAGAAGACAAGAGTGCCTGGGGAGGTAGTAGATTTCTATGTTTACCAGGTAAATGGCTATACTTGTACTAGTACAGATTATACTACATTTAGGAATCAGCTATTTGATTCAAGTGGTAGAGGAAAGTCAAGTGTGTCATACAAAGCTACTTCTAGTTCAATGACCTATACTGTAAACCTATCTGACTTCGTATTAGCATACAATGGAATCAGTGCATATAGTAATGGTATGTATACAGCAGGTGGTGGTGAGCTTGAAAGTAATAGGATTGGTAGTACAGCTGGTGCTAATAGTAAAACCATTACTGGTTATGAAATGCCTAAGCACGCCCACTGGTTTGGACACTATAGGTCAGATAATGCTAACGATAGAGACGTGTTCGGACCAGATGGAGGTCAGAATCACTCTACAAATGGTACAACTTCTGCTGGACAAGGAGGTAACTGGAGAACTGGTTACTCAGGTAATGGTCAATCAAAGGATTGGAGACCAAAGACAATCTTTGTATTCAAGATGGTGTATGCCCCTCAATCATGGTAAGTTATGAATATTTAAGATAATTTGTTTTGAATATTAGTAAATTATCACTAACTTAGCACCCGAAAACTTAAGAGAAGATTTTAGAATAAAATTAATTTTAAATAAATTTAATTATGGAATTACTTAATAAAAGAGTAATGTACACTGTAAAGAATCAAGATGCACACCTTAAATTGGAAGGCGATGCACAGATTACTGGAGATAACCAAATTACTACTTTCTCAGGGTCTTTCTTCACATTAGAAGATGTTTTCACTGGAGGATTTAGTTATTCTGAAGAGGGAGATGGACTTATTAGCAAGAGTGTTAATAGTTATCCTAGTTCTTTAGAGGATAAAGGTATGGACTTGTTAGATGCAACAGTAACGGCTTTAAAACAACAATTAACAGTTTAATTTTATGACAGTAAATGAAATGATGATTAAGCACAACTTTATCACTAAGGTACTGCTTAGAGACGGAGACAAAGAACTCAGCAAAGACCTAAAGGTAAGGTTAATGAGTATGAGAATTGAGTTAGGTAAAGTAAGAAAACAGCTTGAAGAGGATTTACAAGAGGCTGTTAAGGAACTAACTCCTAAAGGTTATCAAGAACTGATAATGAAAGAGAATAAAACTGAAGAAGATAAAGCTCAAGTTGAGGCTTGGAATAAGCAAATCAATGAGGAGTATAATGCTTACGTTGATAAGAGAGGAAAAGAAGAAGTACAAATTGATACTACATTGAGTGAAGATGATTTTGCTCAAATTATTGAGGTTAATGCAGGTAACGATGTTGAAATTAATGGAACAAAGTTGAATGCAGCTGATTTCTTAGAAGTACTTTATAGCTTATTCGTAGCGTAATGTAATAAACGAGGGCTGTGTAGGTTATACATAGCCCTTTTATTTTATCAGCATGAATGAATATATTGAGGTAATTGGTCAATTAAAACCCAAGAACAATGCTAGCTTTGCACTAGCAGATGTTAATGATTTACGTGGTGGTTACATCCAAGTTACCAATATGAGTGATATGGAAGCCTTTCTCAACACAAAGAAGTTAAAGGAGGGTATGCTATGTTACGTCAAAAATTCACCTGACAGCAACCATATGTATCAATTCTATAACGGGGTGTGGAACGTATGGAAAGTACAAGGAGGTGGAGGAGGTGGAGGAGGAGGAATGTCTATTGTAGTAGTTGACACTTTAGAAGAACTACTTGATAGGGATGACCTTAGAGTTAAGGGGCAAATAGTATTCGTTAATGATATTAATGAAATACGTTACTTTAATGGATTTGTTTGGGAATCCTTCTCCAAAATTTATATACAGGATACACCACCTGAAGATAAGGGAGGTATTTGGATAGATACTTCTGAGAATAAAGAACATATGACAAGTAGTACTGTGATTCAAGACCTGTTAAAGGTTATATCAGTACTACAAGACAAGGTACAGAAGTTAGAGTTTGCATTTAACTGCCAGATAGATTCGGGTGACTTTAGAAACAATCAGAGGTATGCCTATGATGGTATGCCTAATGAGGAGCCTAACTACGGTACTTCAGAAGAAGAGGACAACGCCACTCAAGAGGCTAACAAGGATGTGGTTCTTGCTGATGCACCTGAACCTACTGAATATAAAGAGTATTTACCTAATGCTAAGCATATATGTATCAAAAGTGGTACATACGCAGAAATGCAAGCTAATAAAGGTGATTTCTTACCAAAGGAATTGTTATGGTGTTATGACACTCAGACATTATGGATTAAAGACCCTAAGACATATAAACTAATTAAAATAGGTAGTACAGGTGGTGGAGGTGAAGACCCAGGACCTGGACCAGACCCAGAAACAATGGATGGAATATTAACCGAAGTCATTGGAAGCGGCAGTGGAGCTAAGACCAAGATTATTGGTATTGAGTTCGCTGACATGACAAATAAAGAGAATACATTCCTTATTCAGGTTAAGGATGGTAAGTTAGATGTACATGATTATAGATTAGATAAGAACACTTTAGCTGGTAATGCCCAGACTCAAGGTACTGGAATTTATTATACTACTCCTTATTTCCCAATTATTCCAGAAGAAGTTGGCTCTAAAGATTCTCCAAAGATATATGTCAACATGGTATATTGTGGGGGAACATCTGAGGATAAGGATTATAATCCAGTATCTCACAATTTCGTAGAACTATGTAACCTAGGTAAGAAGGACTTAAATCTAAAAGGACTATACTTACATTATACAGAAAGGAATAGTGGAGATTGGGTTACATTACCTCTAATTGGCACTCTTAAATCTCAAGGTACATTCTTAATTAAGGGTGCTCAATGTTCCGTAGAGAACATCAATACTACACTAATTAGAGTTGGTGAACCTGATATGTATTGGACTAAAGATGCTACTCTTAATAATACAAGGCTTGAGATTGCTGGAGATACAGGTGCTGGGGTTCAAGCTCATAGTATTTGGTCTAGTAAAGATAACTGCATCAAATTTAGTTATGACTGTGCATTCTATATTAGTAGTGAGGAAACAACAGATTACTTCAAGACTACTGTTATGAACAGTACAGCACCTTGGACTACTAATGGAGTAATTAAATGGTATGTAGATTTAGTCGGAATAGGTAGTTATAATGATAAATCAATGCCATGTGAGGCATCTCCTATTGCCACTAAGGGAAGTAATGTGTTATTAATGCGTTACTATAATATGGACCCAGTTAAGCAAGCTACTAAGGCTCTGAGTGCTAGGAGTAATGTTAAGGATTGGACATATATTAATATGGACAAAATTAACCCTGCTATTGATATTCAAGAGTATACTCCAAGGAACTCATCACAAAATAAGAATATATTCTTTAATAAGCATCTATTAGTGGAAGGTGCTCCTAACATAGTTACTTGTACACTAGGACATGATGCCCATAAGACAAGATGCTTTAACTGGGTGTCAGTAGGATACTACGATGAGTATATCTGGATAAGGAAAGATAGGGAAGAATATACTCCAGAGAATAAGTTTGAGTCTTTTAAGAAAGAGGACTTCAATTCAGAGGAGGTTAGCCAGAATCCTAACAGACCTGCTAATCATAAGAATTGGACTAATAAAATATACAATAGGATTAGAAGTATAACTACAGATGGTACACCATTTACAGTTCATAAGTTCATTAAGGACTTCGACGAACCTGCTGATACTCAGAAGTATTATTACAAGGTAGGAAGAGATGGAGCATGGACTGAGGAAAGGTCATTCACTCTTAGGAATAGAGACAAGGTTATTGAGAAGGGATTCAACTTCCTACAAGTAAGTGATCAGCAAGGATTTAATGCGGAAGAGTATGAAATGTGGAGGGTTAGTGCGGAATACATCAACTCTGATAAAGCTGAAAATCCATATGAATGGTGCTTAAATACTGGAGACCAGACTCAGAATGGTAATAGATTTAACGAATGGATTGACTATTACAAGGGTGGAGATGTTATCTATAGAGATACAGAGCAAATGTACTCAGTAGGTAATAATGATTTAACCCCTGTGGATGTATACACGTTAGGGGATGGAGAAGATAAAAGTAAAACTAACCCCGCCAATGTAGAATTTTTCTTTACATTTGAACACCCTTATACAGTACCCATTTCGTCTGCTGGAGTGTACATACCCTGCTGCTATAGCTTCGTATATGGTAACACCTATTTCTTGTCTATGAACTCTGAAATCACTGAATTAGCGAGGACAGATGTGTTCGGAGATGTAGTTGGAGTAAACATATATAATGACTTAAAAGATTGGGCTACTGCTGATTTAGCCAAACACGCAGCTGATTCTAAAATTAAGTGGAAGGTTGCGTTCTGTCATGAAGCCCCATTCACCATCATCACCGCCGATTTAATTATGAGCTATTTAAAGCATAATGAAGGTGGTTCTTACGATAAAAACTTAGATATTAAGAGGGGCGGAAGTCATCTAAATACAGTTGGCAATTACTGGTTTAGTCAATGGTTACAGGATAATGCATTTAAACTATGCCTATGTGGACATAAACATACATATGCAAATTCAAGATATATACGTGAGAATCCTGATAGGACAATGGAACCTATAGTATATGACCAGTCACTGTCCCCAACATGGTATACCAATCTACCTGATAGAGAAAGACAGTGTGTCCAAATCTCTACTGACGCTAGTCTAAACTATGTAAGATATGTAATGTGTCAAGCAACTGGATATAAGTTAACCTCTAATAAAGAGTTGCCTGCCAAGAACATACCTTGGTTACTAGAATATTATCCTGTATCTAGCCAGATTGAAAACCCAAATACTAATACTGCTACTGTTAAGGTTAACAGTGCCCAACAATATCCTAACTATATTATATGGAATGTAGGAACGGGAAATGAAGTTGAAGTACCATCCATGACCACAGCCAGTAGGGAGAGAATACTTGGTAAGTCTTATAAACTACAGCTAAAGGATAATACTAAAGTTTGGGCTTATAAGTATAATGTACCTATAGCTTATACTGACTTAAAGAAGGTTGGAGGTAATGGTGCTACTAACCCAAGTAATAATATAGTAATTGAAAAGACATTACAATGAAAATAAAACATTATGATGAAGTAACTGGAAGATGGGTAATCGACGGTGCTTCTAATGCTTCAGAATTGGAACTGACAAACCCTGGCTTCTTAAATGAAGCTGGGGAATCAGTTTCTATTGACAATGGCTTTACAAAGCTAGATAATAGAATGACTAAGTTAGAACAAAACCTAGCCTGGGTGTACCTTAATGGTGCAATCGGGGGTGGTGGAGGCGGAGGTGGTGGAGGAGATGGCTCCGAATACACCATTGATGTAGCTGAAGGTAGTACAGTCTATACAGCTACCAACACTGTTACACTTAATATCTTAATTAAGAGTGGTGGTGTTAAGAAGTCATTTACTATACTTGCTAAAGATTTGGCTACTAATAAGACTCTAGGGACATGGAAAAAGTATTCTATGTCTAGAACTGATATTACCATTACTGGATTGTCTGGCACCACTGACATTGAGTTATCTGCTTATGATAATGATAATGTTTATGCTACACCTACTTATGTGAAGGTAATAGCTGGTGCCATTTCATTAGAAATACAATCCATACCACCTAAGACTATGTATATGGGTGGTGTTGCAGAAGTACCTCTTAACTATACTGTAACTAATAATATCTTACAAAGTCCAGCAGAGTTCTGGATGACTATTAATGGTATTGAAGTAGCTAGAGTAGGTAATATTACTACTGCAATCAGAGCTTTAAGCTACGATGCTCGTAAACTGTTATTTGAAAGCGAACATTTTAATCCCAAAGCAGGTCAAAGATTCTACTTCATAGCGCAGGCTAGTACTACTCTTAATGGAGAAGTATTATCATCTGAACAAATTAAGTTTGATGTTACGGTAGCTGATAGTAATAATCTGGTTATTGTGACTGAGGATATTACAGAATTTACCCCTTCTTCAAATCCTGGAGAGACTATTGATGATTTAACTAAGTATGGTCAAGGTTCACAGTTAGGATTTAGCTACTACTTCAGTTACGGTCTTAGTAAGTATAGTTCATTCAATATGGATTACAAGATTCATCTAATGAATGACAGTGGAGAGGTAGAGTTACTTGACACTGGTACAATTAAGAATATCAATAAGAGCGAGACTAATAGGTTCGTATATAGTACTGTAAACCTAGCTGTTAATAAAGCTAATGAGTATTTAAGAATCACTCTATTTGGATATGCAGTAAATGACCCTGGTGATACTTCTGCTCAATATACTAAGACAGTTACTTGTCGAATAGTAGAAAGTGTAAGTACAGAGCTATATGCAAATAATGACATGCACACGTTACTTGCTTACTTTAGTAAGATTACTGGTTTTCCAAATACTGCAACTGGTACATGGAACTATCCTATCAAGAATAGTGGTGAGTTTATATATGAAGGTGCATTTGCATCTAAGTTCCCAGATGGAGTAAACTTTACTCTAAAAGGTGTGAATGGTAAGACTAGTGGTTTCATACAAGACATTGATGGAGTGAACCAGATACCTGCAACAAGATTAAGTGGTGAAGCTTATGGTTATCTTGAAGTAGCTGACCAAATGTTCCCTGCTGTTGATATTGGTGCTGGTGTATCATTCTTCCAACCTATGGGATTCCATATCTCATGTACTTATAAGGCAGACGCCTCTTCTTATCCAGAAGAAGTAGTATGCGGTATAGGTCAGTATGAGGATGGTGAATTAAAAACTGGTTATGAAATATCATTAGAGAAGGCTGTATGTAAGATTGGTTCTGCTGATACACTTACAGTTAAACTTCCGCAGAATGAGTTACTTACTGTAGACTTAGACGTATCATTACTATCAGGTAATGCTTGGTACTTTAAAATCTATGTCAACGGTGTACTATCAGCTGTAAGTAGAGTATTACAGTCTGACATTGACTGGATGTTTGGTACTGATTTCTATTTCGGATGTAGAAACGACAACGGAGTTAGAAGTAGATTCTCTGATGTTAATATTTATGACATTAAGATTTACACGTCATCACAGAGTGAGTATGCTATTGTACAGAATTACATATCTGCAACTGAACAAGCTAGACTTGTAAGAGGACAAATAGATGCATCTTTAGATGCTGAGTTAAGAACTAAGAATCTATTTGATAGTGCAGGTAACTGTTTAATATGGGATAAGACTCTGGATGGAGGTAAGGGTGGTTTCCTAACAGGTGAGTTATTATACTCTAAGTTAGTAGAGCAAATGGAAATTAACACACCTTATCCTATTGTGTTAGTAGAGGAAACATCTAACAGCCCTACACTATTTGAACCATATTCAACTGCAATATTCTCTGCATCTGATAAGGTAGAAGTAATGGGCAAGAAATTCCCCGTTAAAATTACTTATCAAGATAGTAAGGGTAAGGTTGTTATTACAACTCCAAGTGGTGTATCAGAGAACAATGGTGTTACTATTGGTCTACAAGGTACATCTTCACTATCTTATAATGCTAAGAACTTTGAGATTTATATGGGTGATGTAGACCAGACTGGTAAGAAGATGCTATTCCAACCTACTGATGATTGGTTGCCAGAGAATGAGTTTACATTAAAGGCTGACGTAGTAGACTCTGCACACGTTAATAACGTAGTAATTGGTCAGATTGTTAATGGTAGAGCTAAAAACTCTTCTGGACAGTCTATTACACCATTCGGAGCAACTCCACCTATGTCATTAGGTAATGATGTTTGGGGAGGTGATGCAGATAAAGCTAATGCTATTAGAGGTAAGATTAAGCATACCTCTGAAGGTTTCCCAGTATTACTATTTATTAGATATGCTCCAGATGCTGATGGTACTATTAAACAACCTAAGTTCTGTGGTATTTATAACTTCAACTTAGGTAGGTATGCTTTCTTTAACTTGGGATTAAAGTTACTTACTGACTACGTTAAAGTGAACCAAGACGGACCAACATTAGTAACTGATTACACAGAAGATGCTAATAGATGGAACACTGGGGTAAGTAATGGTGTATATTCTGTAGAAATAAACCAAAACTCTTCTGCTCAAGGAGCTTTCCAACAGGATGATATGAAGATTGTTCAGTTCATGGGTGATGTAATGTACACATCTAGGGATGAATCGATTGGATATAATCAGGTTCAGAAGTTCTATACTCAAATGGCTAATATGGCTCTTACTCGTATCCAGAAATATACAATGGACGATGCTGGACAGACTCCTACTAAACCTATTCCTGGAGAGTTCTATGATTTGGATAAGAATGCTTATTATAACTTTAGTGCTTGTGACCAGCATCTAAACTGGGATAATGCTTGTGCTTACTTTATGATTGCATTACTATTTGGTTGTGTGGACTCAATGTGTAAGAACCTAACTATTCGTAGTTGGGGTACAGATGTATGGTATTGTTGCTTCTACGATATGGATACCGCCTTTGGTCTAAACAATGCTGGACAAGATATTGTAGAGTACTGGGCACATCTACATAGGTGGTATAACATTGCTTCACAGGATACTGGTATTACTCAGTATACTCAAGAGAAGAACTATGTATCAACTGATAGTTATAAACAGTACTTTGCTTCATGGTGGAATAGAATATGGGAAGTACTTGAAAACTTAGCTGGAATTGACAGTGGTAGTACAGAGAATAGAACTAGCTTAGAGTCATTATATGTGAATTTAAGAACTAACTTGTTCCCTGACCCTGATAAATTTATTAAGGATTACTATCAATCATATACAGAGAAGACAGGTTCTATCATGTTCAACTATGACTATAAGATTAAATACCTTGCTATTTCTAAAACATATGACCCAAACACTGGTAAATATGAAGATAGTACAGACTTTAGTCAGTTAAAGTTCTTACATGGTAATCGTGTAATGCACGTTAAAGACTGGTTTAGAAAGAGAATAATGTTCTTAGATGGAGTATATGGCTACAAGGATAATACTAACCTATTACCTACTACTATTGAATCTCCTATTACTGGACTATGGGCTTCTAACAAAGCTACGGGTTCCGCTACTGAAATTAGATTTAGTACTGATATTACTGCAAGTAGTCAGATACTTTATCACTATTCACATGATAAGACTACTGGTGCATTCTGGATTACAGACACTCCAACATCAGTTATCTTACCTATGCCTACTGGTGAAACAGTAGTATATATGTATGCTAACAAGTACATTACTGACTTTACTAAGTTTAAGAGTTACCCTTGGACAGGTTTGGACAATATTAACCTACCTATGTTACAAGAGTTAGATTTAAGTGGACTAAGTAATGTGGATGCTGCTTATTTCTTCCAGGGTGGAGTATATAATGAGGCTAATGATATAGGTCTAAAGAATATTAAGAAGTTGAATCTAAGTAAGGTTAGACTTATTGGTTCTACTGCTTCTGCATATACATTAGACTTGAGTGGTTGTCGTAAGATTCAGGAACTTGACGTATCATATTCTTCTATTACTAAGATTACATTCCCAACATCTGCTGTGTTGAAGACATTAAATATGTCTGGAACAGATATTACTAATCTGAAGTTAGAGAACCAATCTTTCCTTGAGTCATTACTTATTGATGATTGTTTAAAGCTAACTTCAATAGAAATTAATAACTGTGGTGCATTAAGAACTCTGAACATACCACCTAATGTGAGAACGGTAACTATTAGGAACTGTGAGAAGATGGAAACCATTCAGATTCCGTATTCTTCAGTTAATAACTCTGTCAGTCCGTTGGCTCAGGTTACTATTGATAACTGTCCTGGTATGAAGGAATTTAGTATCCCTGGTCAGAATAACCCCGCTCTAAAGTTAGAGTTAACAGGTGCTTGGAATCTTGAGGTTCTGGACCTAAGCTATACTAAGACTAGTGATATTACACTTGCATCTTTATATGTTAATGGTAAACCTAACTTCTCTAGCCTAAAAAGACTAGTTATTTCTAACACGGCGTTATCTACATTAAAGTATAATGATAGAACTCCAGAGTACTTAGACTTGACTGCATTCCCAGACTTAGAAAGTATCGAGGCTATTAGCTGTAAACAATTAGTAGAGGTCAGATGTAAGAATGATAAGACAAATCCTATAGAAATACCAAGAGGTGCATTTAGAGATTGTATTTCATTACAGAGAGTAATCGGACACCTATCTCTTCAGGGTGGTGAGATATTTAGAGGATGTAGTCAGTTCTATCTAAATCCAGATAGTGTATATACTCAGTATGGTACTGATGTCTTCCTTGAAGGAAATAACGTTACCAATATATCATTTGGAGAAGAATTGACTGATGCTTACTTCTTATTTGAAGGATGTGCTAGAATATCCTATAATGACTTTAAATACCTAATGGTTAGATTAACTGATAGGGTTGTTTCATTAGAAGGTATGTTCAAAGGTTGTTCAAATGTTACTGGTGATATTTGGTATGACTTATTTAGATTATGCCCTAATGTAAATAGCATCAAGGAAGCATTCAGTGGAACAAGCCTAACTGGACCATTCTTCTCTAGGACATCTGATTACAGTACATCTAAGGATTCTACTTGGGGAGTATTAGACTTCTTACCTAAGCTTACTGATGCAGAAGCTGCATTTGATAGCACTAGCTTAGAGTGGATAGACAACAATGTGTTTGCTCCAGCTAATGGTAAGTATAGTCCTCTAGTAAAGATTGACTATATGTTTAGAAACTGTCAACAGTTGAGAAGCTGTGCTAATACAAGAGCAGCTGTACCTACAGATGGGTTACTAAGTTCTAAGACATTCTTTACAAACCTAAGAAATCTAGTAAGCCCTTATCCAAAAGGTGTATTCACTGGATGTAGTTGGGTTAGAATGACTGTAGATTCAGATAGTAATGGTAATACCTATCTATTCCATACAATTAATAAGGTTGCCCAATCCTTAATTCTAACAGATTCTTTATACTCTGGTATTAAGTTAGTTGGAAAGATTGGACCTAATGTGTTTGGAGGTATAAGTCAAACTATCAGTGACGGAGGTATTACATGGTACATTCCAACATTTAGCTCTATCCAATATCCATTCCAATACAGTGGTGGAGAAGCATTAGTAAATCTATCAGAGATGGGAAATATGTTCCAAGGCATTAGTGGAACATTAAGACAGGCTATAGGTATACTTACTGGACTTAAATGTTCTGATGAAGCTGGTGCCCAGAGTATTCCTGTTAATATATTCAAGAATTGTAAAATATTGAATAGTATTGAGGGATTCTTTAAAGGGATAGACCTAAACAACGATGGTAAGATATATCAATTCCCACCTGCTGGTATGTTTGATGATTGCATTAGTTTAACTAGCATCAAGAGTCTATTTAGTGGATGCTACAATCTTAAATTAAAACTAGTGGGAGAAGGCTTTAAGAACTGCCCTTTACAAGATGTGTCATTTGCCTTTGAAAATAGTGGTACTTTCGGATACATTCCTTATAGATTATTCTTTATGAGCCAAGACAACTCAGATGGCTCTAAGTCTATTAGGCATAGCATAACTAATATGGCTGGAGTATTTAAGGGATGTTGGTGTCTAGGTTATGATGAAACCAGAACTATTGACATAGGTTCAGAGTTAATTCTTAATAGTACATGGACAACTTGGGATGACCATATTATTAAGAATGCTGGTAACAGAGTAACATTTAAACTTGATGTCAGCAACATGAAGAAGTCATATAACTATGATAGGAACGAAGATACTTCAAGTCCTGACTATAATCCAGGAGAACAAGCATTTGATGTTTGGTATCTTGATGGTTATGGATGGGAAGGTGCTTCTAGTACTGAGAGTGGTTTAGCTGATGTTAAGTCAAGACTTACTGAGAAATACTTTAAGTATGATACTCAACAAAAGACTGCTATTAGCCAGGCAGGTAATGGTCGTGCTGAGATTGGATATCAGAATTACATGATTCCTACTGACCTATTCAGGTATTGTCATGCTGACTGTACGTTGGAAGATTCTATGATTGATTTCAACTATCCAGAGCAAGTTAGGAAGTTCTTGCCTGATTCTGGAGATTGGACTATAGAACAAACTGGTAAATGGGATGGCATGATAGGTAGAATACCATGTAAGCTGTTTGAAGCACTTGTAGATACACCAAAGCTACTTGGAGTGTTTAGAACTACGAGATTCTGTGCTTTCGTAAATCTACAAGGAGATACGTTCACTAGAGGTATCAAATACCCACCAGACCTGTTTAAATATAATACTAGATTGGAAGATATTACAGGTATGTTTTCACAGACAATCTTAGAAGTTGGTGTTGATGTAAATAGTGACCTATTTGCTAATAATCCTAACCTAAAAGTTATTACTGAATTGTGGGCTAATTGTAAGTTTGATAAGAGGGCGTATAATGCTGCTGGAACTCAGGAGATATATCCTCAAATTGATTTCGCTAACATATTTAAGAATAACAATAGAATTGTCAATGCTTCTAGCTTATTTGCTGTATCAACTGCAAGTACAGAGGAAGACAGTAATTACGGTTTACTTTTAATTACTGAAGACCTACTGAAGACTTGCTACAATATTAATGACATTAGTAGTATGTTCTACTATTGTACTAAGTTACAAGGTGCAGTACCTACGTTCACCTCTGCAACCTATCCTGTGTTAAATATTGTATCTGGATACTTAACTGGAGTTAAGAAGAGTAACATTACCAATGCTGACCAATTAGAGTCTAGATTAGTACCTGCTGAATGGCTATAACCAATTATATAAGCTAGTTATATCATAGAAATGATTTTTAATATTTTAATACAATTATTTTTGTAGTTAACATTGATTAACAATATTTCTTTGGTATGACCTTTAAGAATCATTAACTTTGCACTATGAAAATTAAAGAAGCGCGCTTAACAGATTGGGTATAAAAACACACACACAAACACAACAAATTATGGCAGAATTTTTAACAATGCAAGAGGCAGAGGATAAATTCGGTAAGAAGGGTAGAACTAATGCCGCTCTGACTCTTGGTATTATTGGAACAGCACTTGGAGCTTTTACAGGTAACAATGGCTGCGGCTGTGGTAACAACGGTATTCTCGGAGGTCTATTTGGAGGTAATAACGGTAATTGTATAGCTGAGAAGGCTATGCAGACTGCTATGGCACAAGGACAAATGTCTCAGAATCTAGCTTGGAACAATAGAGTACAGTCTATGCAAGATGATATTGACTTATACACTTACATCAATGGTAGGAATTTAGCTACTAACGAAAGAATTGGAAACGAAACACAAATTCTAACAAACCAAATCTGGAGAGGTAGAGTGGAAGACTTACAAGAGAAGAGTGGAATGTATGTTGACATAATCACTCGTGATAACGCTCAGAACATGAAACTATGTGATGAGCTTTATAAGAGAAGGGAACAAGACGTACAAGAGAAGGCAGATTTGTTCGAGAGACTTAACACACGTTTAGTTGAGTTAGAGAAGAAGGAAGCTGCAACTGCTGCTGCTTTACCTCTAATGTTCGAACTTAACAAAGTTAATGCTGAAAGGTACTCAGATAACTGCTGCTGCAAGTCAGAGAAACAATTATTGGTTGCTGCTGGTGATTTACAGAGACAACTAGACCACAAGATTACTGGACAGCTGAAATATGCTTATAGTGACCTATGTGCTCCAGTTCCTAGTATTTCTCCACTATACTGTAGTCCATTCACACAATATGGCACAGGTATGTACGCTGGTCAAGCTGCTTCTAACTGGAATGCAGTAAATACAGCTATTAACAGTGCTTGTCCATCTTGTACAGCTCAGTAAGATATTAAAGGGAGATTATGCAAATAGTCTCCCTTTTATTTTTTATTTTAAACACAAACACTTATGAAAGTAAAAATTACTCCTATCGGAGAAAGTGCTCAATTAATTGAATTTAATGTATCGTTACCATGTGGGGCAAGAGCATCTGTAGCTCCAGTGTCTACATTAACAATTACACAAAGATGGGCTAAAGTGATTAACACAGCTACAACAGGTGCAGCTTCTTATATGCAGGTTACTAAGTTTGATATTATACACAACACTCAGTATACTGATTGTAAGGGTAATGTAAGATTGGTTACAGAAGAAACATCAACTATACTAGCTTCTCCAGCTACAAGTGAGACAATAACTACACTTGTCCCAGAAGTTAATAAGGTAATTGATGTAATAATTCCTAACGGAGTTAGTATTGTTAATCAAGCTATCTTAGATGAGTTACCAACATCATTGCCAGTTAAAGGTAATTGTGCTTACTCAGTATTCGAGATACAGATTCCTGCAGCAGCATAATAATCACATGATATGAGCTTATTTGGACAACCTTTCGGTACTAATTATACTGATTTACAAAACCAATACTTGCAGCAACTACAAGTTATGCAACAAGCTCAGCAAGCACAACAGAAGACTCAACCCATCCTTGATGAAATAAACAGGGAGGTTGGGTCGTTGTCTGTTGACGAGCAGAACGTATTGGCTAAAACACAAGAATATCAAATGGCTAAACAGACCTATGAGGCAGGATTTATGGCATTCTTAGGGACTAAGTTTAGTTCAGAATATGTAAATTCCCCTGATGGTAAAGTGGCAGCGGAGAATCTGTTAGCTACTATTAGAAAGAGTAAGGAGTATATACAATCTCAGATAAAAGCAAAAGAAGAAAAGGTTAATACATTATTAGAACTGATGGAGAGTGACCCGGAGATGAAGAAAAGATTTGATGAACTCATGATGAACAAAACAGCTAAATAATGAGTGACAAAGAATTAATATTTCAAGCAGCAAACACATTCACTAAAAACTTGGTAGGTAACTTATTCGGCATAAACACAATAGGTACTGATGCTCTCATAACTTACGTAGTTAATAACATGGAGGACAAGTATGGAATGTATTTGGAGCCATTCCTTGATAAGGGTGGTAATATAAATATAGATTTATTTGGAAATGCGCTACGTGACGTTATGAAGGCTCGTGCTAAAGACGGATATGTCGTTAAGCTATTTGGTAAACCAGTTAAGTTTGGTGAGGCTGACATTGATGAGTTCGAGAGGATATTTAAGACGTTAAAAGCGAACAATGGAAAACATTCGAGTTGAGTCATTCTTAGGGAATGATAAAGTTATAGTTGGCAATAAGTATACTGATTTAGTACTTGAGACTCTTGGTAAGGTTTATATCAAAACCGGCAATAATTCTAGAGTGCTTAGTGATGTTCTAAAATTATTAGACCAAGTACAGGAATCAGAAATAAAAAGTCAAACTATTATAGTTGGTAGCTTACTTGAGATGGAGCAGATGGAGTATCCCGGAGATGGATTCTTCATTTATAACACACTTACATCCACTCTATATATTTCTTATGATGAGAGATATATAGCCTTAATAGAGGCAGCAGAAGGTGCTGATGATGGGTATGTAAGACGTAAAGGAGACACAATGACTGGACAGTTAGAAATCAATACTGTTGGTCCTCCTTTAATAGTGGCTTCGTCTAAGCTAGTTAGTAACTTAAATGCTGAATTTATTAATGGATATTCATCCGATGATTTGGCAAAGAAGAACGTAGATGAATATATATATGGAAATTGGACATTTAAAGGCAAAGGAGTCTCTGAGGATACTTGGGTTTTTAAGGACAATGTCCGTATGTATGGAGATTTGGTTACTAGCAGGAGCTTGACATCCCCTGATTTTATGTCAGGATTTGGTGGTTATGGTTGGAGATTGGATGCAAATACCAATACACTAACAGTTGACTATCTTGTAGTTAGAAAGGCTATGAGAGTATATGAATTGGTAATCAATAAGATAAGTGCAACCAATGGAAGTATCTGGGTTACTAATTCAAGTAAATGTAGTAAGGCTGTGCAACCCACTATTTTAACAGATGCACAACTCAGAAGTATTGGCACATGGACTGGGTCAAGTGCAAATATAGATGCTATGTTGAAGCTATTATCAACAGATGGGTATTATATCCCCCTTCCGGGTAATGGGGCTAATACACTTAGTACAGTCACCAGAACGAAAGAAATATCTAAGGCAGATTCAATTAATACCACGCCTAAAACATTTGTAAACTATAAGTTTATAATTCATGTTAAAGACCCTAGAGGTCTTGTTAATAATACTCTGTTTAGAGGACCGCAAACTTTATATGATGAGTCTTTACTAACATCAACTTCATCAGACCAAAACCACATTGCATTTAGAAAGTGTATAACTCTATACTATATCAGTATGGGAATGACGGTTACTAAGTGGGGAGGAAATGAAGGACAATGGGATGAAGGTACTATTCCATTAGAGTGGACACTAACTGAGACTTTTAATAAGGATACAGCTTTCTATATGATTCCGAAGGGTGATAAAGTTGCCACAGAAGACTTTGAGAAGAATGGATTTAATAGTACTTACCTAACACCAATACAACCATTCTATAAATACTTCGGACTTGACACAACAATAGTCAATCAAGCTATTACAGAATCAAATAGCCAATTTAATAGTAGTATGAATACTACTGTTGTGATGCCTAATTTGTGGGTAGTAAATACCGATGATGAGGAATATCCCCTGTTTAAACCAGGAGATATAATAAGGTGTCAGAAATATACAGGTGGCAATATAAAGTATTACGATGCTATAGTAATGTCGCAGATGGAATCTAGACAATTTATAGTTCAGAAAGCTACATCTGTATTTGATATTTATACTGAAATCCATTATAATGAAGATGGTTCAGTAGCTTCTTCAGAAGAGTCTTATAACAATACTCAGTACAGTAAGACCGAAACTAGCTATGATGTTAATACAGGAGCCAGGAAGCAAGTATCTTCATCTAACACTACTAGTGATAGATTAGATGATATAGCTGAAGGTGATGATATGATTCAAATGGGAAACATATTTAACACTGAGAGACAAGGTGCTTTATATTTAACATCAAGTGATGATGGTGGTCCATATATGGATGTAATCACTGAATTAAATAGACCTGATTATTCAGTTCTATATGATGTTCCATTATATGATAGAAAGGAACTAATATATAAGTCAACTAAGCATAATTACTATTATCAAGAATCTCCCTCAATAGAAGGTGCTCCTACCTTTACAGTAGACATTAAAGACGGAGAGAGTGTCATTACTAAGACATATTATTGCACAGAATATCCCACACAAACATCTGTTATTAAGATGCGGGATAATAAGTATAGACACTCACTTACAAAGACTACAAAGGTAAGAATTGGTAGACTTGATGGCATTTACAATGAAATGTTTGGTAAGAAACAACCCTATGGATATGGTTTATATGGCGAGAATGTATTCCTAACTGGTGAGTTTTATTTAAATAATGGTCAGTCTATAGTAGACTTCTCTGAAGAGAATATATTATTAAAGTTCAAGAATGCTGGACTAGAAATAAAGGAAACTCTAAATGATGAAGGCGAGAAGATTCCTGTCTTGGATGAGAATGGAGAACCAGTACTTGATAAAGACGGCAATCCTGTTTATGAAACATCTATCAGTATGAATGCTGATAAGTTTTATTTTTATATTGGGGACAAGTTAGCTATGACACTTGGTAAGATGTTTGATAAGACTACGGGTAAGTTAGATAATGTCTTATTAGATATTAATGGATGGGTTAAAGCTAATGGGTTGGAGATATGGGGACAACGAAGTGAGTGGAAGCCAGACGGAACCAGAGAGTTGGTTCCAGATACATACCAATTAAATGCCAAGATAGACCAAAATGGTGATATATATGGTCAGGATGCCTATTTATACAATGCATACATGAAGAATGCTTATGTTCAGGGTACTATTGTGGCAGACTCTGGAAGAATAGGGTCCATACATATAGAACCTGTATCTTATAGTTTGTACTATGATGCTACACATATCTTATGGCAGAAACTTGAAAATTTTATGTGGGGCTCAGCTTATGAGAGGTCTGGGTTCAAGCTAGGTGTTGGAAAAAGGGAATTATTTGATTCTAATCCCGCCTTCCTTGAAATATTCAACTATGCTAATGCGTTCACCTATAAGGATAACCGCTATGGCATAAAAGTGGCAGGGCATATGAATGCTGCTCTATGGGCGGCAGTTACTGAGAGTGTTGACCCTCCAACCAGAACACCCAATGAGGATGTAATGATAGCGGGATATTTTGATGGGGATGTTTATTGCACACAATCTGTAAACCTAGGTAATATGATATTTACAAAGTGTCCAGATGGATACCGACAAGGTAATTGGCCTTTTAGCCAAGCTAGACAAGACCAATATGGCTCTGTTGTAGATAATCAAAATAATAGAGTTGTATTGAACCCGGCACCAGGAACTTTAACTCCAGGTCTGGTGTATTCTGGATGTACTTTTGATGGTAAAGATGTAAATTTTGACCACGCCTCAATTACTGTAGTTAATGGGCTGGTAGTAGGATTATCAAGACATAGTTAATTAAAATGAAAATAGGACTAACAGCGAAGGATAGAATGGCTATTATAGCTATACTTCCCACTCAGGGGAAATTAACCGATTTAGTAGAGATTCTAGAACTAATAAAAACTATAAAGTTTACGAAAGAAGAAACAGAATCTCTAAATCTTAAAACAGAAGATGGGAAGGTTACATGGGATGTTACTAAGGAAGAGGATAAAGAGTTTGAGATAACATTCGAACAAATTAAAATAATAAAAGATGTTATTAAAAAGCTAGATGATGAGAATAATATAGATATAAGTATAGTAGACACTTGTCTAAAATTTAGTAAATTATGATAATACTATTAGACGCAGGTCACGGAGAATCAACTCCTGGTAAAAGAAGCCCAGATGGAAGACTTAGGGAGTATAAATACTGTAGAGAGATTGCTGACGAGGTTAAGAAACAATTAATTAATAAGGGCTTTAATGTTGAGTTGGTAGTTACAGACGATGTAGATGTACCACTTATGCAGAGATGCCGAATAGTAAACCAATACTGTGATATACATGGAAAAGCTAATACTGTATTGGTGTCGATTCACTGTAATGCTGCTGGTAGCGGGGCAGATTGGATGAATGCTAAAGGTTGGAGTGTATTTATATCCAACAATAGCTCAAGCAAGAGTAAGAAACTAGCAGAGTGCTTGTTTGAAGCAGCACGTAAAGAGGGTTTAACACTAAGGAAATATTCACAAACACAAGTATATTGGAAACAGAATCTAGCTATATGCAGGGAGACTAAGTGCCCAGCAGTTTTAACAGAAAATCTGTTTCAAGATAATAAGGCAGATGTAGAGTATCTGTTGTCTGATGAGGGTAGAGCAACTATAGCTCGTCTACACGTACAGGGTATATTGGATTATATCAAGTCAATACAAGGGTAATAAGTAAGGGTGTTCCTAATTATTAATGAATTTCAATATTTCATTTTGGGACACCCTAAAAATTCCTTAATTTTGCAAATAACTTTAAAAGGGAATAATATGGAAATGAAATTAGAGGATTTAGACATTGACGATGTAGGATTAGACGAAGACGTAACTCCTGGGAATGAGTTTGACGAAGATACCTATGAGAAGCCTTGGCTTGATGGTTCTGCACCGCAAGACGAGGAAGTTCACGAGGATGAGCCAACTAACGAGCCAGAAGAGGAGGACATTATCGTTTCCCTACTAAAAGATAAAGGAATCAATCCTGAAGCTATCAAATTTGAGAATGAAGCAGGAGAGATTGAAGAGAAAAGTTTTAATGAACTTTCAAGGGAGGAACAACTTCAAATCTTAAATTATGATGAGTCAGATGATGACTTTGGTTTAGCAGAAGATGAAGTTAGTCTTATTAATGAGCTAAGGGCAAGTAATCTGAGCGCAGATGAATATAAGAAGTATATCGCCCAGCAAGCTATTCAAGAGTATTTAGATTCTAATCAAGAAGATACTCCTGTATATGAGATTGATTCTATCCCAGATGATGAACTATATCTTATAGATTTAAAAGCTAAAGTCCCAGAGCTTACTGAGGAAGATGCTTCTGCTGAGTTAGAATTAGCTAAACAGAATGAAGCACTATATCAGAAGAAGGTTCAAGGTATCCGCAATGAATACAAGAAGAAAGAAGAGTTGCTAGCTCAACAAGAGGAAGAAGAACAAAGATTAGCCGCTGAGAAAGCTGCTCAAGAGTTCGAAGACACTATTGTGGCTGCAATTCAGGAGAATGATACCATTGACTTGGGTGAGTCCTCATTAACCTTGTCTGAGGACGATATGAATGAAATTGCTAGCTTTATCTTAGATTCAGATGTTGCAGGAGTGAGACACATCGCCAAAGCGTTAAATGACCCTAAGACCTTAGTTGGCATGGTTTGGTATGCGCTTAAAGGACAGGAGGCGTTTAGTCAAATTACTGATTATTACAAACAGAAGATTACAGAAGCATCTAAATACAATTATAATAAAGGGTTTGAAGATGCTAAGGGAGGTAAAGCTCCAAATGCAGCTAAGACAGTGGTCAAAAAAACAGCAGGTAGTACGGCTGCCCCTGCTAAGAAGGTAATAACAATTGATGATTTAGATTAAATTTAAATTATAAAGTATGATAGTAGCAAATTTCGTAACAAATCGCCCTACAATGAGCGAAACCAGAACTTATGAAGACTTCTATAAGTTCTTAGGTACAAAACCAACTAGACTTGGTATAGTTTCAAGACTCTACCCTAATTTAACTGCTTCTTACTTGACAGAATCTCTAAGAAATATCTTCTATATGGATTCTAAGTCAAATAGCAAATACAGAAGCATTGATAGTATGTACTTCGAGTGGGAAGTTGAAACCAACTACATCAAGAGAGTTGAGTTCGCAGATGTTCCAGCAACTAATGGTGAAGGTGGTACAACCATCGTAATGGCTTTCAAAGAGAACTATTACCAGAAGTATGACATTTTTAAGATTGACAAAACAATGCAGCAATGCCAAGTTATCTCTAGACCCACAAGAGTTGCAGATAATTATTGGACTGTTGAAGTAAGACTAATTGATAACGACTATTCTTCAATCCTAGACCTAGATGGATGCCAGATTGGTGACACTACAAGATTCCAATCTAACGCTATGCCTGAGGCACACGAAGAGGGTTATGCTAAGTATCAATCTAACATTGAAAGACATAGAGGTTACATCACTACACACCGTGTTGATGACAGCTATACTTCTCTATTCAAGCCACTAGAGCAAACATTTATCAGCATTGGTAAAGGTGAAGGCAATGGTGCTGTTAAGGAAACAATGTACAAGATGGATACTCTTGAGAAGAATCTATTAAGAAACTTCTTGGAAGTTCGTAACCAAGGTCTATTATTCAATAAGACTAACGTAGATAAGAACGGTAAACCAACAATCTCTGACCCTGACACTGGTCGTCCAATCTATATTGGTGACGGTATCATCCCACAAATCGAGAGATTTGCATCTAAGTATGTTTACAATAAACTTACTCCAGAAGCATTCACTACAGCTATGGCTATGATGAATGAGAAGAGTGAAAACCCAACTGGTAATAAGTATGTATTCATCTGCAACGAGAAGATGTGGAATGACATCCAAAGCTGCCTATCAGAGTGGCTTGCAAGATTCAAAACTTGTGGTACTTATCTATGGTCTAAGAAGGCTAACGGATATGTAGACGTTGGTGCTACATTCAATAGCTATGAAATGGGTGGTAACACTATTTCATTCAAGGTGGACAGAACATTCTCTCGTGAATGGGGTTCTGAGAAGGGCTTTGGTCTAATGCTTGACCTTACTGCTGATAAGACTAGTGGTGAACCTGCTATTCAAATGTTTACATTAAAGGGTGGTGACTTCATTACTAACAAGTATCCAGGTGTTGGTGGTTTAGATGGTCTAAGCTCTGGTATTGTTTCAAGTACTACAGCTGCATCTAAGGTAATCAACTGGGGTTATTCTGGTGTTGGAGTATTCTCTCCATACAGAAGCTTCATTATGAAAGAAGCGTAATAAAAATATATAATCAAGATGTGTTGGGAGGGGCTAATCTATAGTCCCTCTCATACTCATTATAAAGATGATGTATGATATACAATAAAAATACGAATTAATATGGCTGATGTTTTAGACGATATAATTATTTTAAGAAGTGTGTTCGGTAAAGTTGGACAGAAGTACTTCATGAATCCTGTTAGAGACCCGAAGACTGGTAGATTCCCCGATTGCGTGAGACCAGTAGATAGTAAGGGTGATATGATTATCTCCGATAAGGATAGAAATGAAGGTAAACCACTTATTCCTGAGAATAAAGTGTTCATCATTGAAGATGGTACTACGTTTAACCTAAATGATGAATGGCAGGCTGCTGAGTGGTACTCAATACAACATTGTCCTCTTATTGCATTATCAAGAGATGCAAGGGACTCTAAAGGAAATTTACTAATTGATGGTGAAATAGCTGAGGGTAAGACTCGTGCTCGTTATGGTACAGCTGAGCTATATGTAGAAAGACCTGGATATGATACTGCTAAGAGAATCTCTAAGAAGAAACTTATCCACGATGCTGATTCTTACATCTATGGTGACCCTAAAGGTGCAGAAGGTAGAGCACTTAAAGCTAGATTGCTTGGTAAGAATATGCGTAATGCACCAGACGCAGATATTACAGACTACTTGCTTGAAATATCGCATAAATCTCCAGAGAAGATTATTGACCTATATACTGGTGGAGATATTAATCTGAGATTGATGTTTATTGACGCTAAAGACAAAAATGTCATATACGTTAAGAACAAGGTTTATCTATATGGTGATAGCATTGTATTAGGTGCAACTGACGATGCAGTAATCACTTGGATGAAGAACCCTACTAACAGTAAGGTACTTGAACTTATTAAGAGAGATACTTATCCTGATATGTACTTAGAAGAAAGTGCATCTAAGAAATAACATTACCTAAATGACGGCGAAACAAGTATACAGAGGAGCATTGGTTGAAATGAATAAGACTGCTGCTCCAAGTATTTTACTTGAGGACTTTAACTACTTATTAAATAAGGCGATATACCAATACATTAATAAGAAGTACAACATTTATGATGTAAATCAACAATCAACAGATGACATTAGAGTATTAAAATCTACTGCCATCCTCCAGCCTACTCTGGCTACAAATACATACGCTGCTGTTAGTTCTCAAACTAACTCATTGTATGGAGCTGTTTATGAAGTAAATCTACCATTGGATTATTTACATATTTTGAATTGTGTATGCAATTTCAAAGTAGTAAAGACATACGAATGTTATGATGCTGGTACTTATGTACAAATTGGTGCTAAGCGTTTAACTTCAGACCTTTGGTCACAAATAATAAGGAACTTCTATATGCAACCCTCTTATAGAAATCCTTATTACTTCATACACAACGTAAATAGTGCTACAACGATGCCTACCAATCCAGTAAGACTTACTGCTGGAGAAGGAAGTATATCACCAAACACAACTATTCAACAAACTACTGGTACTGATGGTTCACTTCCAACTAAGATTACCATTGGTGGTAAATCAGTAGATTTAGTAGAACAGCCAGGAGTTAATAGGTATGGAAATCCATCTCAAGTTAGACTTGAAATTAGGTATGGCAAGGATTCTTCTGTATTCCAACTAACTGATATATTTGTTGATTACATTAAGACTCCTCAAAAAATTAGACTAACACAAGACCAGATTGAAATGGTTGAAGATACATCACAAGTCATGGAGTTTCCAGATTATGTGTGTCAAGAGATTATAAATGAGCTGGCAAAGCTATTATTGGAGAACGCAGGTGACCCAAGGCTTCAAACTAATTTAGCAGTTAATCAGACTATTGCAAATCCAGCTCAGCAACAGTCACAAACTAAAAAATAAATTTAAGTTATGTTTCAGTACACTAACACTATTGTATTAAACTCACTGAAAGATGTAACCACTGGTTTAGATAAAATCGTTAAGGGTTCAGACAACATTGAGGTAAGACGTGTAAACAAGTTCCTCAAGAAGAACGTAAGTGCTATGCACAAGAGAACTGCTTCCGACCCAGTTATTGGTAAGGCAGAGTTCACTATTACTAACCCAGGCGTAGGTATCTATAGGTTGAAGTTATACATCAGATTATCTGGAAGTCAGAACTCATACTACTCTAATGACTTCGTATTCAAAGGTAAGCCTTTTGTTTATGAGTTCAGAATCACCTCTGGTTCCACCTCTGCAACTGATGTTGCTAAAGAAATTAAAAGAGTTATTGATAAGATTCAGGCTTTCTATGGTGATAAATACATCAGAACTGAGGTTAAAGGCGATAAGTTAATAATCCACGGAGTTGATGAGTATCAATTATTCACTGAGGCTAAGATTCAAAAGCTTAATACATCTGCTAATAACCCACTTACTAACGAAGTATATGAGGATATTATAGAAGGTACAATCACTAAGAGTATTGAAGGATTTGGTACTTATACTCACATCCTAAAAGACCTTAGATTGCCTACTATTGAGGCTAGAAGATTTGAAGCTGTAAACCAAGAGGAACTTCCTATCCCAGGAATGAAGTACAACCAATATACTATTTACTACACAGTAGATAGAGGTTTATTTGGAGGTGCTGCTGTTGGTCAGCAAGTTACATCTAAAACTACTCATGTATTCTATGTACTAGAGTCTATCGCTGCAGAGTTCGAAGCAGCATTAGCTGTGCTAGGTACCCTAACTACAGAGAAGAAACCTATCTTCATTAAGAGCGGAGTTCAGGATGTTAGTCTTGTAAAGCTTGGTACTAAACAAGATATAACTCCTGTTATTGAAGAAGGAACTGTTAAATGGGTAGATGCAGAGACAGAAGCAGATTGGATTACTGTAACTCCTGGTGCAACTAAGGTTGGTATTACTGGTACAGATAATGGAACTGGTAAATCTCGCAGTGCATTAGTAAAGGTTACTGTAAAGGACGAAACTGGTGCTGTGGCAGCTAAAGAAATTACAGTCACTCAAGCAAGTGCTTAAAACTGAAGGCGAGGGCAATTAAGCCTTCGCCTTTTTTACTTTATACTTATGGGATATTATTTTAAACTAGCATCTGCAATCTATAATGATATAGTGTCTGGACTTAGAGGTTATACTACTACAAACACATTATCAATAGAACAACTAGAAGATGATATTGTAGATGAAAGATTGCAAATCATTAAGGAATATTCCATGAAAGGACTTATTCCTAAGAGGGATTTATTAATGTCTATTAATTGTATCAACGTAGACTGTAAGGATATAGAGAGCTGTACCTGTGGCAATAAAGCAGATGGTACACCAACATTCCACTTTGAAATACCACAGTTACTAACTGAGTTCGGAGGAGGAATTGAATATATAGGTTCTGTAGACAAGGGACAGCCATTTATATGGTACATAAGTCCAACAGTAATGCAGTATCATAAATATAGAAAGAGGGCTAAAAATAGACCTTATGTATATATTGATGTTACTCCTAATGCCAATAATATGTATGATTGCTGGATATTTAATATCCCAGTTATCAAACAGGTATCTGTGGTAGGTATATTCAAAGACCCACGTCAACTACAAACTTATGGATGCTGTTCTGCATTGGACATTAATAATATGACTTTCATTGATGCAGAAATAAAGAAGAGATTGACGGAGAAGAAGCTACGTTATTACAGACAGTTAGCTGCTCCGATATTACCTAATGACCAAACTCCTAAATAATGGAAAACTTTCAATCAGCATACGCTCAAGCTAATCTATTATATGGTATAGAATTAGCACCAGAAGAGTTTGAAGAAATAGGTCTGATTGCCTGGAATAAGATAGGTAATAGACAAACTAAACTATACAGATATAGATGTAAGATAGATTGTGAAACCTTAACAGTTACACTACCATGTAATTGTGACTTTGTTGAGGCTGTAACATACGACTTTGAGGACTGGAGATATACTACTAATGATACAGTCAATGGAGATTATCAATCACAATTCATTGAGAACTATATTGAAGGACGTAAGGTATATAACAATCCATTCTATATTAGTGGTAAGCTAGCTAAGTATGAGAGAGTAAATGACACTCTTTACTTTGACAAGGATTATGGTTCAGTTAATATATTGTATAAGGGAATCTTACTAGATGATGATGGATTACCATTTATTAATGAGAAAGAGAAGGATGCAATAGCTTGTTATTGTGCATACACGGACAGGTTTAAAGAGGGCTGGAGTAAGCATAATCAAAATATGTTACAAGAGGCACAACTTCTTGAGCAAAGGTGGTATAGACTATGTGATGCCGCCAGAGTTCCAATGTATATTAATCAGAATGATATGAATGAAATCCTTGATGCTAAGACAAGCTGGAATAGGAAGATATTTAATAAAACTTGGAAATTTGTAAAATAATGAATTACGCTACAGGATATGCCATGAATATAGACGAGTTATTCATCTCCTTTCCCACTAAGAAGATGAAGATGACTGCGAAGGCGTGTGAGGAATTAATAGGTAATAGGCACAAGGAAATCATCGCTAAGAAGATATTTAAGAGTGCCTTGAATATGGTTTTAGAAGATATAATTGAAAATAATGTAACATTTATTCTCCCAACTAGGTCTAGGAGAGCAGAGCTGAAGATGAAGCGATTCGAGAGGGATGAGTTCTCTAAGGCGAGAAGAAATGGTAAGTGGGCTAAGGTAGACTTTCTAACATCTAACTTCTGTGCATATCAAATGGTATTCCACTTTCAATCCGAAGGGGTTATGAGGGAGAAGTTAATATATCTAGACCCTGAGCATAGAGATAGGATATTAGAATATACTAATCAAGGTAAACAGTATTATTAATGCTAAAAAGTGTCAATGATTATTTACCGGAGCTAATAGCCCAATTCCCTACAGTACCTCCAGAGGATGTCAAACGAGCTGTTGAATATGGATGGAGGATGCTATACTATTATAATCTTAGGGGATGTGATACTCTTATTAGTAGTACCAAGTACAGGTATTGGTTTTATTGTGGGCAACTTACACGTGACTCAATTAAACACTATAATTACTATAGGAGAATGCTTAGGAGGAAGCTAAGAGTACTGTATTCTAAAAAGGTTAAAGAGTGGGATGGATACTATTATATAGGATTAACAGAAGATGAATATAAATCAGTAGTTAAATCTACTACTGGAAGGGGAAGAAAGAAGAAGAATTTTATATTCCACAACAAATTCGGAATGAAGGTCTTTGATGAAGCTAAAGTATTTTATAGCTGGTCTAAATATATCGTAAGGTATAGATATGTTACCGATATGGGATATACATTCTTTAAAGATGCAATGAAATGCAATGACTTAGAAGTTGCATTAGTAAGAGATAACCCAAGTACGTTCAAGGACATACTTATTAGTAGTAACAACTATGAACTTATAAAATATGAGAAAAGAAGCAATTAATACCTTTGGGGAAGGTTTAATAATGGATTTACATCCACTAACTACTCCCAGTAATGTATTAACGAACTGCTTAAACGGTACTATAATAACGTACAATGGTAATGAATTTGTACTGCAGAATGATATGGGGAATGGAGAAGTCCATACTGCCTATCTTGATAAAGGTTATGTACCTGTAGGAATGAAAGAGCATGGAGGTATAATCTATGTAGCTGCCCATAATCCTGTCACTGGTAAGAGTCAGATAGGCTCATTCCCCTCCCCTCAGCAACTATATGAAGGAGAAGATTTAAATGTAACACCCATACGGTTTGACTTCTCCAAGTTTATAACGATGAAGGGAAGTGTACCTTACATAGAATTGGAATACTATAAGGAAAGATTATTCCAGACTGAGAATACAGGTGAAGTAAAGATATTTCATCCTGGTGATAGGTTTGTAATAACTTCTACTACTATAGATACTGCTATAAAAGAAGCTATAAACAAAGGTGTAGTTAAATTAAGACTTGGGGTTATAAATAGCAGTGGCAACATTGATTATATAGATGAGAAGAACTTAAAGATATATAAAAATGGATTGTGGATTTATGAGAATACTGACACTCCTATGCTAGATGTTATTAAATCTAAAGAACTTGTGCAAGTATTTAGTGCTAAATCATCTGGGGCATTAATTTTAGTAATTGAGCTAAAGACCTTTGATACATTTAACCTAATAAGAAAGTATTCATGTAATGATGAATCCAAGGTTATCAGTGTAGAGTTCTCAGGTGAAACTACTGGTGTATATGAAGGAACATCTAAGAAGAATCCAGCTGAGATTGGAATATTAGAGGAGACTGATTATGCAGTAAAATCTACAATCGTTAAAAGTGGTAAAACAGGTAAACAAACATATAAAATATTACCAGTCTGCCCTTATGGTGCATTAGAGAGAATGGCTAAAATTGGCACTATAGACTTTGATGCTATTAGGACTAACTCTGAGGTATTAGGGGAGTGGAGATTTTATGTGACAGATACATATCTAAAGATTGGTTGGGGGTATGACTACTACAATTTGAATGAAGACTCTAACATTACCAAAATTGAGTTTACATTTATTGATATAAATGATTCAGCTGAGGCTAAATCTGCTGCAACTCTAAAAGGCGATTATGTATATACCATATCTAAAGAATACTATAATGGTTCTTTCGAAGAGATAATTCCGTTCGGAGATTCAACAATTAGAAAGAGTTGGATATACATAGTAAGAATAGACAGGTATGTAGGTGATACTAAGAAGACGGTTGGATATGAGTTAGTATATACTGGAAGCTATTTCAATGATAGCTTTGAAGAAACTCCAGACTTTAATAAGCTACCTAGTGGGAGTGCGAGACAGAAAGTTTTATTAGGAACTAAGAATGAGGTAAATACATCTGTAAGGAATGGAAATATCACTACTGCTATTAAAGTTCATGATAGTCAGACATTTGTAGACAAGGACGTAGTTAGCCCATTAGACTATATTAAGGAAGTTCCATCTGATGCTAAACCTAATTACAGATATAACACAAGGAAGACAGGTGTATATGATGTTACCATTAGACCAGCCGCAGACTTTGATTTTGATGATAGGACTTATGCAGGTAAACCAGACCAAAGTGTAATAAATAACTTCTTTGGCTCTACCCCAACGGCTACATTTGGTAAGCCTGATAATAGTAACATTGCCTTTAGTAGCAGCTCTACATTGACCTCAGAGATAGGTGCTAACCAGTTATTTGAAAAGACTGAGAACTTTGCTTGGGATAATTCTAAGAAAGAATTAAAAGGAAGGATATATACATCCAGAAACATTATAGCTGCAAATGGTCCTGTTAAATCAACAAGTGCAGAGATAGAGAAACTAATGCCTGTTTACAGCCCTTCTCTAGATACATCAGAGCTAAATAAACTATTTACGTTTAAAGAGACTGATGATGTATTGTATTGCGTTACAGGAAGTCGAGGACATTTAGCGTATAATTCTAGAGTACTTAGAGATGCACACACTAAAGGGGACTTTAGGGGTCCGGATGGTGGGGCAGGAGTCAATGAAGAAGGATTGAGAGCCTGTTTAGCCAGTATGGGTAATGGTACAATCGGAATATTTGGCGGACATGACTGTGATGCTGCATCGTTAAGATTCAATGGTACTCAATACACTAATGCAGCTTGGTTTAGGAAAGACCAAGAGATAGATGATGAGGACAATTATCTGATAGCAACATGGAAAGATAAGGATGGTAATCATTGGCCCATTAATCTTGCATCTAGAAAGACTGAGAATGCAAATGTGCAAGTGGAATCCACACTAATAAGGGTGGAGAAGATGATTAAATGCTTCTTAAGCCAAATGCTAGTTGTAAAGAAAGGTAACAAGAGTTTTAGTTTCGTTGGTCCAAATAATCTAGAGTTTGTATACCATACTGCATTTAATACTAGCTGTGATGTCAATGTGCCAATTAACAATGCAGGTAGAGACATTGATGTAAACTTCTTCCTTGGGGAGAGTAAAGAATCTATCGAGTCCCATATGGCTAAATGGGTAGCTGCAATATCTGGACTTAAGAACTTTCTACCAATATTTAAGGTACATATGCCCACATCAGCTAAAGCAACTATTGAATATGGGGACAATATAAAATTTGATACAGATTCTAATATATTAAATTGCTACACAAGTGCATATTCCTACTATACTACTAGTGGAGGGTCACAATTTACTGATGAAGAAAGGGGCAAGATATTCATAGGGAAGCCTGCTTCTCCATTCTCGGCTAATAGTGATGGAAGTATTAATTTAGCTGTAAATAGTGATGGAACGTATCAAATTAATCAAGCCTCAGATTCTAATATGGTATCCTGGAGAAATGAGCCTATCTCATTAGGATATAGAATAAATGATAGGTTTATCAATATGTATGAGATAGAGGGGCGTTCGGGGGAAATTCCGGCAGGTTACTTCAATGATGTTAGAATACACAATATATCAACTGTGTTAGCAACTTGGACTGATGGAAAAGACCATAGTGGTTCTGCCCCAGATATGGCTATAAATATAGGGTTTGGACCTAAATCAATATTTCGTTATTAGTATATGAACTTCAAATCACTAAGTGGTAAGTCACTAAACTTAGACTTAGGATTAAATCAACTTCAACAAAAAGGAGCATTAGTTTATGAATATAACCCATTAAGGGTTTTAAGAACTAATGAGGATATAAGGGAACATGGGTCAGTTGTGTATCCTAAAGGTAGTTTAATTAACCTAGATACAGAACTACTTAACTTTGACCTGAACCATCCTATTGACATTGTTACTCAACAGTCTTATGATGGTTCAGTTAACCTTATCCTTAATGACGGAAGTACCTATCCTAAGTTAATTAATACAAGATTCTCATCTACTGGTATGAACACATATCAAATTGTAGATAGAGAAGGAGATAATGACACTAACATATATGACATAGATTCCTTTGAATCTGATATATCCCTTTATAAGAAGACTAACAATATTGCTAACCTCACATTCATGGGACTAAATACTAGTGGTAATTTAAGGGTTGGTAATTATGTATTCTACTTTAAGTTATCGGATTCAGATGGGAATGAAACAGATTTTATAGCTGAGTCAGGCATAGTAACTTGCCATATTGGTAATTTGAATGACCCATCCTCTATACAAGGTGGAATTAGAGATGAAAACAGTTATAAGTCAGCTTCATTCTTACTAACTAACATAGATTCATCTTACAACAATGTAGTAGTTTATTATACAAGAAGTACGTCTGATATAGATGGAAATGAAATGACTACATCGTTTAAGATTATGAAACAGTTTGCCGTATATAATAATGTGGCTAAGATTAGTATTACTGGATTTGAAACTGTACAATCTGTTAGTATTAATGATATTAACGTAGCATACAATGTGGTTAATAGTGCAGTAGCACAAACTACTTGTCAGAATATGCTATTCTTAGGCAATGTAGCTAATCCAGATATTCCATATAAAGAACTTACAGACCTATCTCTTCACTTCCTGCCAGAGTTAAATGTAGAGAACAATATAGGAAGAGTTGATAAAGACTATAAGGACAATTCCGGAGTAGCCCAACCATACGAGTATTACAATGTGATGAACATCTATAACAGACTCGGATATTGGAATGATGAAATCTACAGACTAGGGGTGGTATATATCCTTAATGACTATACCCTATCTCCTGTATTTAATATTAGGGGTATTAGTAGACTAGCCAAACTTGGGGATGCAGATAGAATAGATTGGAAGGATTATCCACTATTTAAAGAAGGATTTGACCCGACTAGTACTAATGATATAGCTACTATCCAGGCTAATAGAGAATATATCCCTATTAATAAGGAAACATATAAGCTAGATAGTCAGAATGAAAACTCTAAGGGTGTAGTTAAAATTAAATATAACGGTAATCAATTAGCTGATAGTGGTACAATTCCGATTGGATTTGATATTAAGATTAGCAAAGATGCAGCTAGGGAATTAAGGAGATACACTAAAGGATTCTTCTTCGTAAGACAAAAGAGAATACCTACTACACTAGCTCAGGCAGTTACAATTGGACTAGAGAATACAAGCTATCTGCCAGTTCTACCAACGAGTGATGATGAATATAGAGTAGAGAGATTCCTAGATGATGATGGAGTATTGACACATGACTTTGACAGAAGATGTAAAGATATTCCTTCCAAGTCTGTGTTAGAGGGATATGCTGCTTTGTGTCCTGAGTTTGAACTAAGACAATCCTACTTTAATCAGCTATTTACTGGAACTCAGTTTAACGTTAAGATGGCTAAGTCTCAGTTTACTAAGAAGTATTTTGAGAGAAGCGGAGTACATTTTTATAATACATCCTACAGCTATAATGATGCAACTCAAGATGAGGTGTACAACATAATGGCAGTTGGAGATAATGTTAAGTCACTTAAGGGGAAGAAACAATTATTCAGTGCAAGGGCTGGGGAAGCTGAGGAAGCATGGAGAGTATCATATTATGATTACACTAATAAATCATCTAATGCTAGGAATCTACTAAGGGGAAGTTGGGGGCCTTATATTGGTCTAGAAGGATACAACACTAGTAAAATGAGTCTTATTGATATTAAAATTCCTAACTATGAAGAGAATCTATTAGATACATACTTTGAAGTGAGGTACGAGGATTCTTCAGCGTTCTATGCTATATGTAACAGAATGGTATGGGACGATATGGAGGAGGATGGAAGTAATATGATAGTTAAGGACTTGTTTAGAGGTGATTGTTATATAGGTAATTATACTCATAGAATGTGTAGGAATTTCCAAGATTCATCAGCTCCTACTAATGACGATATAGTAGACCAAATGTCATGGAAAGATAACTATACAATTAGTGATAGTGAGAAGAATAGTAAGATTAATAGAGGGGATGTAAATGCTATTAAGATGGGACACTGGGTTACTGTTAGGGTGTGTAGTAATATTAATTTATCTATGAGAAGTGTTGATATGTCATATATTTCAGAGCTAGGACTAACTGGTAAAGCTAGAGGATTCTATCCATTACAGGCTATGTCAGTTACTGGTGAATCTAAAATACCAGAATCATTTGTTATAAATGGGGGCATCAACTCTACTACATCTGATAAGTATTATTATGAACTACCAAATGTTCCAGCTATCAAGAATAAATTCCATATTAGGGTTATGTATTCTGATGTAAATGTTAATGACTCATTCAAGAATGGATATAGAGTATTCAAATTAACTCATTATAGAGATTATCCATTAACTTATGGTAGTATAGTTAAGCTAGTTGAATGGTTTGGTAGTATTATCTGTGTATTTGAACATGGTGTTGCTCTGATACCAGTCAATGAAAGAGCCGTTGCAGGTGAAGGTGCAGGCGGAAATATCTTCATAAACACCTCTAACGTACTGCCAGAGAATCCAAAAATGCTGTCTGATACATTCGGTACTCAGTGGTCAGAGAGTGTCATCAAGACCCCCTATTACGTCTATGGAGTGGATACAGTCGGGGAGAAGATTTGGAGAACTAATGGACAGACATTTGAGGTTATCTCAGACTTTAAAGTACAGAAGTTCTTGAATGACAATATCTCACTTACTGAGAAAGAGAAGACTCCAATTATTGGTATTAGGAACGTTAAAACTCACTACAATAGGTTTAAGCAAGATGTAATGTTTACCTTCTATGATGATATTAATACATTGGAAGAGAATGTATGGAATTTATGCTACAATGAGGTAATGCAGAAGTTTGTAACATTCTACTCATGGGTTCCATCATATTCTGAGAATATTGACAATATCTTCTTTAGCTTTGACAGGAATACATCTAAGACAATTACTAAGATAACTTCTAACTACCCTCTTATTAGTATGCAGGGTGGTGCAGTAGTTGATAACGTACTAACTGTAGTAGATGGTAAAGCTAAGTTAGGTAACTTGCAACTAAATCTTGATATTAGTGGTTCTAACATTGAGTATAGTATTGCTGATGATAGAGTTAGAAATAAGTTCTTCATTACTAATGGTAATCAAGTATCCGTTAGTGCTAATTCTGTGGGAGATAGTAGGTGGACAATACCTATTAAAGCAGTAGTATATAATCAAGGAACTGACTTAGTTGAAGGTGAGGTTAGAAATGTAGTAAAGACATTGTACTCTAATGTGACTGTAATTACTAAGATGAGGTACGACTTACTGACTACTTCATTCTGGAAGCATGGTCAAGCTGGATTAATGCCTACTAGAAAGCCAATTAGTCCTTGCTATTGGTATGGTAAGCAACATCCATTTGAGCTGGAATTTATTGTAGTTGATAATCCATCAGTACATAAAATCTTTAATAACTTACAGATTATAAGTAATAAGACCCAACCTGAATCATTCCATTTTGAAGTTGTTGGAGAAGTATATAACTTTGCCAACGACAAAAAGAATATGTATTTTAGACAAGAGGCTACTAAACATCTATACCAATATAATGGTGCAGATATAGTTTATAATCATGACTACTTGGATATTATACCAGAACAAAGAGACATATTGTACAGTACTACTAAGTACAAGGATATGTCAGTTATGTTCCCACTATTATATTCAAGGGTAGATAGTCTGAATGATATTGAAGACCATTATCAATCAATGACATCAGCTGGTAAGGACTATCAATCAATATCTGGTTCAGAGATTGTACATGATAAACAACTGAATGAATTTAGAATAGCTACTCATATTAAGGCATGTCCTTTTAAGAAGAGATATTTACAAGAGATAACTCAAGATAGATATAGCTCACTTATAGCAGCTGGATACACAAATGTACTAGTTCAAAATGGTAAATGGTATGAGGTTATGGAGTATGGTAGAATAAATGGTAACATGGACTACTTAGAAGATAAGTGGGATATTCAAATACCTTCTATAACTTATTGGGCTAAAAATGAATTAGCTTGGTCTATTAAGGATAAAGATGGTAATACATATCCACCCCTTAACCTAGTTAACAATCCATTACCAGAGAGTATGACTGCTCTAAATATTACTAGTAACTCTGATATCCCATCTGAATTAAGAGACCGAGGTTATAGTGCTGATTTCTTGTCATTAGATGTTAATAAATGGTCTAATGAAAGGAAGGAAACTAGAATTAGGGATAAATATATTAAGATTAAAGTGAGATATACTGGTGATGAGTTAGCTATAATAACAGCTTTAAAAACATTATATATCGTAAGTTATGCGTAAACGTATACAGAAATATCGAAATTCTGGGGTACTAACAGGGGGGAGTAATCTGACTCCTCCACTACCCCAACCTACAAGTCTTGTTTCAATGATTCAGCAACCTCAGATACCTACGCAGTTAGAACTTCCTGACACAGTTAGACAATGGAATAAGAACCAATCCTCCAATATACGAAGGACATACGCAAGGCAAAATAATCTCAATAAAGGTTTTGGACTAGCTGGGAGTATTGCTGATGTGGCTGGGAGTCTAATCCCGCAGACTGAACAGTCAGCTTTAACTACTGGACTAAACCAAGGCTATGATGCTGCTGCTAATGCTGTGTCTGCTATACCTGGAGTTGGTACTATTATAGGAGGTGCTATGAAAGTAGGTGGAATGTTATCAGACGGATTAACTGCATTGGGAGTAGGAACAGACCAAATGACTACAGCCGACAAGATATTAGATAGTAAGTTCCTCAAACTAACTCCAGTGGGTCTAATTAACTCTATTGGTGCTAAGAAAGCAGATACTATTACTAAAGACAACGAGGCATTCGAGCAGGTAGGGTCTTCTTATGGTGGAACCCAAGCTACTGTAGATGATGCCCTTACTAAGAGCGGTAAAAAGTATGGACTATTTAGTGGTGGGGCAAGAAATAAGGCTAATAAGCAAATACATAATGCTCAGATGCAGCAAGTTAAAATGGGTAATATAGCCGATGAAGCCCAAATGGCATTCGTAGCTTCTAACAATCCTTTACTTGGACTTGGAACTCAATTACAGTTAAACGGAGGTTATCAGCAGAATACAGTAAGGGCTGGTAAGTCTGGCTTGAAGATGGATAAAGACTTCGCTAAGAGAGTAGTTAAATTATCTAAAGGACAGAAAGAGAAGAGAAAGAAGATTCAAGAAGAGGTTAGAATGGAAGAGGCAGCTGGCTTTCAAAAGGGTGGTGTTGTAGATGGTATTACAGGGGCTGCTCCCAAAGTAACATTTGAGTCTTGGTATAAAACTATTCCAGTAGATAGAAACGATACTACTTCATACAACCTTAGAAGGGCTTTTGAACTAGCCCCTAAAGAAGAACTAGAGGCTTGGAGGACATCAAGTGTGTCTGATTTAAAGAACGGTAAGAATCACCTAAATTCCGTATATCTAGACCCTGAAACAGGTATCTATGAGTTTATGAAAGCTAAAGACCATCCAACTCTTAAATATGAACTAGAGTGGTATAATTCTAAAGACCCAGAAGCAGTAAAGTTTAGAAACTCATATGACTTAGACACGTCTGGGGATTATTACAGATATGTCCCTAAGAAGTTTGCAGAGGGAGGTAAGGTTAATGTAATTCCTAGTGGCGCTTTACACGCTCACAAACATCACTTAGAGAATGTAGATGAGAAGTTTGAGGATGTGACAGCTAAAGGTATTCCAGTTATTACAGAAGAGAAAGGCGGAGACATTAAGCAACATGCAGAGGTAGAGAGAGAAGAGATAATCTTTAATCTTGAGGTTACTAAGCAATTAGAGAAGCTAATGCAGGACGGTTCTGATGAAGCTGCTATTGAAGCTGGTAAACTACTTGTACATGAGATTCTTGAGAATACAGTTGATAACACAGGACTATTAAATACAGTTGAATAATGAAGATTGAAATAGGAGACAGAGAGTATAATGTAACTTGTGCTAGAACTGAGGAAGAGAGAATCAAAGGTCTACAGGGAGTTACAGAAATGAAAGATGATGAAGGGATGTTATTCTTCTTTGAAGAGCCGTGTACAATAGGTTTCTGGATGAAGGACACACTAATCCCACTAGACATCATCTTTATCAATGAAGATATGGAAGTAATATCAGTATATCAGGGAGAACCTGAGAATGAGAATATAGCAGAGGAAGATGATGTTAGATTTGTATTAGAGGTCAATCAAGGCTCTGGAATTAAAGAGGGAGATGAACTTGATATTGAAGAGGACGAAGAATTACCTAAAATGAAGGTAATTGCTCCAGACGGTTCTACTCAAATGGAATTAGAAGGTGGTGAGAGAATCTTTAGTAGAAAGAATACTAGAACTTTAATCAGAATGGCTAAGAGGGCTTCTAAATCAAAGAGTGAGAAGGATTATAAGGCATTAGGTAAGAGGATGTTTACCTATTTAAAGCAGCAGGATGAAAGAGAGCCTGAATATGTAGAGAAGAAAGAGTAAATAAAAAAATAAGGGCGTTACCAGTGAATCAATCACCAGTAACGCCCTAATTATTTATATAAGGTTTAGTTGAGACATTATCTCCTTTACTTTACCTATTAAATATTCTATATCATTATTATTATCTATTCTGTAATCAAAACCTTCATAATTATCCAATGCTACTTCCGATGGGTGGGTATCATGAAAGGGGGTTTCCCTATCTACTCTGATGATTATACCTCCTCTATCTTTAATGGCTTGGGCCTCAGAAGGAAATCTAACATCTGGGATAATCCAGTGGTCATGCTCACTATAGCTTGTAAATAAGGCATCCACCCATAATGTTGGAGATATACTTCTTCCAACTTCAGTTCCAAATCTCTGTAGGAGTTCTCTATTAGTATAGTATCCTCCTTCGGGTTTAGCTATCTCACTATAGGACATCTTAAATATGTTATCCTCGAATGCTTCTACACGTACATTAAGTATAACAGCTAGGACTTGTTTGAGTTTATCAGCGAATGCGTGCTTATACCACATACTACCTAAAGAACTTGAACTCTTAAGTAGCATCTTTACAAATGTAAGCATATCTCCATCTCCGTACCTATTCCATATATCTAGTGCTTTAATAATCTTACATACTGTATCCTTGCCAGTTTGCTTTTTACCACTGATTCCAATCAACATTGTCTTATTCCTCTTTAGTTGGGTCTATATAATCCCAAATTGGCTTAGTTGCTCTAGTAGCTGCCACAGTATTAATTAGACCCTGATACAAAGATTTATCTCCTGATATAACACTTGAGAATGTATCTACGGTTCTGTTAAGAGTCTCAAATGCGAATGGGGTCCATTGCATTCCACGCCCAGCAACTGCATCAAGGAAGTTGAAATCATAGGCTGAATTAGTAAGTATTTTACTTCCAAGAGATAATGTTGCATTTATTACCGCATCATTCATGGTATCATTGCCTCGTTCTTTTATATCATCCTTAACAAATTCTGCTAGAGAACCACTAACTATAGCCCCCACAAATAATAGCATAAATAAATCATAGAACAACTGTCGTAAATTAGACCTATATGCCCTTCTAAGATTCTCATCCTCATTATTCCAGACGTCATTAGTCATCAATTTCCATCCTTCTCTTACACTACCTTTCTTATAAGACCCTACTATTAGGTCATTTAGAACCTTGTTAAGGGTTAATAAGATACCTTCCTCAAATCGTCCTTCCCACTTGTAGAATGGGAATCCTGTATCTTCAGTAGTTGCTTCATCTGTAATCTGACCTTTATCATCTAACTTATGGTAATACTTCTGTCCGTTCTCTTCATAATGAACTAGTCTACCTTGCAGTTTGATTCCCTCTGGAGCTAGATATTGATTCTTCTTAGAAGACCAGTATGTACACATTTGGAAGAATAATCCCCCAATTAGAGTACTTTGGAACATAGACTTCTTTTCATGGGAATAATATCCATATATTGAGTCTGCTAAGGCTTTATGACTTTCAGATTGCTGGACAGTATATGCCTTTGGCAATGCATCTCCTACTTTAAATAATGAACCGTCTTCATTCCTAGTATGTTCTTTAACTAACTGGTGTGCCATAGTATAATACAATGCCTCTTGCTTCTTATAGTCTGGACTAGATGTATTTCCACTAGCGTAGGCACTAAATCGACTATCTTTCTTCCAATCATAAACTAATTTACCATTTACCACAGAGTGTGCTTCCCAGCACCCATCTCCTCTCATTTGCGCTCCAAATATAGTCATTCTATTGTAGAAGTCGGGCCTAGATGCAAATCTAAAAGCGGATGCCCAGAAGTTCCATATACCAGCTTGGTCCGACTTTATCTTATCGGCATAGGTATTCATATCCATATCATTAAGTCCATACAGTTCATTCAGCAACTCCGACATAGACTTATTGTTGCCATAGTGAATAGCGTCTGCAATAGCATACTTATAGGCTTTAACCATATTCTCTTTAGTAAAAGATAATCCTCCGTCAGGCTTTCGTATTACTAATGATATATCCTTCCAAATACCATCTAAGTGCTGATACATCTGTACTGGGGAGAATGCTAATGCAATCTTAGAAGCAAATCCCATCAATCCTCCAGTAATAGCTGCAAGAGGTTTACGGTCGTCGGAGATTAGAGATTGGTTAAATATCTTATTCCTAACATAGTCACTTAGATACTCTAAGTCATCCTCAAACTTATCATTTAGGATAGTACCCATATCACTAAGGTGAATAGCTAAGGCTTGCAACGATGGGAAGATTTCATCTAAGTGTTCCTTAGCAGAGTATGCAGTGATATGTTTGAGTAATAAAGTCTCAAGATTTGTTTCGAAGAACTCTGGCTTCCTATCTTCTATCAAACTTAGCCTTATATCTGAACCCTTCTCGCCTATATCAAATGAGTTGGTCATTTCCCATAGCTCTCCTCTACGGACTTTTTCAATATTAGTATCCGTGGGGTCTAAGAATCCTTCTACCTTTGTTTTAGCCCTTTCTACAGCCTTTTTTGGATTCCAGTCCTGTAATTTATCCTTTATAGCAGATAGTAACCCCTTACTTGAAGCAATAGATGTAGCATTACCAGCAGCTAAGGGCAGCCTATAATACCTCACATCCCCAGATAATCGTAACTCTTCTATCTCTTCTTCAGACATATTCTTGAATCTATTAGCATTAACTGTCTTAAGGAAATACTTTAGGAACTTCCTTTGAGCTTCGGATAGCCCAGTTGTTGGGTCATCTGGGTTCTTCAATAATATATCCCCATCATCGGTATATACTATCATATCTCTGTATAGGGTAGCCTGGTTACCTATAGTTCTTTCTTTGAGATATGTAAATCCTTGGTCATTCTTTAGTTCATTTACTAGGTTTCTTATCTCACCTTGTGACCTGTTTACTGTGTCTCTAATATTTTGGTATGCTACAGTTACCAGTGAAGTTAGCTTATTTAGAATTGGACTCTTCATATTACCTGGGTTATCAAGGTAAGTGCCTTCCAAACCAGCCTTCCATACATAGATAGATTCTAGCCATTTATCATGGTCACGAAGCTGTTGTCTAAAATCCAGACCATCTATCTCACCAATAGCCATTTCTAACATTCTATATACTTGAACATGAGGCATACCTATAATATCATCATTTGGTCTGGTATCATTAACGTTAGGGAATGCTTCCAGAAACTCCTTTCTAAGATTAAGGAGTTCTAACCTGAGCTTGGTTGGGTCTCCTATACAAGCATCTAAAGCACTGGTGGATTCTGCAAACTTTCTCCATTTCTTATTTATTTTAGTATCATCCCTTACATTAGATATAATCTCCCTAAACCTATTGTAGAATATATCATACCTATTTGCCATTTTAACTGGGGCCTTCCTTCCTTTTAGATTATTCACCCCAATCGGGGATAACTTGTCTAACTCATTGAAGCAGTATAATAATTGCTTATTATCAGCTGAGATACCTTCTTCTCTGAATGGGTTGTGTACACTTACTTCTCCTACTATAGCGTTCTCCTCAAATAGACTAGGTAAGTTATTTAATACCAACATGGCTTCCATCAATTCGATGTTACCATTAACACTCTCCATCATCAATGAGTTAGGTTTATTTTGTGATATAATGTCACTTTCAAATGCACCAGTAAGTCCTCTTCTTCCTTTTACTAATTGTCTAGACCTTCTTAACATAGATGTACTAATCTTCACCACATCTATCTGATTAGTAAACTTATTCCTAAGCAAGATACATCCTAAATACTCTGCAGGTTCACAATCTACTACTTCCCAGTTAGAATTACAATATCTAGACATCCTTCTTTGGAACCAACCATTTACACCTTTAGGGTTATCAGGAATCTGCGCTCTAGTAAACTCATAGTAAGGATTTTCTTCTTCTATAGCTTTTATTAGACCCTCCTTGATAACTTGTGTGGAGTTAATCTTATTATTAGCTATACTGTTCATTTTTCTTTTAACCATTACGAAGAGCTCCTCATAGGAATTGGCTTTAAGTGGGTAGTCATTGCCCTTTGGAGTATATATGTATTTACCTGTTTCTGGGTTAGGTACATCCCCTTTACCTTCTTTTATGGTTTCAGTTACCATAGCATCTGTAATCTCCCCTGGAACGCTATTATACTTAGGGAACCACTTTGACATTACACCAGTTACAGTTTGTAGTAGGTTCTCAGTAGTAGCCTTAGTGATAAATGGTGCTGGAAGAAACTCATCAATGTTCTCTTGAATATTAATATTGGTCTTAATATCTTGAGTTAAATCTTCAACATGACCGGAGTATTCCTTTATACCACTGTAAGTCCAATCATCTCCTTCTCTTTTAAAATCGGATAGCTGGATTGGGGCCACAAATAGTTTAGAACCACTAGTATTTATTCCATACTTTCTTAATAAACGTTCATATACACCCAGCTGGTACTTAAAGGTCAGAATCTTGGCGGAATCGTAACCAGTTTCAGAGGCTGTACCTATATAAGGTTTAGGTGATGTCTTGTAGTCAATAATATGAACGTTTCCCCTTTTATCAATTACTAATAAGTCAATAACTCCTAACAGCTTGTTAGGATTGCCTGATTCATTTATTTGTGAGGTAACTCCAGAGACTGCCACTTCTGGGAGGTATATTAAGTCTTCACCTAACTCCCTTTGTAAGGACTTCTCTAGGTCTCGGCAGTATTTAACAGTTTCAGCAATAACTTTGCTAGGAACTAAATTAGTGTCTAGGATTGATGGGAAATATGTGTTAATTAAGAAGTTATCATCTGACTCTCGTATATTCCTTCCACTCTTGGATTCACTGAAATACTTCTGCATTGCTTTATGAAGTTCAGTACCTATTTTACCCTGAGTCTTCCATTTATTCTCAATAACTCCCCTAGCTCTGGCAAATTCCTCATCACTTACTATAGGTCTAGTTTCAGCCCCCTCTCCAAATATGGCAGCAGCTTCTTCTTTATCAAAGTTACCTCCAGCCCATCTTGGTCTAATCTCTTTCCAATAGTTCTCAGGTCTAAATTCTGGGAATAATAAATCCCCGTCTAGGTTTCTCAGACCTTGTAGAAACTTATTAACACCAATATATCCATTACTAGACACATTAATGTTTTCAATATCATTCTTGCCATCTTCCGTTTCAGAGATAGTCTTATTTGCCTTAAGGGCTTCAGTATCCATCTTTAGATTCATTATAGAATCATAAGTTTGAATAGCTCTATTACTCTTGGCAAATACAATGTCCCCATACTTAGATACTAAATGCCTTCTTTCAAGTAAGAAGTCATCTAACTCTAACTCAGATTGGAAGATATGTCCTTTGTAATCATATATGCACCCCATTATCCACAAAATTCTTTTAGGTCTTTACTTTTCATCAAATCTGATTTAACATTAGCTAGTACTCTATGAACCTCAGCAGACTTAACATTAAGGGTCCCAGAGTATTGGTTGTTTGTTAATGCCGAGCCTAAGTATTCTGATAGCTTTACTAAAGAAGAGTTAAATAGGTCTTTTGGATTCATAGTAGTTACACTTTGTTCACCAAATAATACGGAGTCAAGTACTCTGTTCATATTATAGAATGTTTTATGTAACACATTAGCTGGTAACTTATCAATAACGCTTCTCTGTCCTGTTATATATTTTGAGAACTCTGATACTAGTAGTTCTTCATTTATGTCTGAATCTGTTCTATTCTTATAGTCTCTGGCTAACATTGACCTATTAGGTAGTTCATTCATGGCTTCTACCATTGAGAAGTATAGCTGGGGGTCGCTATACCTAATTGAGCCTAAGAATAGATGTAGCATTTCATGTAGCGGAGCATCAATACTAGAATTATCCATATTGATGTATATATCTCCATTATAGATGAAAGCATTAGTTGTCTTAGCATCGTCTACTATTCCATTCCATTGTTCTGAAGACAATTCTCCATTAGTGATACCAATGAAGTTAATTCCATATAAATTTGCTAGCTTCTCTAATATGCTATTAAAAACCCCAACATTTCTAGAAGGAGATGTAGAATCATCTATGATTATTCCCCCTTCATATACATTGTCCCACTTATTAGGACGCTTTTTAACTTGTATAGTTGAAACTTCATTAGAGGGAGTTAGTTCCACTTCTAAGTCCCTATACGTATTGTTTATTCTAATATTAGCTTCTTTAACATCTGTTGTTCCTGTTTGAGAGAATATCTTATCATTCTTTACAAAGCTTGTATCATCTACTGTTTTTACTGACAAAGAACTATTTAAGTAAGGTCTAGAGTCAGCTCCAGGTATCTCATCAAGCTCTGGATACCTACCAAATTTATCTACAAATGTAGATACAAAAGCATTAAATTTAAATCCAGAGAGCCCAGACATCTTTAACAATGTCTGGTACTCTACTGAATTTTTATTAAGACATACTGCCATAAAATTAACAAGGATTGTCTAATAATTGAGCTATGATTGCAGAATATTGTAGACTATCAACAGTTTTAACATTCATACCATCAACAACTCTAGTTACATAAGGTACATCTAAGTCTGATTCAGAACCACCTAAGGATTCAGCCAGTTTAACTAAAGTCTCTCTACTATAAGTTTTACCCCTATAGCTTATAGATTTTAGATTCCTATCAACATCAAGATTAATCACAGAGTTTGAGTCAATTCTTATGTTATGGTCATTATATATATCCGCAACATCCCAAGGATTAGTGTAGTTAGTATTCTCAATAACTCTTGTATAATCCTCTAGGTTTGGTCCATATTGATAACCTCCCATATCCCCACTGTCATAATCATCAGATACAAAATCCATATAATCAGAATCATATTCAAAATCCCCATCTACCTCCGGATTATCCATTGAATTAGACTTCCTAACAAATAAGTGATATTTCATATTAGAATCATCATAACTTCTAACATAATACTTAGATGAATAGTTAGTATCTTCAATAGGAGCACACCATTTTAGAGCTTCGTCATAAGTGAAGTCTACCCCCTCAACTAACATTGAGTTAGAATCAAGTACAGACGTAAACTTATGAAACTCCTCTATTAATGGAGAGGATTTTGTTCTGATAATATCCTCAAAGATAGTAGTTAAAGAACTTTGAGATACAGTGTTATTAAAGTTTATTAGATTATAATAGAAGAACAGGTCTGTCAATGGATACCCTTGATATGTTGGAGCACCTTGTAATTGGTTAAAGGCTCTCTTATACCTATTAAAACGCTCTACCTCCGAACCAGTCTTTGGTAACATATTAGTTGGCAAAGAATATACGAATGCAGCGTTACCACTAAGGGTTCTATCTAATCTAGTTGGACTTAAAGATTGAATAAATTCATTAGGTTCTATATCCTTTAATTCAGGAATTACCACAGAATCCATCCACATTTTAAATGACTCATTACCCCATCTTGTTCCTAACATAATAGGAGTATTACCTTGAGTAGTAAATGTGTTACCAATACTATTCATAATAGTAACACCAGCTGGGATTGTAATTACCTTCTCAGAAGTTTTCATCCAAGTGTTCCTAAGAGTCATGTCACAGAATGACTGTAACTTCTTATAAACATTAGACCTTTCTTTACTACTGTAGAATCCACCGCCCTTAATAATTCTAGGACCTAAATCCCTCATCATTCTATACTTGGACATAACCATATACTTGCTTTCTACATCCATATGGAAGGCTTTCAAATACCCTCTATAGTGAGGTACAGACCATGCTGCATCCAATACGTTGAAGGAGTGCTTTAATCCTCCATACAGAGAGATTAAAGTGCTTCTATATTCCTCATCAGACATAAATTTACTAAAGGAGATTCTATATGGATTGTCAGTATTATTAGTTAGATTTCTTAGCTTTGCTATAACATCAGAAACCTTCATAATCATTCCGTCAACCATTACAGTACCCTCTTTCTCTTCAGCTGATATTTCCTTAATTCTATCTTCAAAGATTCCTTCGAACTTATCAATAAATTTAAGGGAGTCTTCAACACTATTAGAGAGACCTTGATTGAGGGCATAGATACCTCTCAATCTGCCCATTTCAGATGCACCTTGGACTAGCTGTTTGATTGAATCAATAACTCTGTATTGAACCCCTTCTGAGTTAGTGATAATGTCATTGTTTATCGTATTAACAAACCTGATATAATCAGATAACTCTTCTAAGAATTTATACATTGAGACTTTGTTCATAGATACATCCATAGACTTGATTCTCTTTCTTAAACTATCAATCAATTCATGACCTTTAGATAGGTCGGAGAGCCTATATTGTAGCATTTTACCTATTACAAAATCAGATGCATCTGTCCCAGACCCAAACTCACTCTTTAGTATAGAAACAAATTCTGGGTCTAACTCCCCAATACTTGGACCATTCTCAATATATCTAATAGCACTAGTAATTGACATACCAGCCTTTCTATTAAATACATTAGAATCCATGAGCTTAGAGAGTATACGAGCAGTTCTGGACATCATAGCTCCAGCTAAATCCTTAAGAGGAATTCCAATCGCTGTACCGTAAGTATATAATCCCATCATATTAGGTCCGGCATTGATTTTAGCCAATATCGGGTCTTTAGCATTATCAGTTGCAGCTGACATCAATGCTGAGAATACTAGCTTAGCATCTGTATCATTGTCTACACTTTGTAATGCATCTAATACTTCAAGATTACTTATGGATTCGGGACTATCAGTATACGAATTGGCTAGCAATCTGAATCTACTACCACAAATAACTCTATTAAATAGTAGACCATATTGTTTCATTGGGTTATTACTATTTAATGTGGCATTATTGTAGTAAGTTAGACCATCAAATACCTTAATGGCAGATGCAACTATACCAACATTCTTCTTACCAGATTGAAAGTCATACATGGACTCATACTTATTTACTACATTACCTGGAGTAAATTGTAGAGTTCTCTGACCTTCTGTTGACCCTTTAGCTATATCCTTTAGCAGGGCTACAGCATCATCAATAGATGATTGTGACTGCATTAAGTTAATAGGATTATCACTAATCTTAAACATATAAGAGGATATGAAATTCTTAATCATATCTTCGGGATTGCTAGAGTTCCTTACATATAAGTTATGTCGGTCAATCAGTTCCTTGATTTTATCAAATGGAAGATTAGAACCTTTAGGAATATATAGCTTACCACCATTCCTCTTAACCATTCTTAAGAAATTCGATAGAGATTGTACCGAACCTAAAGAATTGTCCAAGTCATATTCTGGTAGAAATACTACTTCTGAACCGTTAAAGTTAAACAATTTACCTGAACCTACAAAATCATGCGCCCAATTAGTTAATGATGTATCATCAGCTTCAACTAATTCTAGCTCTTTATTTGTAGGGAATGGAAGTTTCTCAGATTCGGCTAGAGCATTCTGAGAACTTAAATTAAAGTAAGGACTCCATCCAACATATTTACCTGTTCTGTCAAATGAATGACCTAATAAGGAAACCTTGTCAATATCCAAGTCAGAACCTTGTAACCAGAACTGGAAATAATTTACATAGGCGGAGTTTGTGTCTGTTTCATCAAATCCTACTACTCTCATTGGCATGAACGATTGCATAGACTGGGCAGGAATACGAGCAGCTAAGACGTCCAAAGATTTAATAAAAGACGTATGCAGTTCTGCAGCAGCATCTCTTATAGCATCAATGTTTGAGTCTTCAATTTTAGCTCTAGGATTAGTTCTCAATTTATCAATACTCTCAGAATATAGCCTGTTTACATAAGTTATAATGTCAGTAGGGTTACTCTTACCTATATATTTAGCAAACCTGCTAGCTACTTTGGATTTAGAATCCAGTATTGGTTGAATAATCTTACTAACTTCTTCACTTGTGGCAGCACTATTAGATACTCTGATAGTATGATAGTTGAAAGAATCAATATAGAATTGGGTATTGTTGGTAACAATTATCTCATTACCATTAGCATCTACATATACCCTATCAGATTCATCAGACAGTCTGTGTAGCTTCTCTCCAGAGCTATTAACTCTGTAAAGTTTAGCCCCATCCCATCTAGTCTCAATTTCTATAGGAGTTAGACGAGTGTTCTTATAAACTCTCTTATCAACTAAGTATACGTGTTTGCCGTTTAGCCTCTTCAATTCAATATCAAAATCGGCATCACTAACCTTACTTTCCCAGTTAGATAACATTCTCTTTAGGAAGAACGTATCATCATTCTTGATAGTAGATAGACTATCCCCCCTCTTCAATCCAAATCTACTTGCATAGATTTTAGGCATTATTAACTCAAATGGTTGAGTTTGAAGAGAAGACTTGTCAACTTGTACTGTCACTCCGTTAATGACTACAGTATCTAGTTTACCGTTACTTACTGCTCCAAGGGCATTTTGGAGTTCTCTTCTTAGCAGTATCTTCTCTTGAGGGTCAACAGTAGCGTATAGTGATTTAACTACATCTAAATCCCACATATTATAAAGGTTGCCCTGAACATCTCTAAATGTGAAATTATATGAGGCTAAATCTCTACCAGCAGTAATGTTTTCAACTATACTGAAGTCTTTGTCAGCTAGCCTGCTTTCCAAATCCCAATATTGTTGAGGCGTTTCTATAAACTCAGTACTGGTAATCCCATCTACCGTAATTGTATAGTACCTACCAAGCTTCAGTTCAGATAAGTTAGTTATAGGTTTAGAATTGTATAATTCTTGTAACTTTTGAATTTCTTCATCATTATTAAAAGAGTCATACATTCTATCTCCATATAACTTCCAAATCTTATGAGAGGGATTTAACACTGCAAGGCTACCATTAAATTTAAGTCTAATAGCCGCCTTAGTAAGTGTGGCAGAAATAGAAGAGAAGATTCCATTAAAAACACTAGGATTACTATATGGAATTGTACCTTCTACATTCTTATAGGTTATTAACTTACCCGCCCTAGAATCTTCTATTAGAGTATCCATAACAGCTTGCATTAGATTGCCGTCCCTACTTGTACTATTCTGGATAGATTTAACTATAGTAGATATGATTGCATCCTTGAACTTGGATGCATCTTTAGTGTCTACATACTGTTCAAATCCTTCAACATAGTCATTGATTCCGGCTTCTGATAGTGCAAACATAGCCTCATAAACTTCTCCAGCTTGTTCTGTAGTATAACCCCTCGAAGCCAAAGCATTGATTACTTGAGTCATAATTGATAAAGTAGATTCATCAGCAGTATGCTCTGCATCTAACTGAATACCAATATCATCAGTTCTAAACTTCATTGTCAAGTATGGGTTATCATCAAAATAAGCATGTTTCAGGTTTACGTTGGCTGCCCCTTGCTTAATAGCACCAGCGGTTACTACATACTGAATAGAAGACCATTTTAGAGGTTGGTACACATCTGATTGAGAGACAACTGAGTCCTTCAGTTTAATCCCCACACCGTTAACAGCTTTGACTACATTTCTTACTGAAACCTCAGACGGAATTAACCCATCTTCAGATTGTGAATAAGACTTCCATCCTCCAAACATTTGGAATAAACCAAAGTTGTTTGTAACAGGATAGAGTGTAGTTCCACTGTTCGTAACCCTAGGAGTTTCCCCTGGTTTGGGGGTAATCTCAGCAGGGAGTTGTTTCACTATAGTACCATCAGGCTCTACTTCTGACTTAATTATCATATATGTACCATCCTCTGGCATATAGGTGATACTATTAATCATGTAGAATTTACCATCTGTTCCCTTATAGTAAACGTCTTCGTAAGATATAGGATTGCCTTGGAAATCTACAAGCACATTATCATTAAATAATACTCCTTCGAATTCCCAATTCTTACTCCACATCTTCTTAACCATCCTTTGTAGGAATTTGCTGTTACTCATGGTATAGTTAGTAAGGGCGAATGTGGCAGTTTTGATAATACCTCCAGTAGCACTTCCTTCTTTATAAAAATGCACAAAAGGTTTCTTATCAGCACCTACTTTAGCCCCACCAAGAGAGTTATTCTCCAAATACATTGTTTCAGGAGATGCAAATGTACTACCATCATATTGTTTAACCCCATGCTCATCATGGTCCCCCATAGGATTATAGGTAGGAGCAGTATCATCCTCGATAACGGCAATAGTATATTCAGGTAATATTCCATTTATTAAGCCTTGGCTCATAACCTGCTTAGCAGCTGTGTCTGATACATTTCTCTTATGCTGAGCAATATACCTTGCAGCCTCCTCAACTAAATCATTAGGACTAGCTGTGGCTTTCTTCGCGGGATGATTAGCATGAGTACCTACAGTAGTTAGAACATACTCTTGACTAAGAAGATAATCTATTACATTAAATCTAGCTAAGTCAGGATGAAGTTGTAACTCACCACCTCTCATTTCTAAGAACTTAGAGAAACTAAATCCGGGACTTCCCCAATTATAAGATATTCCATTCTCAGTGTAACCTCCAATAGAATATAGGTCAGACCATTTAGTAATATCAAAAGTTTTACCAAAGTTGGTATACTTAGCTAATATTACCCGCTTAGTAGAGAATTTTATCCAATCTTTATTCTTAGCTAGGTAGGCTACTTCGGGAGTGGTAAGTGCATTACCTCTCTCATCAGTAGTTTCAATTGTAAAATCATTATCAAGTAAGTCAGTTAACAGTTCTACCTCCTTAATTCTCCAGAAGTCGTCACTATTGGTTAACTTGCCAAATACCTCTTCCACATTAAGTCCAGCCCTGGTAAAATACTCAGGATTAAACCTATTAGTAAGGGATATTAGTGTTCTGTTAAATGAAAGAGTTTTACCTCCCTGGAATGATACCTCGTCTTTAATCTCCAATTCTGGACCTCTAACCACATTCTGATAAACCCTTAATACTTCTTCAAGTACCTTCCTAGAATCATTTCCATAAACGGTATTCACTTCTGCGAAATTAGTCATAGGATTAAATACAGGAATTATTCCCTTACTTGCTAATAAGGGATATTGAGTCGGGTTGTTGAACACTAAAGAACTGTCTATGCTCTTAAGGGCAGAGTTTAATCTCTCCCATTCAAAGGTTATGGAGTTTATTATCTTTGCATAACAATCCCCAAGCTCTTTATTAATAATAGCTATGGTCTCATCTTTAGTTAATTTATTGAAGGGTTTACCTAGAGGGCTGATGGCGTTCAGATTTTCAACCATGTGGAACAAAGTAGACTTATCTGAGATAACAGAAGGTAAGAAGGCAGCATCTGTATTTCCAGCAATATTACATAAATAATTACTTACAAATGCAGTATAGAAGGATTCTGACATATTAAAATCAATATGCTTCTTACTATCAGTCCTACCTTTATACTCTCTCGATACCACCATTCCTCTATGCAAGAATGTATTATTCAGAAGGGATAATCCATTAGTAGCGGAATTCATATTCATACACTGATTTGTCCACTGACTTCTGTAGTTAGTACCAAGCATTGACATAGCAACTCCAGATAATGCACGACCTTCTCCGTCCCTGTTTATACCACTAACATAAGCATCTGTAGTCATAGCATAGGCAGCAGCTAAATCCTCCATTACTGGTACATAGCTAGGAAGTAGAACACCAATATCCTTAGCCCCTCTTTTTATAGAGGTTAGGTTCTCAGTTCCAAATACCTCCTCTTGCTTTCTTCTAAACTCCTGTGTACTTGTTTCTTTAGGAACCAAGTTATGAGAGAAGTAAGAGTTAAAGAATATGCTAGTACTAAGTTGAAGTAGGTCACTAATTGCTGCATCATATTGAATGTTACCATTCTTCGTCTTTAATGCAAGATAGCTTTCAACTAATGGTCCATCAGAAACAAAGTCTAAATATAAGAATTCCTTGAAGAATTGAAGAGCCTTATTCCAATCTTCCTCACCGTTAAATGAAACTAATGCTTTACCGTCTCTTGATATAGAGAAGGCATTAGACCTCTTCGCTTTTGGATTGAATTGAATAGACACATTCAAGTCTGGTATATGGAATCTAAATACAGAAATAGTCTTCACACCTTCCTTGGGGTCTGTAACCTTATCTTCCTCATATCTAGGATTATACTTAGCAATCATTGATTCATACTTAGTAGGAGCTGTAACGCTCAACGCAGATGAAATACTTCTTTCAAGTTGATTCCTTAATTGCCTGTTAAGATTATCCCTCAAAGTTGCTCTAACTATATCCCCATCCTCATTAACTCTATATTGCACAAAATCAAGAGGACTAGCAGTTGCCACTAATTGGCAGATAAAGGAATAGTAGTTAGTATCAAGAACATTATTCTTATAAATTCCAAATAAGGAGTGTGCATCACTACTAAAGATTCCTTGCCTCAATGAATAAACTAAGTTCTTTTCTATACTTCTAAACCCTCTAAGTAGCTCATAGTTGCTGTTAAAGAATGAGTCATCACACAACAATTCAAATAGTGCATGATAGTTCTCAAGCACGTTACCTGTGCTAGCTGAGGATAATAATGTATAGAAAGATTTACCTTCAATAGAAGAACGCAAATGTTCAAACTGAGGATATTTAAGGAAGAACATCCCATCAAATGTAAGAGAAGAATTGTGAATATCAGGAGAGTTAGTTAAACTCTTGATTTTAGATATAATATAGTTAAATGCGTCTAGTTTAACCTTCTTATCTGCAATCGGAGTACTATTTCCCCAAGTGTATATAGGAGAAGTCTCAACTAATAGCTTAGTTATGTCCGACACATGGTCATTCATATTTACATCTTTCTCCTTATCTCCCCAATTCCTACTATTGTTGGCTCCTGTACTTATAAGAGAATATCTATCTTCTGCACTATACTTAGGATAGTTCTCATTAATCTTTAAGACTTTCCCTAATTTAGAGCTAAGTAAATCATCAAAGTGATTTAAAATAACTAAACTATTATATGCCTTAATAAACTTCTTGTCAATAATTCTATTCCTAGAATATATCTTTCTAAGTTCATCAGCGGTAAAGTGTGAATGATGGAGGAATCTTTCTCCCACAGCATTTAACTCTCCTACGGCATTTAGATATACTCCATCCTTCCACATAGTAAGGTTAGACAGTTTCTCTAGAGTGTCCTGCACATCTTCTGATGGAAGTTTAGAATATGCATCCTTTAGATAGCCAACCACGTCTTGTAATAGAGTTTCTTGGTAATTCCTTAAGGCTTCATTAATTTCATGCTCAGTCTTAATTACCTTACCAGCCTCTCTATCCACAAGAAAACACTTAACTATATTATCAGTAACACTAGCTTCCATTGCTGAGGCAATTTCAGTTGCAGTACCATAATTAGTTACTATAAATCCTCTAATCCTTTGTTTTGCATCAGCGTTACCTTCAGGGTCATCCAAAGCATCCAACTTGGTAGGATTCTCTTCAGCAGTATCATCAATGTTACTACTTTGACCGGAAAGATAGGTGGTCATGTTGGTTGGAACTATATCATGCAATACTGGAGCAACCTCCATAACGAATGCATCAATAAAATCTGCAAGGTCGGAGAGGGACGTAATATCGTACCCCTCTCCTATCTCTTTCAGACTATTAATAAACATCGCCTTTCTACTAAATTCGTCTTTCTCCTCCCAGATTTCTTCCAGTGTGTCTTGTAATACATCCTGTAAGTCTAAGTTAGAGTCATTCTTGTTAAATTTACATTTACCCATGATTATAATTTAATTTTTATAGTTATTGGACATGAATTGTCAGTAGTGTTTAGACGAGCCTTTTCATCTTGCTTAGATTGTAAGAAATTTACCAAATTCTGAAGCATATCCTTCTGAGAACCTTCGAATTGGTCAATCTCCTCACTCATCCTTTTTATCATTTTAGAAGTTGCTCTCATAGCATTAACTTCCTTATTAAATGCCTCCACACCCTTCGCAGATTGCACCTTACCAAGTGTAGCAAAGTTAAATACGCTAAGGATGTTCTTATATTCGGCTACTTCCTGTAATGAGCTTACCGAGAATACAGCAAGTTGAGTCCCAGTAGGAGCACTTGTCTGTTTTATTAGAGTAATCTCATTGTTATTCAGGTTTAGCTCTGCATTAAAGATTTCATTCCCCAAAGTTAAGGTAAATTTGTGAATATTTAAACTTAATTGGGAAATATCTGAAATGACAGAGTTAGACACATCAAGGTTAGATGGTTTAGTACTTATATAGACGTCAGAACCAATAGGTATTACTAGATGATTTGTCTTTCTATATGCATCTAAAACCTGCTCCTTAGACAGTGTTTGTAGAGTATCTACATCCATTTCTGACATAACTGAAGCAGATGCCTTGATGTTCATTGACCTAAAGATAGTATCAGCTGTAGGCTTAGGGGTTACTCCTATACGAGAGTTTCCAGCTAAATACCTACTATTGTCTCTACTACCTTTAAAGTTACCATTGTTAGTCATCTTGTTGACTATTGTTTCTAGTAATGGGTTTACGTTACCATAGAACGAAGGGCTATCTATCTTACCATTAACCATAAATGGATTATTATCAATAGAGTAGTTACCTGTATCATAAACTGCATCTAGAGCAATAGTGTCTGTAGAAGACTTACTATATTGTATATTGTAGAATATTCCATCAATCTTATTTTGACCTAATATATGTTCTATAGAACGTAAATTAAGTTCCTTAAATATTCTACTAGTATTATCTGCGTTTGGAGGATATACCGAACCTAATAGATAGTTTTGAAGGGCTTGTCTAGCAGTAATGTTTCTATTTAGCCCTTTAATATCAACAGGACCATTAAGGATTTCCATTTGGGCTTTAACATCTCCCTCTGCGCTATCAAGTTTACCTACCAACTTCATTATACCATCGTATGCAGTAGTATTGTAGTTTAGGTCACTTGTCTCATAGCCAGGTTGAGCTGATAATATCTTTATAATCCTGTAGGCAGTAAAGTCATTACCTATCCTCTTAATAGAGTTCTTATCTCCAGAAACAATGCTTAGTAGATTATCAAAATACTCCTTAACTGATGCTTTAGGAGGAACAACATAAACTAACTTCACCTTCTTCTCCAAAGAACTATCCTCTAATTGTCTATAGTAGTAATTCTCCAATTCTGCACCACTAAGCATTATATCATTACTAACAAGTACAAATGGGTGTCCAGGCTTGGCAAAGTTTACGGTTTTATTTCCAAATGAGTAAACTCCCTTAGGAGATAATTTTACCTTAGAAATAGAAGTGCCAGGAACCTTTGATAATTCATCAAGGGTTATCCATTTACCATCATATTTCAAATGGTCATTGTATTCATAATCAGAACCCTTAAGAGCATTAGTAATTGTCGGTCCTTGAGATTTAAGATTATTAGCCAATGTCCAATTTGCATCCTCCACGTAAAATACACCATTAGAGTTAAAGGTATACACCTTTAAGAAGTTAACTAAGGCATTTCCCCCTTCAATAGACGGATTAGCTTGAATAAATTTAATAAGTTCATTAAACTTATCAAACATAGGAGCACTAGGATTCCTTCTAGAAATCTCATTATATTCCTCTTTTATTGCCTTGAATTTGTCATTCTTAAATACAGTTAGAGGGTTAGGTAATATAGCTAAAGGTAGCTCTAACATATCATTAGTGCCTTCCCCTATAATGATAGATAGTGTCTTTAGCTTAATATTCTTACTTTCTTCATCCTCAGAGAATATGTAGCTTAAAGATTCTGAACCTGTATCCTTTCTAAATCTTCCCCATTCTGCGTTATTGAACGTACTTGCAGAACTCTTAAATGCAAATGTACAATACACATCATCTCCGAGACCTAGAATTGCCTTTATCTTCCTGGTAAGCTCTCCCTTATCAGCTGTATTGAATATAACACTCCTTAAGTTACCTATGGTCTTATCAAATGTTTCTTTGTTTTTTACTCCAGGTAACTTATTCAAACCGAAGTAGCTATCTAACCTTTTACTATTCTCTGGGGTTACTATCAGGTTTCCATCCTTATCAAATGAAGTTCCTGACTCAAATGTGGGGAATGTGTACATTAATAAGTCAAGAACAGATTCAGTTTTAGTGCTGGAAACGTGATTAGTTCCAGTTGTAGGTACTGGAGGTGGGGTTGTATCTTCGCTAGAAGCAAGGGTCTTATCCTTTATATCAGCCTCAGTGGGAAGTCCATTGTTAGTAATAATGACCTGCTTCTTAGTTCCATCATCCGTTACAGTCGTTACTACCTCAGAAGTCAGTCCAGCTTCAGGTACTACGGTTACAGAAGGAATAGTGGCATCCTTTTCCCTCTTAACCAATTTAGTAGGTTTATTATCTAAGGGAAGTTTATCTAACATATCCCTCCTTTCAGAAGAGAATGTCTTGATTCCATCTTTGGACAGTTCACTAACACTAGTAGAAGGGTCTTGGATAGAATTTAATAGATTCGAATTGTTAGTCTTATAGCTATCCTTAGTGTGAAGAACAATGCTACCCTGTATTGCTCTAGAGATTCCAGTATAAAGGTCGTCCCAATATTCCTCATTCTCTAAACCAGCTGAATCGTCAATTATATAATACTTACCTTCAAGTCCTTGTGAAGAGTTACCTTGTTTAAAGTCTACTCTATCCTTATAAGTAGCACTAGAAAGTAATTTATATATCTCAGTATCAGTATCATAATAGATAAATCCAATCTTTTCATCTGGATTCATACTATTAATCATTAGGTCAATGTCTTTCTTTACCAGCTCTATACTATACGGTGCAGAATTTCTCAGGTCATTTATATTATAAACCTTAGTTCCAAACAACCCAGAATCATCCTGATAGTAATGCATTGACACATCTGAATCGTAGTTATTACTCCTTAGTTTTGGTAGGATACTCTTAAGGTTATTGATATTAATTGTTACTTGCTGGTTGTTAGACCTCATAGATACTCCCAGTTTAGGACACCTTATAAAGTTACGGCGAGCTAACTGTATTGTATTTCTAACATTCTTCCCTTTATAGTCGATAAGATGCCTTCCAATAGCTTTACTTTGGTCAAAGTCCCCAGCCACAATAACTGGAATTCCATACTTCTGTGCAAATCTATTAACTAAATCCATATCAACTACAGTGTATCTTGACACCTCATCAATAAGGATTAGAGATGGAGCTTCCGAGATTTCATTTATCTTGAAGTTTGACCTAGTAATAAAGTTATCGTCAAAATATATATCTCCATCATCAATTATAGACACTGGAATATCTTCCTCGGAAGATGGGTCTACTTCTTTAGATGATTTCTGAGGATAATCTTTGAAGTCTTTCCATTCCTGGGTTACCCTCTTCATAAGATGTTCTCTATCCAAAGTGGTAGCAGAATCAAGATTTAAATCGGCTTTTAAGCCCTTAGCACTATCTTCAGTGGCATGACCAATCCAAACACTTTTCAAAACTTCTGGATGGTATTTCTTTAGAAGTACTATAAGGTTATTAAATACGCCAGTAGTCTTACCACTTCCAGGAATACCCTCAATAAAAGTTACTCTAGAGAATCTTGGAGCAACTGAAGAGTCAAGTACCAATTCTCTAATGATGCCTGGGGCATATTTCCACTCAGAATCAGTCATAGATGCTGCATAGTTCTTTAGGGAGGTATTTACAGCATCACAGAACTTATCAATCATACCTCCGTTAAGAATTGAAGCATATCCCAAATAAGTAGCTAACTCTTGAGTAGGTATAGGAGCAATCTTATCACTAATAATAGACCTATATTCTCCATAGAAGTCAGATGCCTTAACAGCAGCTCTAGAGGCAATATACCAAACCACTGCATTATCGTCTATATTAGTTGACTTGGAACTTAATGATTCTACATCATCACTTATAGTAATTAAGCCAAAGTTGTCTACGCTAATAAGCTTAGACAGTGCTTCTGGGTCATTAACCTTATCACTATTAGCTTCAAAGAAGTTATATATAGCATCATCAAGTTTTACCATCTCTGATTCTACCTGAAACCTTTCCTCCCTATTAAGGCTTATCTTCTTGGCAGCTGATATTTCTTCGAGTTTACTTAGACTGCTTACTGTCCCCTCAAACTCAGCTTTACCTGCCCAATCATTAGGAATGTTAAGAATAAAGCTCTTTATTCTGTCATAGATAAGTATATTCTTATTATTTGCGGTTCTTGTTTGTTCTCCTAACTTCTGAGCATTATTTGCAGCTATTATCTTTTGGAAGGTTTTAAGACGTAACTCAATACCTTCTAGGTCCTGCATCATTGCATCAGCCACATTAGACTGTAATTCTGCTAGATTAGCCTCTGAATCTAATTCGTTTATAGTAGTATTCATACCATAAAGATTAGATAAATCAGCGTTGTCTACCCTAGCACTAAGTAATTGAGCCTTAAATATATTAATCACTGAAAGAGCTTCAGTAATCTGGTCAAGTCTCTCATTATTTAGGTTAAAGTTGGACAAATCATCCATATGCTCCCTTAACGAAGCATCAGTTTCTTTAAGAATATTAGATACCTTTACGTCAGAATCAGTAGTACTTAATGAGAATTGGTCTAAAAGTTCAATGATATTAGAATGCTGCAACTTATCAATTTGAGCTTTAGCATCTTCTATCTTGGTTGCCTCTATATAGCTTGCATCATCTCCATACGTTTCTGCTTGGTTAATAAAATACCAGTATGCAGAATCTAAAGTGCCATTTAATACTCTTTTCAATTCTGGATTAATATAACCTTGGTTCACAATAGGCTTAACAATAGCATCTATATGTGATGTTAAGAATTTACTAACAAACTTGTTATATTGCTCAGATTGAACCTCCATCGTATAATCTTCAGTTATTGGAGTATTTATTATGTCAGTAAATGTTGCCTTCTCTGATTCAGAACCTAAAGTGGTTAGCAGAGGACCAATAATACCCATTGATGAGTGTATATTGAACTCAGCCATATCTTCTACAAAGGATTCAGAGTCCTTGTTCTCATTAAGATGCTTGACATACCTATTTAGTCCGGTCTGTAAGATACTTAAAGTAGAGTGTAAGTTTTCATCAAGACTCTCGTAGTACTTTAGACTGTGGTTTTGGAATAAAGGTGCAACAACCTTAGCTATTGATTTATGAATTGAGGCAGCAGTACGTACTGCATCTTTGAATCCTGAATTCTTCCATCCATCATACTCTTTTGATATTTCCTCTAATTCATTCTTAGGAATGTCAGTTACCTTTTTACCAGTTTTGTTCTCAGCATACTGTATAAGAGTTGGGGCTAAGTAGGCACTACTAACAGCAGTTGACATCTCAAATAGAGCATCATAGATGAGCTGGGGAGCTAAATCTCCTTTCATATATGCCTCCTTTCTCTCTATTGCTGCCTTTAATTCACCTTCTATTCTACTTCTCTCAGTCTTAGTAGATTCATCTCCATTTTCCTTTACCTGAGCGTCGGTAGGTCCACCATTATCCATACGCTCTTGGGTTCCACCCAGTCCGTTAAGTTGATTGGTTAAAGTTACAATCTTCTCACAAACACTGTTGTAGTCTTGTAAGTAGCTTGCAGCCACTCTACTATTCTTAAGAGCAGAGAATCTTAAATCATTAAGAGTTTGTGTGTCTAGAAATGCATCATCACTAATGGTTGCGCCTTGTGCAGATAAAGTATTAGTAATAAACTTGGCTATTCTCCTGACCTCGGATTTAGCAGCTAGGTCTTGGTTGTCAGTATCAGTACCTTGTGCCCATACCTTTCTTCCGCCTACTCCATCTACAAGTTTAGTGGCAGATAAGTACTTATTACCTAATTCCATCTTGTCTACCATCTTTAGGAAATCACCCATCTTGCCATTTCTAGCCATATATACTAGTTGTTGCATAGCTTGCTCATTATTCATCTGACCAAGCTGCCTAGCTTCTCTAAGGTTAGGTAAAGCATCAAACATAGCACCACCTAGCATACCTCCTACAAATGACATACCATATCTGTCGAACATATTGTCCCATGCTTGTAGTGGCTGTGTATCACTACCAGCTAACCACATTCCTAGATTAGTAACTGATTTAGCGAAGTCATACATAACCTCTTCAGATACTTCCTCTATACCTTCCCCAAGAGCATTGGCGGCAGTAGCTTTAAGTCCACTTTTACCCACAGAGTAGTTAGCTTGAGCAACATCCTTTCCGAGCTTGAATATCTTTTTCATCCACTCAACTTTTTGGACTTTAGAGCCGTTATCAATAGTCTTTCTTGAACCTTTTGTCAAAGTTTTGACTACCTGCTTCATCTGCTCCTTATCCATCCTAAGTTCAGGAAGTATCCATTCTCCTAACCTACTATTAATAATAGCATATTCTCCTACAGCATATCCTAATGTAAGTAATGCAGCTTCTAGGTCGTTAGCACCCTGTTCCTTAGCTTCACCATAAGCATCTTGAACTGTAATACTAGTCATGTAAGCCTTAGATAGAAGTTCTCCTATCTTGTTGTAGCCCTTCATGTAGTTCTCTAGGTCATTCTGAGCTTTAAATGTATTGACTGCTTTTAATTCTTCAAAGTATCTTAAATCTCCAGCCTTTGGAGTTGCTACTTTAGCTTTTAGATAGCTATCAAGGTTTACATATTTAGCTTGAAACTCTTCTAGCTTTTTCATTTGGGCAGCCTCGGTAGCCATATTCTCCCCCTTAAATAGGGCAGGTGCGTATTTAAATATCCACCTCTGCTCATACATTTGCTTGAATACATCACCAGCCAGATTAATGAAGTTCTCCATAGACCATGCGTTATTCTGACCATACTCAGAAGTTGTAGGTTCTAAGGACTTAGTAAATCCTTCTACAGCCGATAGAAACTTATTATCACTGCCAGAGAATACTTTACCCAGAGTAGCTAAAATCTTAGTGGTTTCTAAGGCAATACCAGCACCTATATACCAAGGACTTATCCCAGGAATGAACATAGGAAGGATTGAGACAGCGTTACGGGCTAAGGAGCCAACAACACTTTTATCGAGTCCGTCTGAGTCAAAGAAGTCATATTTATTGATTGCAGAACCATCTGTGGTTAGAGTATTTAACTTTGAAAGAACTCGTCTTCCATACACATCTCTACCGTCTAGGTTCTCATAATAATATGTACCATTCTCGTTTAGTTTCAATTCCCCCTTCTTATGTTGAACCTTCTCTTTGGTTACTGGGTCAATATGCTCCCCATCTTCATCCCATTGAGCCATAACTCTAGTATCCCAGAAGTCAGTCCAGAATGAATCATTAGGGGAATCATGCCATACTGGATTAGCTCCATTAGCTACACTCATAGGGTTAGCTAATACTTTCTGAGTTTGGGCAGCCTCATCAGCTGACATAGTAGGAGCGTCTAATAGATTTAATCTTCTAATACCCCTTGTCTGCCTTAATGGGTTAACTTCTCTGGACAGATAAATATCTGGACCCTTCCTTCTTTGCTCAGGTTCAGCGAATATATTATCTCTATGGAATGTAGCCTGACTTAAAATATCTTCTTGGTAGGATTCATCAGCCAATTGATTATAAGTCTCAGCCATGTATTTATATACATTATCAAACTTAGCTTCATCAAATTTACCATCAGTTTGAAATGCAGGATTATCTTGAATTTGGGGAATGTTCTTATAAACACTTGCATCTGCTAATGAAGTGTTAGTGGCATCTAATCCTATTGCCTTAAAATCAGAGATAGAAAAGGTAGGATTAGACACTCTATTTAACAGCCAATCATTTTCCTTTGTATTTGTCATATTACTAGATTTTATAGTGTAGATAGTGAGGGACTTGGCACGTAAGTTTGCAATCGTTGCTTCTGTTGTTCTTTAGCTTCTATATCCATAGCATCATTACCTTGTATCGTAGGATAGTGCCCAGAGCCAAGTGAAGCATTAATAAGATTCTGTCTTACTGGTATATACACAGAACCAGAGTATACATTATTACCACTGGAGAATATGCCAGGCTGACTCATCTTAAATGATGCATCAGCAGCCTTTAATATTCTCTCTATACTTTCCCTTTCATTAATGTCAGTTACTTCACTAAGAGTATCATCCATTGTTGGGTCTTCTACGAATGCAGACTCATCTGCTGAGGCATCTAATACGGCGAATCTTCCATAGGCATTGGTATTTATTTGTCCATTAATGTACTTATATGGCAATTTATACTTAGCATAGATTTCATTTTTCTGAGCTTCATCCTTTATATCTCCTTCTCTAATCTCATTCTCAGCCAACTCTAATCTCTTTAATGAATCAATATCGGGCTTAAGCACCCCAGATTGTAATGCTTGTGTGTCAACAGGAAGGTCAACTGCAACTACATTAGAGCCATCTATAGCAACTCTACTTCTCTGAGATGAGTTTAATAACTGACCCCCCATCGTAGCATTCTTAAAGTCTAGAACTCCAGAGAATGTACTCCTTGCAGCATCCTCTAATGTAGCACTTCCTATAGTTTTACCAGAAGTATCAACTAATGGTGCACTATTGCCTGGTAGATTTAAACTATACGAATTTCCATTATTAATTTTATGGTTTTTAACCTCTCCTAGCCCAAGTAGGAATGCTTTGGCAGGGTCTGTAATGTTATTATCCCTACCACTACCTGATGTTTTAGCCTTCCCGCTAGCATCCATCTTCTCTTGTAAATCAAGTTTTAAGGTATGTTCTCCACTTAATGCCGATTGGGTTAGAGACATTAATAATTTTTTAACACCTTCCGCAGAGTTATCTCCTAAATACATAGCTGCCTTAGCTTGAAGAACAGTTCTCATATTCTTAGGTAGAGAGGTTAATAGATAGCCTAATGCCTGATTAGCCTGAGCTTGCTGGGATTTATCCATGCTGGACATTTTATAAAGTCCATCTACAGACATTCCAGATAGGTCCTCTCTACTAGGCTGTAAGGCAGCTAAATACTCCATTCCTTTTAATATTCTGCCAGATTGCTGACCTACATATCCCTCCCTTGACATTGAAGTAGTTCCTAACTTATTAACTACAGATTGTATATATTCGGTTATCTTAGGGATACCTACTGCATTACCTATAATACTTGTAAGGTCAGTATTAAAAGCGGCATTTATACTATTAGCACGATAATTAGCCAGCTCTGAATTAGTCAAAATCTGTTCTGAATTAAGGTCAACATCATTTAGTGATTTCTTCTGTAGTTTACCCTCAGCATCAACGGTAATTACATGACCTCCGTCAGTTACAGCAATCTCGCCAAGCCCTCCATTTTTGTCAGCCTGGGTCATAGCATTCTTAAATCTTTCATTCTCCGCCTTTATTCTTGGGAGCATCTTTAATATAGTCTTATATTGTACAGTAGCATTATTACTAAACGGATTCTTGTATATACTATCTGAGAATATACCAGAAGTTTCTACGAATGCTTCCACATCACTCGGTATGCCATTCTCATACAAAAACTTTACCATATTCTTATCCAATAATCCAACAGAACCGTCTGGCTCACCTTGGCTGGAGGATGTGGATGAATAAGGAGCAGCTACTTGTGGTTGAGGTACATTGGTGTAGCTAACGAAGGCGGGCATTCCCCCGCCTTGTTGTAGCTTATAGGTTAATTTCATAGTTGCATTCCTTTCTTTATAAGTGCAGCAGTGAGGGCTGACATATTTGTTATCATCTTATTATGTTCCCTCTTAGATTCCATTACATCTTTGTGAAACTGTTTATTATCATCAGATAATCTTTTATTAAAGTCCTTAGCTCTTTGAAGCATAGCCCTCTCAGCATAGGATAATTTAGAACCTTTTCCACTAAACTGAACTAACCAAGGGGTACTTATTAGTGAACTTCTCTTCTTTAACATATCAGACTGTAATCCTTTCTGTAGCTTAGATAGTTCTCTCTGAGCACCTATTGGGTCGTCTTTATAGTCTTCCATAATCTTAGCGGCACTAGTATTATAATTTGAATTAGCTTCATTCAAATAAGATTCTAATGCTAGTTGGTCTCTCATAGCTTTAGTTTGTCTAAATCTATTCTCTACGCCAGCTAGGTAAGGAGCAATAACCTGCTGATAGTTTGCAGTTACTCTTCCAGCATCAATTTGCTTTTTAGCTGCATCTATAGCATTCATTGAAGCCCTATTTCTATTGGCAACTTCTACCCTTCTTGCTTTAGCTGCATCGGATTCTTGCTGCCCTAACATCCTAGTCTTATAGAACATTTCTGCATCTTGTAGACCACCTTGGAATCTAGCCTGACCTGCTCTACCACTAGCCTCTAATTCTCCAGCTAATTGCAATGAAGCATCAGAAGTTCTAGGTCTTGCAGCTACAGATTCTAAATTACTTGCTTGTTGTTCAGCATTAGTCACTGCTTGGAAATTACCTTGCAGTGGAACAGTATTCTCAAATGTGTCTAATAGAGTAGGCTTTAACCCTTCTTTATAGATTCTAGCAGCTCTATTATTCGCGGCTAAACCTCCTACCATTCTACCTAAAGCTAATACTTCCTCCGGTGCTACATTAAGTTTTAGACCCTTTTTGGTATTACCTGGTGTACGTTTAATGTTAGATGGGTTAGATGTATTTGAAACTCTAGGAGCTGTAACTACAACTTCCCCAAGCTCATTAGTAGGGTCTTGAAGTAACCTTAGTCTGTATCCACCATCACCTTTGTCATAAAGCTCTAAACCTCTTGTCCTTAACTGTTCATTAAAGCGGGAAACATCCTCAGCTGACATACCCCTTCCAAGAGTTCTATTGCCAGTTCTATCTCCAGCATACACATCAAACCCAGAATTACCTTCTGTAGTACCATAACCTACGATACCCTTTCTGATTAAATCATCAAAACCTTGATTAGTACCTCTAAAAGTAACCTGTCTGTGTTTAGCTAATGGGTCTTGCACTGAGTAATTATAGTTGCCTCCGAAATAATTACCAGTCATAGATGTTAGTTGGTCATAAATATCTTCGCCACCATTAAATGCTGCTGCATAAGCTTGCCTCCAATCGTCTGAGCCTGTGTACTGAGATTTCCATCTATCAACATCTGCCCCAAAGTCATACCCAGATAGAGCTTTAGACCTATTCCAACTAGACATATCTTTAGCTTTAATTCTACCTACAGTGTTACCACCTTGTAAGAATTGTATTAATCCTCCTTCAGCCTTCTTAGTAACCCTATCATCCTTTGAAGTTTTCTTCTTTTTTGATTTGCCTTTGTGGGGTAGGTTATCTCTCTTAATATGTGAAGTACTAGACTTCTTATTGATAAGTTCCCATAGATACCTTGCATTAGGGTCTTTTATAGCTCCTTTAGGTTCTACATATACTTCAGTAGGGGTTGGTGGGGTATATGGACTTCTCTTAGGAGATACTTCTTCATACCCAAAGTCCTTTCTGTTTTTAATAGCCTCATCCCAAACTTGATTATACTCTCGTTCAGCTGCAGGATGGAATACATCTCTATATTCCCCCTCAGTCTTAGCTCTCTGTCTACCAAATTGCCTTCCGCCTGGGATTTGTCCCTCAATGAACTGGTCCAATCTTTGACTAGGCTGTATAGTTTGAGAAGCTACTACCTTTTGAGCATTTCTTGATGCAGGAATAACAGCAGGTAAATTAGACTTGGGAATAAGAGGTTCTAATATAGAACTAACACTATTAATTGTTCTAACTGCCTTAGCATTCGGGGATTGTACTGGAATACCTCCTACTGGAACAGCCCTGTCAGTATAGCTTCCTGGCTTTTTAAGATTAGATGGATTAGTTACATCTTTGGGAGCCTTAGGTTTACCTGAACCCATATAGAATACTCTATTAGATGGAGTTACTTGTCCAGGAGCTGGTAGAGCTAATGGGGCTTGCCTAAATTTTGATGCTGTATGAAGTGCTCCTATCATAGAAGATACTGCATCGGCAGTTTCATTTATTGATTTAGACTGAACCACAGACTTTGGCTTAGTTGAACCCTTCTTTAGGAACCAGGCATCAGAGAATGGAATATTCTCACTACCCCTTACTACAGACGGGTCTCTATAACCAGCTATGTGCTTACCAATTGAGCTGTTAGAGAACCAATTACCATCAGTCTTAGTCCCTTCTACCTCTTCAGATTGGGGTCTTCTACCAAAGTATTTAGTGTCTACGGACACACTTTCGGGCTTTATAGCCTTATCTCCCTCAAGTTTATTAGCTTTGTTATATTGTTCAGCAAACTTAGTCTTAAGTTCTGCTACCTGATTCTTACCTTTAGTATTCTGGAAGAACGCATCGTCTACCTCTAGTGTTTGTTGCTTACCATCAATCATAGCTGTAACCCGTCTTTTACCCGAAGGAGTAGTTGAAGAGTTCCACCAACCTCTGTGAGATTGGGCTAAATTCTTACCCATTAATACAGTACTAGCAATAGCAGAGAGGTTCTTAAAGTCTCCAGTATTCAGGCTCTTTATATCGCCTTTAGTAAGCTTTGATAGTGTCTTACTATACTCTGACCTTATTGCTGGGTCAAGATAAGGAGTAGTATTAATAAGAGTCATAAGTACTGGAATTGACTTCTTTATTTTACCTAAAGCTTTAGTAGCCTTTAATGTCTTCCCAACAGGAATCAAGGATAGGGCATCCATTCCTAAATTCACTCCAAGTCTACCAAGGTCACCCCATTGAGGTCCATCACTAGCTAAATCAGCCCCAAACTCGGCGAGAGAAGCACCAACTCCCACTCCTGCAGAGGCTAAATTAGCTCCAGGAACGAATCCTAAACCAATACTAGCTAGGTCTGCCATAGCCGCACCAAGCCTAACTTTATCGGATGTTTTTATAACACCACCTGCATCAGTTATATCCTTATTGTTACCTAGTGATACATTGGACCTACCAGTAAATGATTGTCTAGCTTTAGTATTCCTTTCAATCTGTTCAGCATCAGGTTGTACTGCACTTACTTTTAGTGGGGTAGTGTCTTCTATAAACTTAGTACCTAGTTGGGCACTTATTACACCACCTTTTTTGTATCCTTGTAACTTTAATATTCTGTCATTTATTTCTCTACTTCTCTCAGCGGTTGGGATACTTAACAGCCTCCGTAGCTCATTGCTAGATTCATCCTCACTTTCAACTTTATTATTGAAATACCATGATAGTGTACCATCGTTGTTTCTTGCAACATTCATGTCATTGTCCCCAACAGCCCATTTATAATCCTTACCATATTTTACAAATGGGGATTGTTTTGAGTCAATCCACTTACTCAAAGTGTTTTGCACCATTCGGTATGCCTCACTAGCTGGATTCGACAAGTCTGGGTCCTGCATCCATGTATTGAATAGATTCTCCCAATTAGCCTTAGAAGTATCAGTATAGTCTACGAACTTAACTCCCTGTCTTTCTCTTGCTCCGTTAGGGTTATATGCTCCTAGATTTATAACATTACCATCCTCTCCGATAAATTGGTATTCACCTAGTGATTTGTTAAGTTCCACTGAACCTCTAGTTGTCTTACCAGTAGTAGGATTCTTTAGGTAGAAACCCATCTTACCATTCACGTCAGAAGGATTGGAATATGCTCCGTATAAGACATTATTACCTACACCAGACGCAAACTGAGATAAATTAGTGATATAATTATAACCCTGACCCTTTAGCATCTTAGTAAAGGGATTATTATCTGTAAGACTTGTATATTCACCGAGTTGGGCTTGTCTTGCTCTAGTAATATCCTGTCTATATTGCTCTGGTAGGTTGGAATCGTCGTAGATATTACCATCAAAAGCATATCTATTTCCAACACCTTTGAATACATTACCAGGAAGTATTCCACTTACCTCTTCATTGGTTCCTTTCTTGTATATGTGATATTTACCTTTATCATCAACTGTCCTATCATATTCTGAGTTAGTCCAGCTTGTATCAACTTTACCTTGCTGTCCTTCAACTGTAGATGATTGTGGGGTAGTTGCTTGTTGAGTAGGTCTTATGAATTTGTCTAAACCAGTACCGCCTAACGCAGCAAAGGTATTATAATCGTCATTGTCTAGTTTGTTATTAGTAATAGCCGCACCATATGCTCTACCAAGAGCAGCTAAATCTTCTGCACTCCTTATATTAGTTCCAGACCAGTCATGGGATTGAAATATTTGGTTATAATCAGCACTATCCCAAATTCTACCCATTAGAGCGTTGCGGTCTTGTTCTGTTCTATTACGGAACCAATTATTATAATCTATGGCGTTACCTCCATACCATTCTCTTGAAATGGCATCTTCCATGAGTTTATTAGCGTTAAATCTTTCCTTCTTTACTTCTGGTTGTTTATACTGAGGGGAACCTTTAATGATGTTATATAGGTAATCAGCAGCTAGACCGTAAGCATTGTTCTCAGTATTCTTAACCCCTGTCTTTATTCCTAGAAACTTCTTTCTATCTAGCTCACCTGTACTTGACTTTTGACCCGTTGCATCTTGAAAGTTACCCATAGCATCCATAGTCATAGTGCCATTACTAATCCCCTCAAGCATATATTGTACAGCGTTTCTAAAATCAGCTGCGGCAGTATTTCCCAACCCTTTAGATGAAGCATATTCATCTACATCTCTGTATCCTCTTTTTATTAAATCATCCTGATTGAAATCCCCCAAGCCCTTCACACTTAGAAGCTTAGGCTTATCAGTTTGACCTCCAGAGTTATATTTCCTTATTACTTGTGACATATACTATGTATAATAAAAAAGGAGCATATAATTAATATACGCCCCTTCTTACCTTGTTGACTAATTATCTTACTCTTACTAGTCTAGCACCTTTCCTTGCAAAAGTTGGTTCCTCTTGAGGAGCTTGTTCCTGAGCAGCACCACCTTGAGCGATTTGCATTAGGGCTTGACACACAGCCATCGCAGCTTCACAATTCTGTGTCTGAACTGCCTGAGCAGCTACTTGTAAAATCTGTGCCATTGGGTCTTGTCCACCCTCAGCAGGTGCACCACCTTCTGCCGGTGCTCCCTCAGCTGGTGCTCCTCCTGCTTGTTCAGCTCCTGGCTGAGGTGCAGCACCACCTTGTTGGAATTTTCTAAATTTCTCTTCGATTTTCATAAATTAATACGTTTAAACAGTTTAACCACTTAATTTCTACAAATATAGGCATTATAAGCAATATTACCAAATTAAACTATGAATTTTATGAAATTTGAGTAGAGTAAGACATATTAGTTAATTATTACATAGCACAATTATTTCAACTTAGATTTATCAACCTTAATTAAGGTTCCATTCTCTATAGCCTTTCTTATGTACCTCATCAATGTAATGGGTTTATAAGATGCTACAAATGTAGTTGTACCTACATCATCCTTATCATTCATATCAATAGGAAACTCTACTACCATATTATCAGTTGTGATTCTATAGTAAAGAGTTCCAGCTATTGCATGAGTAAACTTTGCTTCAGCAGGAAGAGTTACTATTTCTTTTAGTGTCATACGAGATAGGTTTTAACTGTGTCAGCTAACAATTTACCATCTACATTAGTAAGCTTTGCCTTGACCAGCTTAATAGCCTCTCCCATGCACTTCTTCGGGATTTGGGGACCTGTCTCTCCGTCACCCCAACCCTTCTCTGAGATAACCTCATAGATTGCTTTAGTAATTTCCTCAGGTGAGGCTTCACTCGGAAGGAAAGACTCAAGCACAAGAATCTCTTTGGATTCATTATCGGCTAAGTCTTTCCTTCCAGCTGCAATGTATTGGTCTCTACTATCCAATCTCTGTTTTACCATCTTACGAAGAATAGTAAACTCGGCTGCATCATCTAAAGGCTTAGCACCTTTAGCAGTTTGATACACTAAGAACTCATTCTTAATAGCTCTTAGTACCTCTGTCCTCTTTACATTCTTATCAAGCATAGACTGCTTAATAAGTGCATCCATTTGCTCTCTGAGCATTCTCGTTCTCCTTTCTTATTAAATGTCTTAAATACTCATATTCTTCAATACTAATCATACTCTTTAGTCTAAGAGATGCTAGCTTCCTCAATAGAAGTTCTCTATCTAACGAAGGGTCATTATAGATGTGCCTTAGTGGCTGTATTGGCATCATTTAGAATATGTATTGCTTGTTCAACATCCGCATCACTCAAACCCCATGTTAAGTCTCTATGTCCACTTATAAAGTATGTCATACTGGGTCTAAGTCTATGTCTTGCATATCCAAATCTCCATCTTCTAGGTGCATCCACTCAGTAAACTCCTTAATGATTTCATCGTGACCAAATGCCCACTGATATTTATCAATAGAGTCTACTGGAATCCATCCTATAGCTTCCACTTCATCCTCTTCACCTCCCCTGTCATTACCAGTGCCTACACTGATATTACCTGGCTGTGCGTCAACTAGAGCATAGTATCTAAATGACACATTCTGTCTATTCTGAGTTGGGGAATCATTAAACTTCCAGAAGTGCAAGTGGTCTGGGTTCACTTTAATACCAGTCTCTTCATAGACTTCTCTGATTACAGCTTGTGCTGTAGTTTCATCAAAGTCTAAGTAACCACATGGCATATTCCACATTCCCTGGAAGTCGGGAGTGCCTTCACCTCTCTTATTGGCTAATACACACCACTTACCATTTAGGAATGTAAATATACACCCTGTTACAGCAATAGAACGGCTAATCCACCATTCCTTACCATTCTCGTCTAATAAAGGAAAATTCTTCATATTAATAAAAGTAACTCTTTGGTTGTTCAACATTAAGGAAATCTAATGGGCCATCTAATAACTCACCTTTTAGATATACACCTTCACCTTGTATTGTGTAACCACCGTCATTGTTTACCTTAAGCACGGCATCAAAGGGGTTTGAAGCTGCAATAGTCCCAAACTGCCCATTTACAATTTGATAGAAGTTATCAGCTGTTCCAGCAATTCCTTTAAAGTTTAAATTCTCATCTATCTCTGTACTGTATATGCCTAATCCGTTAGCTGATTTGTAAGCTAAGAACATCGGAACTCTGTGATTAACACACCACATAAGTTCTGAAAGCATTCCCTTAGAAATACTTTCTAATTTCTGTTGCCATGCAAATCCATCTAATACAAATACGATATAGTCTGATTGTTCCAGCTTAGAAAACTGATACTCAGTTCCTTTCTCACTGTAAACCACCTTATCTGCTCTACTTTTAATCTTTATACTTTTGACTACTTGTAATACACCAGAAGCAAAAGACCAAGGACCTGAAACATAGATTTGACTCATTTGTATAATCCAAGCTTTCTAATTATTGAATTTACTTCATCTGTTACAAATGGCAATATAATTCTACCATCATCAACCCACTTTCTGATAGCTGTAGAGCATATTGTAATATCAGGAGCATAGATAACTTTCACTTCATCATGTGGAATATCCTCACTATTAAAGTGTGCTACATCGACTACTAAGAACTTATTATCCTTTAATATGTCTTCACCATACTGCCATCTTGGAATCTCCTTATAAGTCTCAGCAGATGTTACAATGATAAACTCACCATAAATCTCTTTTAATGCCTCAATAGTCTTATAAGTAGGTAATGGTTCTCCATTAGCGATACGATATTCAATACCATCCACAACTACTCCAGGAATATTGTCAAAGGTTTCCTTAGCCATAGTAAGTCTATACTCCCATTTAGTTTCTGTGTTCTTCCAAACACTCTTATACGCTGGAACTACTATAACCTTGTCAACAATACTAGAATTAAGTGCAGCTGTAACTATATTGACATGACCAATATGTGGAGGGTCAAAAGACCCAAAGAATACTCCTACCATTGTGAATGTTCCTCCTTAACTATTTTACGGATGGTGCTTTCCAACTCCTTCTTGCACTTCTTACAAGTACCAGAGTGTGTAAAGCCATTACCCATTTTTATATACTCATGCTCATCAATGGTGTATCTATACACATCTCCATACATCTTAGATGCCCCTATAACATCTGGACCACTAATGTTAGATGAATTGGTACAACCCATTAGAAGGAACATTACTAACAAAAATAAATAATATAATTTCATACAAGAAACAAATAATAGATAATGGCTAGTACTCCGCCTATAACAAGCAGAGCTACTAGCTCATTACGTGATTTAACATTTACTAATTCTAGGATTAGCTCTAAGAAGTCAATCATACATTTCCCTTGGCACTATGATAGGACTAACTAATCTCTTGAACCTAGATTTGAAGCGTCGTCCAGTAATCTTACCTACAACATCTGGACCAAGTTCCGTAGTTAATTCGTCTTGTAGTTTATCATTCTCTGGAGAAGCCTTACAAGTAAGAGTCTGTAATACTCTATCAACGTCATAATAACTCTTAGCACCTATCTGGTCTAAGTCACTATTACTAATACCAAGACCATCAGTAGGAGTAAGAGACATTGACTTTTTAATAGCCTCACACATATCACAAATCTTCCTAGCACCATCTGCATCCACTTCTTTCTTTATCCCACACCCATAGTAATACCCTATTAGCCACTTAGCTAATTCATACACTTCAGTCTTCCATAGACCTTGAATTGGGTCAAAGTCACCCACATCACCATGAATAGTCCAGAATCCAAGCTGATACTCAGTTTGATTATCTGTACTCATTACTAACCCTTTATGGATTGAAGCAAGATTGTATAGATATATCATTCTAAGACGAGCCTGAATATTACCATTTGCGATAGGGGTTTGATACTTACTCTCAGCATCGTCACCACAACTTATGAGATTCTCCTCTCCCCCTATTATTGAATTGTACACAGCCAAATATCCATCAGTTAGATTAACAACCTTGAAATCATTACAGAAAGCTTCCCCAACCAACTTAGATACGTCAAACTCATCTTCCTTATTCTTAATAGGAAGACTTCTTCCTATTAGAGGAATACCAGTCTTCTTACTAACCTCATGGCAGATAGCTGCCACTACAGTTGAATCAATACCACCACTAATCCCAAGAACCATAGCATTAAGACGATTCCTAGTAATATAATTCGATGTCTCTTTGACGAGAATATTGAATACTCTTTCATAATTTAACTCTTTCATAATCCTAGTTCATTCATACAATGTTCCACTTCTTGTTCCAGACCAGTGTGCTTACCCAAATCATCAGACAGTTTCACACAGTTAAATACAGGTTGATTTTTATTCATTTGGCAAGAGGTCAATTTCATAACAATATTGGAGGGTTTATGTCCAGTATCATTAGTGAGGTTGGTTCCAATACCAAATGCACAACGGATACGCCCTCTACAATATTCTCGGACTTCAAGAGCCTTCTCAAATGTGAGAGCATTACTAAAGATAATTGTCTTAGTAGTAGGGTCAATTCCAAGTTCTTTATAACGTGCAATAGCACTTGTTACAAACTTAAATTCATCTCCACTATCTTGACGTACACCATCAAACAGCTTTGCTTGCTTACGAGACAGATTCTTAAAGAATACAGCAGAAGTATAAGTATCACTTAATGCAATACCCAAATCACCATCATATACACTTACCCAGTCTTCCAATGCCATATAATTGGCTTGTTTATAGCCATACATAGCACCGTGGAACATAAACCATTCATGAGGGTGTGTTCCCATCATAGGCATATCATATTTCATAGCTAGATAGCAGTTAGAAGTACCAGTACAATATGTTGCACTATCTTTCAAGCTCTTTACTATAGCTTCTTGAACATTGTATGAATAGCGTCTACGAGTACCAAACTCAGAGAAGAACATTTGATTCTGATTAGAGAGAACTATCTTAGGTTCTAGTCTAATAAGAACATCTGTCATATTGATAGTATGATTAAGCATTCTATTACGAAGCTCAGATACTATTGCTAAGATTGGTACTTCATACAGAGTAACTCTGTAAAGGTAATCAGTAGCTTTAATATGGAGATGCTTATCTTCATCCAACCATATCTGCACCTTACCAGCACTGAGTCTAATTCCACTTAACCATTCCCAATACATGGGAGGAATGAAACGACAATGTGTCGTCATATAGTCTTGTTCATCGTGAGTTAATTTTAGAGAACAGAAGTTAGATATTTCTATCCATAATTGTTGAACAAACTCTTCTGTGTACTCTGTGTTGTCCCTATCAAAGAACTCAAACGTCCCTATTGCATGAGGGAATAGTTTCATGTAAGCATACGAAGTTGTAAACTTATACAAGTCCGTATCAAGGATTGATTTTACAATCATAGTTCAAATAATCTTGTGTTATTACTTTCGATATAATCAGTTAATTTTATGCCACCATCCAGAGATGCTATACCATCAAGATATACCATAGGTTTGATTGGTTCCAGGTTCTTTAAGGTTTCAAGAACGCAATAATCACCTGCTAATCCACATACCACTACCTGCTCGTCTGGGTTAATATCAATACCCATAGAATGGCTATAGATAGTATGATAGTTAACCCTTATAGTAGCAGGAGCTACCTTAACCCCGTATTCTTCAGAACTGGGTAAAGCTCCTTTAGTGAGTACTTCATAAGGTATACCAGCACCTATACAACCATACAATAACAAATCATGTATAGCTGCGCCTTTAGAGAACTGCACACAATGGTCATTCCATTCACCGCCATTCCTTTTGAATGAACAGTGATTAGCTGGATGCCAATCAGCAGTGAATATTACTCTATCAACTTTCTTGTTCTCAATTAAATGAGAAATGTTCCACAGAGCCTTATCAGACCCAGGAACGTAGAGTGGTGCTCCCAGTAGACAGAAGTCATACTGGAAGTCCACAACTACTAAAGTAGTTTTCTTTTCCATGCTACAAGTATTGCAATTAGAATTGATACAATAAAGAATCCTGCTATTAATGCAAGAGGAATCCATAATGGTGCGAATACCCAGAACCATGTTATGTTAGCACCAAATAGTTTACAAACTAACAGTACTATAAACAACAATCCAGGGAATCCAACTCCTCCTTGTACTACAACTTTATTATTTGACATCGAGATATAAAGGTTTAAAAGTTTCAGTGTAAGTTTCATCTACTAAAGATACATTAGCCATCTTCATATCGTCAAGGGTTTGCAGTTCATGTTCACCACTATGAATATGTCCACAGAATGTATATCTAGGATGTTTACGGAGCATTTCATCAGCTAACCAAGGATTACCAGCATCTTCCCTGTCAAATCTCTGGTGAATAACACCAAGACCACATAGTTTAGGTGCATCATGAGATATAACAATATCACAATGTTCAGGCATAGACTCATATGCTTTAATCAATATCTCTGGGTCATACATGTATGCCCAGTTGCCAAAGATTTTACAATATGGTGTTCCCCATACATCATATACCTTACCATCCTTACTAACAACAGATGTTGCTTCATTATCTAATAACTCAAGTTTACCATTAGTAGGATTACTCAATATTGAGTTAATCTTTAGAGGTTGCCTATACATATTAGCTAAGGCAAAGTCATGATTACCTCCTACCATGATTACTGATTCACATGGGAGATTATTAACCCAATCAGCGAATGTGGTCTTTAACCACTTTTCACTCTGAGGGATGTTCCTCTGCATACGCAGTGGCATAATGTCTCCACATATCAGCACTACCTCACAAGGCTCTTCTATTTTAGGAAGAATACCATGTAAGTCAGACGTTACACATATTTTCATCTCTAGCTCCTAATTCTATATCCTCCTTATAATCCTGGGCAGCTTCTCTTAGTGAGTCCTTAATAGTACAGATAAGGAATGTTTGACCATGCATCAGTGTACAAAAGCCCTTAATAAGTTCTTCTGCTGTTGCATCATTATAAGGTAACTCCATAGATAGTACCCTGCCGTCGATTTCTAAAGATATTTTAGTCATTTAGTTTATATACTTTATAAGAAATAGTTCCTCTTCCATCTATTTGGTGCTGAATCTTTTTCTTTACTTCTTCCCAAGAGATTGGAGTATAGCTATTGTTGTCTACACCTACATCATACTGATATGGGAATAGATGAACTAACCTATCACAATCCAATCCAGAACTAGTCGGACCAGAGTGAACATGACCGAATAACTGCCATACAGCATCAGCATCGTTACGATATGAACCACCATAGCACAGGAATGGGTAATGATTCAAATAGATACTTCTCTTCTCTATTTGAATCTGCATCTGTGGTAATACATCTGCAAACTTACCCATGTAACCTTGCCTTAGATTCTTTCTATCATGATTACCTATAATCAAGTAGATTTGTCCATTCAGACGAGGGATAACACTGTTCCATAGTCCACTACCACCGAAGGCAAAATCTCCCAAGTGGAAGACTGTACCGTCCTCTGGGACTACTCTATTCCAGTTCTCAACTAACTTTTCATTCATTTCCTCAACATCCTTAAATGGTCTATTGCACAATCTTATGATATTAGCATGACCAAAGTGAGTGTCAGAGGTAAAGAAAGTGTTCTTAGCACTAAATTCAAACTTCTGTTCTTTCATCTTTTACAATTATTAATCGTTATCATAATCTAAACCTTTAGTTAGATAATCAATAGCATCTAATTCACCACGAGTTAGTGGGATTACCCTATCATTTATAGTAATATCCCAACCTTCACCATTAGTCCATTCAGTAACTTCAATAAAGCCATCTTTCTTAGCTAAATGGTCATACTTGCGTAAATTATCGTTTACTGATTTTCTATTAGCACGTTCCATATTCCGTCTCCTTATAAAATTCTATTTGATAGTTATACTGTTGCTTCAACGCCTGATTGATGTCAGTAAATACACTACTAGGCATCTTCTTACCAGTCCTAGCATAATATGCTGGATGATATACTTCGATTGTCTTTAAGCTATTCACTATATCATTCTTAAATAACCCAGCTTGGCTGCCAAATAAAACATAAATCATACCTCCATCTTTATAGCTCATGTTGTGAATCAACTTAGATACAAATGGTTTCCATATATCAAAGTGTGCTCCAACTCTGCCTACCTCACAAGTAAGGGCTGTATTAATCATTAATATTCCCTGCTCAGCCCAAGACTCTAACGTATTGTCAAACTCTATAAGGTTATGGGGAATTTCATAATTAATAGCAGCTTCTTTAACTATCTTAAGTGAAGGAGATAGATAATCCTCTTGAGTATCTTCGGAATTACCAAATAGTATCCCAGTAGCTACTCCCCTTTGAGGATAAGGGTCTTGCCCAAGAAAGACTACCTTGCAGTCCTTAAATGAGCAAGCCCTAAATGCCCTAAAGATATTCTTAGGAGATGGACATAGGTCAGCTGAATTGACCTTATTAACCCAAGTTACTACCTTACGTAGTTCCTCTTTATCAATAACATCAATCCAGTCACCAAAGTACTCCTCAGCCTTCATATTAAATTTCAAGAGTATAGGAGGTTATCCAATCTCCACATTGTTCACAATGTCCTAAATCTTCATATTCTCCAGTCTCAGCTACAGTCGTCAAAATGTCTTGAAGAGTTGCCATATCGTCAATCTTCTCCAATGCCTTTACTATAGCATCTTTAATAACTTTCGGAGATAAATCAGCGGATTCTTTACCGTCAATAGTTAAACTATCGCAGATACATCCAGATGTGTAATTAATCTTCATGAAGTCTTAGTAAATTAATACAATACTCTAGCTTTTCTATATCTATAGTGGGGTCGTAAGCACAATATCCACCTTTGGTGAATTTAATTATCCTCACAGAATGATACTTGCAGTCAAGTTTATTGTCTAAAAAGAATACGAAGTAATCATCCCCTATGACAGCATCATATCTATGGGCATATAGAGAAGTTGCCGAATAAGGAGCAATGGAATCAATGAAGGACATTTCTACCTCCTTGAATCCTAGCTCTTTTAGATACTTATCTATCAAACATATTTTATCACTCATGCCAGTATTTAATTTTATAAAAACAACATCCAACAGGACTAGCAAGTACCCTATACCATTCCTTTGGAGTAAGTTCTACCTCTCGCCACTCTCTGATATAGATTTGAGGAGGTAGACAATTATCCATTGGGTCTGGATACTCTATTAATACTTCTATTGTTAGCATAATATCTACTTAGATATTCGCGCAGTAATATACCCTCGTTTGACAAACTCTTCATACAGAGGCACTGCTAACTCTCTAGCTTGAGGGTGGGCATCCTTTGCACATCTCAGCTTAAAGAATCCCTCCCATTGTTCAATAGTACCAGTCATAATTAACTCAGTCTTTAAACTATTAGGAAGTACCGCTCTTGCTTGTTGGGCAATCCAACCCAAGTTCAGTAAATCAAAATATTGATTTTCAGCGATTTCTAGAGCATGCAAGAATGAATCAACCTCTTTCCAATCGTTGTTTCTAGCCCAGGCTCTTGGATTTACAGATTCTCCAAATATGTCTCCCTCATTAGCACCAACTCTAAAGTTTATACCATCATGGAAGTATGCCTCACCTTCTGGAATGTCTAACCAAGAGGGAATGATAAACGTACACTCCTTACCAAACTTATCCTTAGAGTAGTTACAATACCTCGTACTTTCCTGAGCAAACGAGAATACTCTATGCCTTACAAACTCATGGGATACACCTCTATCACATACAAACTTAACAGTAACACGTTTAACGTGGTGTTCTGTAGGTTCACACTGATATTTAAGGTCATCAAGCCAATCGTTTTGAAGTAGTACTCTATAGTTAGTGGTTATGTAGGCATATGTATGTCCATCGAACTTCTCTTTATATTCTGGAGTCTCATATCCATGTAGGGGTTCATTACCAACAGTCACTACAGAATACTTATTGAAATGATATTTATTGGGAAGGTTCATAGAACCATGCTCGATAATATCATACTTCAAATATACTGTACCATGTTCAACCATTGCAGTATGTCCGCGATTTACAAGCATATTGACAAACTTCTCTGCACTATCTTCTGTTATTTTATCTTCTGACTTATAACAAGTTCTACCACATCTTTCTATATGTTGTAACAGCCCATCTATTCCAGGCTTTTGTTCAATTATTTCAAATGATGGTTTAATCAGCCTCATCAGTCACCCTTTCATAAGTTTTCTCAAATATATCTGGCTTGCAAGGGTAGAACTCTCCATTCACTCCTTTAATGATATAATCTCCGACAGAGGCTTTCATTATACCTTCAAGAGTCTCAATCTTTAGATAAGGATTATTCTTATCTTCATAGTTTACTCTTATAGTATCACCTCCCATAAACTCATGAATTTCTATAATACGGTCTGAATTATCTTCAAACTGTATAGCTTCAATGATAACTGGTTTCTTCCTATACTTCATCCTTTTACTAATGAATCTCTCCAATCTTCCCAAGCCTTAGCCTCAGCATATGATTTCTGAATAGCTTTCCAGGATGTCTTAGAGAGTGTAGAGTTATAATAAGTAGTATCTTGTGTTACTTCTTTACCTAACCATTGAGGTTTATCAAACTGTGTATCCTCTGATGGTAACTCTATCTCAGCAATTATTAAGCCTTCATCCTCTCCATGAAACTCGTCTACTTCCCATTTCAACATACCAGATGTTGCTGGAATGATATAACGAGTTTTATGAATAATCCTACCACAGGTTCTTTTAAGTAATTCTTCTGCATCCTTCTTAGGAATAGGAATTTCATACTCCAACCTTGACAGTCTTTCATTAGATTTGACTATAACCCATGCTTTCTCGTCTCTTATAGATACTCTAGCTTCTCCTTTACTTGTAGTCCCTATGTATCCTTGATGTATATCCATAACCCTAACAGCCTGCTCTTTAAACAAGCTGCTAGTGGTTAAGAACTTTCTCTCAATCTCAGTCTGCATCCTTAGAATCTTCTATTACCTCGTCGAGAATTTCCTTCATCATACTGAGGTCACTCTCGTTACAGTGATTACAAAGGAAGTCTTTAAAGAACTCTTCGTCTAATCTCTGCCAAAATTCATATTGAAGGTCGTCATCTTCAATAAGGGGAAGTACCTCACATACTTCAGGTTCTACGTCTACTACTGAACTTAAGTCTATATATTTAGCCATATTAATGAATCCAATGGTCACCAACCTCTACATCAGCACCTAAGTGTGCCCTTGTACAGAATGGTTTACCTGCACTTACCATGCACTTAACTAACATATCTGCAACTTCTTGAGCAATCTCATCTGGAGCTTCAAGATTAATTTCATCATGTACTGGAATACAATATTTAACCTTGAATAACAAACCATTCTTTAACAACCAGTTGAATAGTTTTATAGATGCTAACTTAAAACACAATGCACCAGCAGCCTGAATAGGATAATTAATAGATTGCTTCTCAGACTCCGCTTTACGTCTTGCTAAACGTCTAACACCTTGTACAGTGTCACAGTCAGGGTCTTCCTGCTTCATTTCTCTATAATATGCCCAGAACTCAGGGTCTTCTTGCTTGTCCATCTGTCTTTTAAGTTCATCGTAGTCATAGATATATGCCTTATGCCCAGTTATCTTACTTAATAAGATGTAACCTTTACGCATAACATCTACTCTACGGAAATCCTGATACCTCTTCAAGCCAGCAAAACCTGACATATAGTTCTCATAGATTTCTTTAGCTCTCTTGGCATCAAGACCATAATTCCTTATTAAGGTACTGTCTTGACCACCATAATTGAAACAGAACTCATAACCTTTAGCTTCCTGCCTTAGGTCTTTAAAGTTCTTCTTAATATCCTTTAGGGGCATATCCCTTGGGATTTGTTGGAATACCATCTTGGCGGTTAGACTATGTAAGTCACCACTACCATTAGTAAGTTCTTCCAGCATAGCCTCATCGTTAGCCATAGATGCCATTAAATATGACTCTTGACCACTATAATCGGCTGAAATCCATTTATTACCTGTATCGGAAACAAAGCACGCTCTAGTCTGAGCATCATGTGGTAGATTCTGTAGATTAGGTTCTGTTGAACTCAACCTACCAGTATCCGTTCCTAACTGATTGAAATTGGCATGTATTCTACCAGTAACGGGGTTTATCAAGTTCAAGAACTTCTGACCAAAGGTATTAACAATGATAGCAGCTTTCTTGTACTTTATATAGATTGGAATTAGAGGACTCTTAGATGCCTGTGGTTCTACCACTTTAATATCCACAGACTTTTTATAATGTTTGGTCTTCTTATCCAATACTCTTAGATTCAATCCCAATTCTTCAAACAATGGGATTACTTGTTGGGAACTAGTCCAGTTTATATGACATCTTGGTTTAGTGTCAAACCCACTGAACAAATCACCTTGCATATTCACAGAACAATAGTTACCAGTTTGCTTAATGACATAAGCTTCACTGTCATGACTCGCTCCAGTAGAATCAAACTCTGGTGCTCTAACAGCATTAAGAGGTAATTTAGCTCTCTCTTCTTTGAGTGCATCCTCTGTCTTATACCATTTATCAATGTGGATAACTTGATTGATAGTATAACCCTTATCACCATATTCATGGCAATAACGCTCTACCCAATCATTTAGCTCTGCTTCATATCTCTCAAGGTTATTAAGGTCGGTAGTCATTTTAATTCTCCACTTACCTACGTCTAACTTAGCCCCACAATATTCTATATATGCTAAACACTTAACAAACTCATTCTCAAAGTCAATAGCCTTTAATAAGCCTTTAGCTTCGAGTTGTTCAAGTTGCTTATCTCTAATCTTACCCAGATAAGAGACATCACCAGCAGCATATACAATAACATCTTCCGTTAATCCAGTCTGTATAATCTTACCTCGTACAGACTTATCCATATCTACTCCTAGATAATTGATACTAGCAGCCTTCAAGCTCATCTCATGCATACCTGCTGGATAACCTAACCAAAGTAATTTCTCGGCTAAATAACCATCATAAACCCTCATGGGAATGATTCTCTGATGATATAGGAATTTCAAGTCAAACTTAATATTCCAACCTAAGAACATCCTTTGTGGATTTTCAATATACTCTTTAAATAGATGTATATCAACAGATGTACAATCAATAACTACTTGGAAGTCTGCACAACCAAGTTGAACAGTTAATAGTTCCTTAGTATACGGGTCTAAACCCATAGTTTCAGTATCCAGCTCTACTACACTGAGAGGTGCTAATAGTTCTAAAGCCTCTTCAGCACTAATGACTTTATACCTGTCAGAAGTCCAAAGAGACTGTTGCTTGGTTACTAAATATATCATTAATATATAGCTATGTCTACATCATTAATATCAATATCTCCAAGCTGTGATAAAGCTGCTGTAAGACGTTGCTTAATAGTCTCCTTAGCTTCATCAATGTCTAAATAGCCATAGTATTCATACCATGCTATACCTTTAACACCCAAGTCAAATTTGAACGTCTCTTCTTGAACGTTGTATGGAGCAAAAGGGTCATTCTCTGCTCCTAATGGTAAATTACTCATTGTGTTTTGCTTTTATAAATCCTAACGAGTAATCTAATACAGCACTTATTTCTAAGCCTTAAACAGTTGCATAATACAACAAAGTAGGATTATCCTTCTGAATATCAATCGGGTCCATGTTCTTAATAGCCAGCTTTTGGCTGAACTGTTGAACATCGAATCCAATAGTTATTAGATGATAACCATGTAGTGTAGGAATTTGATACCTTACCTTATTCTCCTCAGCACCCCTACATTCATTGACTAGTTCAATAACTGTCTTTAAATATTCTGGGTCTTTGGAGTCTACATCAACTACCCACAATGGTTTATAGCCTCTAGCTCTATTTCCACCACACGCACTATCCCATACTCTATAACCCTGATAAGAGTTACCTTCTGAGACTAATTTGGCATATTGCTGGATTGAAGCCAATGCTACTTCTTGAGCATTCCTTCTATTAAGATGGATATATGCTCTGGCATTATTCTTGAGGCATAGTTCTTTAATCTTCTCTTTCCTGGTTAAGAACTGGTCTTTACTAAAGATATAGTAAGTCTTGATAGTTCTATAACCATTGTTTCCAATTTGAGTTACATTGCCATCTTTCTTACGTTGGATAATCTGTAGAAAGTAGAACTCATCTTGGTTATTAAATTCCAAGATATTCTCAATCATATCAAAGTTATCCACTATAGTAAGATTACTTAGGCATTGCTCGCAGAAGTCATAACCACTATGCTCCTTACGATACTTATCAAATGGAATATTCTGTTCCATAATGACACTACATCCATCACAGACTACAGCGCCATTTCCTCCATTGAATTTATACATTATATCAGTTTAATAATCTGGTTTGGTTATTACTAACTTAGGTTTCCATATTTCCCCTACCTTGCCCTTGTGGCATCCTAAACCTATCCATTTGACAGTTGGAAAGTATTCAAATAGGTAAGTAAAGAGTGCAGTTACAACATTGGGAATTTCATAATCATTCCAGTATAACATAAGATACTCGTCATTATCAGTCTTCATATAGTATCCCCTAATGGTATGTGAGAATGGGTAGCCAATCTCGCTAAGCCACTTAGCATGAGATACATCCATGTGTTTCTGGGTAGGGAATTTTACCAATAAAGTATCGGTATCAATATAGAATGGCTTTCTGGCTAAGTGAAATTCTCGCTCCGTCATATTCCAACCTACGAAGTAAAGAAGTTAATATTACCTACTCCGATGATGCGAGCATCATCTCCACTATCAACATAGTAGTTCACTTCACCATCAAAGTCTTTGATTAGTGTAGTAGTCCACTCTCTGTTAATATGATAATCGAAGTCGGGGTTATATTTCAATACTTCGTCCAATAGGAACACAGCCACCATACCAGCATCAGCACAGAAGTGTCCAATTTTCTTGATGTTTAAAGACGCGTCAGCTATCTTATCATCGTAGATTTTAGCTTGAACTGAGTCTTCTCCATACTGCTTCATAAGTTCCCATCTTGCTCTTCCTAAAGTATTAAGCTCCTCCAACTGTGCTTCCACATCCTTACGGGGTGTAGACCAAGTAGAACAACTCCAATCTCCACAAAGAGTATATTCAGAGATATAGGTTGTAAAACCTAATATTCCCATATTCTCACCCCAACCACACTTATTCCAATCGTCAGAGTTATCTTTAATTATATAACATGGGTCTGTTATGATAATATCACCCTTGAATTTCATTTGATTTGTTCATTAGTTTCTCATATTCCAAATCTCTTTGATATACTACACTAAGCGGACTCATACCAGCTTCAAGAGTTTCAATAAGTTTGAAACCATTCTCAGGAGTTATTAATGATTCCTTCTCAGATACACAGCCAGTATATTTCTGACCATAATCTCCCTCTACCTTCTTAGTAGCAGGGTTAATATCACCCCAATCAGCAGGGTGTCCGTTGCCTATTGGTTCAACATAATACTTCTTGCCAGTAACCAGAGATTTAACAATAAATCTACCAGTTTCATCAGTATTAGTTAAGAACCTCTTATCCAAATCAGTCACGTGGAATTACGTCTAAGTCTGTTAAGTAAAAATTGGTATCATTTATATCTTTCTGTACAAAGTACCCATTAACGTCAACATTCTCCCCTTTAAGAGTGTGTATTACCACTTCTCTATCAGGGTCGAATTGTTTCAGTATTTCAATTAGCTGTCCTACTAATATTGCCATTAGAACTTTCCTTCATTAGGTTGCAAGCATACTAAGCCTTGTTCTCTCCACATCTTGACACACTTATAGTTATCCTCAAGAACGAATTGAACATTGTACTTACCTTTGATATTGTCCTCATAGATTTTCTTCTTACAATCAGCCCCAGGACTATAATCCTTAACTGGTCGGAAGAATAATTCATCTACTATAATATCATGCTTAGCTAACCACTTCTTAGTAGCAGCTATGATTTCTGGAGTGCCTTCTCTACCAGTAACAATGAATACTTTACACTTCTCATACATACGTCTAACAAGCATACAAGTACCTTCAATAGCTACATCATCTAACATACCCTCAGCTGCACCTTCTCCAAAGTAAGGTCTGCCAGTAGTATTTAGACATAATGTAGCATCCATGTCTACTAATATGACAGGACGTCCACCATCTACATGCTTAGGTGCTCTCTTTAACATACTCTTAATATCTTCTCGGATAATAAAATCTCTGTACCTTCTCCAAGTTGCTTTAATAACTTTCTCTCCTATCGGATTGGGTCTCATGGCATCACGACGAATACACTCATCAACTGGAATGAAGAAATCTTTATATTCAACTTCATACTTCCAATCATAGGTGTAATTCTCGTTGAAATCCTTAACCATCTTCTCTAACTCGGCACAAGTCTTAGAGTTAAGGTTCATGTTATCAACTACAATATTATAACCTTTCTCCATACCATAAGCTAGTACAGTGTTATATGTTGCAGTAACAACCTTCTCTCTGTTAGGAACCCAATAGTCACCTAACATATTACGAATATCATCGTTATTGAATCTAATTCTATGCTCTGGGTCTTCATGACACCATTGCTTAGCCCAAGTAGATTTACCTGAGCCTTGGATGCCTCTACAGATTATTAACTGTCTTGTTTCCATTATTTCTCATTAGTTGGCTTAAGCCACAAGCTAGTTTTAGTAAAGATATAATCTCTCAGTTCAGTAAGTTCAGATAACCATCCCAATGCTAAAGA